ATCGTCGACCTCATTATGGCTATTTGCTACAAGCAAAAGAGCGATGAAGCCCTGTTTACTTTTGAGAAGACGGTTGAACGTAAGGGAAGACTTACTGATGTAGTAGGCCACAACATCGACAAACTAGCCGGCCGTAAGCCCCGTGAGATCCGCAGCATTGGGAAAACTTGGTCCACGTCCAGTGCGGCAAAGCGGGTGTATACGGCACTGTCCGCAAAATCAGATATAGATGTCAGTAAACTCGAACCAGTACACCCAAGCAGGTTTCAGGTACTAAGCGTAGCTGAAAAAACCCCAATAAAGAAGTTCGCAGAGGCTAATGGGCTAAAGTTCGCAAAGGGTCGTGGATTTTACGAGTTTACCAAAACAGTAGAAGTACAGCCCTATAAAGAAGTAGTGCTGCTGGATAACGAAACGGGGGCTATGTTCTCCGGAAACGACGCACGTACTATGATTGGCCTTCCGCCAATGGACAAAGGGTCGAATGTCAAGCTCAGGCCCGGACCTCTTGCTGGATTTACTGCTTTTATTCAAAGTACGAGTGTCAATAGGGCGCTGTTGCCCGGCACCAGATTTCTGTATGAGGTAGAAGACCACGTTGCATAGGGAGTAAAGTTTTGACCAGCCAGAAATATAAGCTATATACTAATGACGATCAAGAGTTAGTTCTTCTATTTAGAGTAGAGGGGGACACAGCACACTATTTACCAATATGGCCAACTGAGGAGATTAATCAGGAAAAGACCCTTTCTTTTCAGTTAATTGCACGTAACACAACAATGGTAAGAACGCGTCGTACAAACTACGCCGACTTCAACCGTAGATTTCCCTACGAGATTACCGGTGTGCATTTTGACACCGAACCCTGAACAAGTTCCATGTTTTGAGGAGGTAACTGTAAACTCGTAAAAGGAACCACACGTTGGTTGATACGGGGAGCGGTGTTTTATACCCTCCCAAACGGACATGGGAGTGGTGTATACCCTCCCCAAGAAAGGCAGGTAAAATATGATCGTCAAGGTAGTCTATTCACAAGACCATTCCATCAATCCCACCTACCGCGAATACACAGTTGAGTGCTGCTCGTACTCTTTACAAAAATGGAATATGTCTGATAAAAATCAGTACGTGAACTTTTGTAAAGAGAGGGTAACCTTGCCCGGTACAGTAACAGTTTTAGGCCCACCTCCAAATAATAATGCGAAAAACTTTTTGGTCGTCACGATCGATGTGTTTACCATGCAGCAATCTACTGTACCTATTCATCTGGAGGTGCGAGCTGGTAGAATATTTATCGTAAACAATGAAGGTACCACTGTAGACAATATTCCGGTACAAAACAAAAGTGACGGCGTACAGATGCGTGAAAGTAAAGCGGTCGTAAAAGCCACACGTAAAAACGATCCCCCAATAGACTGTAGCGGTGACAAACCCGAAGTCGGCACAACTAAGGGCTTTCTTGTGACGCAAACCCTAGATCATAGAAACGGTGGTGATTATTCTTTTATATTCTGGAACCCATCTAAAAGTCGGTCAATAGAACTGGCCCATATGTTAATACCACCAAGAGGATACTTCTACAGTAACTACAACCCAGATGGACTAAGTCATGCACTAAAAACATGCCAGTTAGCTATTGTTAAAGGAAAGACCGAGGCACTCGACAGAAGATTAGACGCACCGTACATACAAACGTATAATGACGAATTTTCTTGTGGTAATCCTACGGAGCTGACGCAAATAAATACAAGAGCACACATAGTTCTACGTAACGCATCCGGTCCTATAAGATACGACTGCAACAGCTATATAAATACGTTGGGACCATTGACAGATCTTGAAGTTGCACCGGGTGGTCGTTTAGCGTTGGGAGGGACACTAACCAAGAACGTTATTATGGCAGTAGAAGACATTTTGGCAGACAACAAAAGACAAAGTATAGAAGTGCAGATCGACGACTTTGGTGTGTTAGCCGAGCTTGACCTACCACGCCCCGTAGTACGTAAAGTATATACGTCTAATGACAAGTCAGCCATCTATGGTAGGGGGTCTAATGTAACGCTTGCTGTGTCTAACCTACAACCAAAAAGGATCACTGTTTACAAGGCAAAAATACCCAGAAAGGGGAAAATGTTAGTTTGGGGTACGCCAAGCAACAACCCAGAGTGGATAAAGACGCTTGAAGCGATCAATAATCAAAAAGTACATTTACTCTACCGCAACGAGCGACTAAACAAAAAAAATGATGGGAGTAAAGCCCACAAACTTGGAAGTAATTAACTTAAGTAGCCCAGCCAACAAAGAAAAGGTTGACGGAAAGTTGGAACGAGCAGACTTTGCAGTAGCACTCCCTACTAGCACGTCAGCTGAAAGGCTACCCAATACCAAAGTCATTATACAAAGACCGAATGACACTCTTTTGTGGACTGGACCAATTTGCTATACTCATACATCCGAGTTCACTGCAATATTAGACCTAGTAGAAAAAGGCAGGCTGAGAGTGGTAAAGGATAGAAACGGGGTGTTTAATAACCTCGACTTAAAGGAGAGAACTAATGCGTAGTCCACTTATAGTGCATCATGATGACGAAGATGGTATTTGTGGGGCCTTGACCTTCTGGCTTGCTACTGACAAGCAAGCCGAGTTGATTCCAGCAGAACATGGTGACGCTGTGCCACCGGACGAAATATTTGAGAACCGCGCAGTTTTCATTGTGGATTTTTCTTACCCACGCGAAGTGCTGAAGAGGATAGATGATCTTGCTACTAAACTAGTTCTACTAGACCATCACAAAAGCGCGGAGCAGGCATGTAAAGGACTGCCATTCGCACATTTCGACATGCAGCGAAGCGGCGCACGGATGGCGTTTGACTACGTGACACAAGACGCAAAAATGGTGGGACCACTATCCAAGGATCCGGATTTAATGGATCGATTAGACCTTTTAAGTCGTTACGTACAAGATAGAGATCTTTGGACTAATGAACTGGAGCATACAGAAGAGGTAACCGCGTGGCTTAGAAGCTTCCCTAAAACTATCGATGCTTGGTATAGAATTGCGCAGAGATTTCCACATCAGTCAGTGCAGGGCACTACAGACTTTGACGAAATTATTACAGAAGGCGAAGCTATACTACGGCGACAGAAACAGGATATAAATTGGTTACTCTCACTGCACCGTAAAGGTACCTACTTATCCGACGACAAAATATTAAGGGTCGCTCTAGTAAACTCCCCGTTGTTTGCATCTGATATAGGGCACAGACTAATACGGGACGAAGACATTGACTTCGCATGTATATATAGCGTAGACAAAAGCGGTAAGTACGTGTACCAGCTACGTTCAGACACAGAGCAGTGTGACGTCTCCAAAATAGCCAAAAAGTTCGGTGGAGGGGGACATAAGAGAGCCAGCGGATTCCGAAGTTTGTTTACTCCGGATGTATTCTTCGATGATGAATCTTAAAAGGAGACCTTGGGCAAGTTACAGGGCAGAAGCGGAGTTTTGTCTGGCGTCGAAACAATCATTGAAGGAAGGGAGCGCAAAGCCATGAAGTTCATTCTCGATAGTGCGTACTGCCCTCGCATCTCAAAAGAGTCCGTCGAACGGGATTTGCAGGGACCGAGGAATCCCTCTGGTTGTGGTTACCGTGAGTACAGGTTATTCGCGGAAGCTCCAAATTGTTCATGGGACGGTGACCTGTACGCGTGGATCGTGTCGGCAGAAACCCTAGAAGATCTCAAATCACTAGAAGACCACTTTGGAGATCGTACCTGTGGGCTTTCAATCATTTTTCCATCTAACCAAGAAGACTTTGGATCAATAACAGTGATAGATGGGTATTATTGTATGCCCTAACCTTACAGGAGAACCTAACATGGATGATCAAGTTCAATTGCTGACTTATTATGAAGAGCAGTTTAAGCGCATTGCTGCGTGGATGGAGATCAACTGTCCAGAGTATATTGAAGTCAATTCTAGAGACGATACCAACAAAACCATTGCAGATGTTGTGATCGAAGTACTAGAAAGGTGGAAACCAGAAACCATTGATTGAGATGCGGCTGACTACCGAGGTGGCCAATGCGTATGACAGGTCTTCCAGTTATTGAACTATCGCAAAGGTTCGAAAAAACTGGGTTTAAGTAAAACCTAAGTTAGTGCAGTGCCCAAAGCATAGAACGACACCAAACTAAAATGTGGAGTACCACCCATGAGTGTTCAATTAGAGGTTAAGTGGAGAGATGAACTGAAGCGTGTCGGGGCTCTCTGGATCCACGGCGGGAACCCAAAAAAGCCCCACGCCCTTTTAACTAGTGGGAGGCACAGTAACGGCTTCATCAATACTAGTAAGCTTCTGGAGCACCCTTTGCTGCTTAATGAAGCTTGCTTCGATCTCGTTACCGCTGTGCTTGCCGATCGGCTTGGTGTATGTAGTCCTCCAACGGCTGTGGTTGGTAGTGCTATGGGAGCGGTCGCCATAGCGCACGTTGTGGCGTCACACATTCACGGCCTTTTTGGATATGGTACCAACGACGGTTCTCGTACCGTTAAATCAATGTTTACAGAACCGCAGTCAAAACGTGGTTCCAAAAGCATGAAACTGAAACGGTTCGAACTTACGAAACAGGATCGCGTTTTGGTAGTAGAAGACGTATTGACCACCGGAGAAACGACCCAACTAACTATAGACGCAGTCAAGGAAACCGGAGCTACAGTCGCCTCTTTTGTTGGGGTTTTCGTTAACCGATCTGGTAAAAACACCCTAGGTGGAAGGGCCGTTTTAAGTTTAGTGTCCGAACGACTTCCAACTTGGAAAGAGAAAAGCTGTCCTCTTTGTAAAGAGGGTAGTAAGGCGGTACGACCAAAAACTAACTGGGACGACCTTACCTCCTAAAAGGAAATGGATCATGAACAATTTTGTACCAGCAATCGTTAATATAGCCTCGTTTATATTTGTAGGTATTGCTGTTTACTTCTCAACTGGCGATGGTTGGTTGGGAGCTGCTGCGGGTACGGCTACGATGGCATTGGCTCCATGGCACCCATGAGGAAGGTGTTCAGTGAAGCATTTGGCCCGAATTAGGGAGTGCCTCAGGCCTCGTGACGTTTTTAGCTATGGTATTCTTATTTTGTTGCTGGGATACCTTTACCTCCGGGTACCTCTAGGACTTCCTGAATTCACCGCAGTACATGCGCTTCTCTTTACGGTGTGTTACCTTGGGTTCTTATACCTTTCCTTGCTAAAGTTTGAGAATAGGCAGCTGAAGGAAGAGTCTGTTCTACGGAAGAAGATTCTTCGGGTGGAAAGGAGAATCGCTTTTCTAGAAGGCCGCTCAGAGCGACCGAAGAAAGATCATCCCGTCAGGCTCGCCTATAGTACCACCTATGAGGACAGTAGTTCCGACACCGCAGAGAAACAGAAGGAGTGATCAATAGCATGACTACCTATACCGCAAAAGAACACCATCGGTTGGAGATCGTCCGCTTTGTAGGAGTTCACGGTTCCTCAAATTTAGTTAAGCTAACTAGAGAGTTAATAATACCTTCCACCGTGATGCCTCACGGCGAACTTCGATTGGAGGGCCCGGACGGAATTATCCTGGGGCCCTTTCTAAAGTGCGTTTATAACTACGATAAGAATCTGTGGAAATTAACTGCCTATGCTAGCATGGCGGAGAGTGACGACATGTTAGTAAAATGGCTGACAGCCGCGGAGGAACAAGGATGGATAGTGGAAAAGGAAAAGTAGATTCTACCGAGAGCATTTTTGATACTATTCCTGAGAACCTTGAAGAGGCTATGGATAAGTTAGAGTCTCTTCCAGGAGTAGAGGAGTTTAAGGAAAGTGATCCTAGCAAATATCATCATGTGATGGGACAACAAATCCGGAATTCGTGGGGGTTCTGGACTAAAGAAGGCCCACTGTACAAGCAAATGCTTGAGCTAGGCCTAGAACATCCAGACGATATGAGCGGCCTCGTTTTGCAGACGCTACACAACAAACTTAATGGAAAACCTCTGAACATCATAAACCAGGTGGCAGAATATGTAGCGTTCTGGAAAGAAAAGTTATGATCAATAGCCCGGTCTATCCGGCATGAGAGCCCGTAACTGCGTGGGCTGTTGGACCATGGAATATTAGAAAGGTGAGTCAAGAGAGCCTCGAATTTGGTGGAAATCATTAAGCCTTGATTTATTTTTCTGGTATACTATAATTATATAGTAGTTCCCGCTGTTCGAAGATAGCTAACTGGACGACGTGCCTACCACTCTTTGAAGTGGTAAGAGGACGGACCATAATGCGAACACGAGCAAAACTAGATACGGGGAAGAGCCTAGCACTGCTCTCCATAGCCTTGCGAGTAGACATGCCCCTACCAAAGCACTTCTCTGATACCGCGCTCCAGCTCTTACTAGACAAGCAAGTAGGAGCGGGATATCTCTACGAATCCCATGAGGGAGCCTGCTTGAATTTGACTGAAAGCGGGAAAGAGTTTTTGGTGCAGAGCTTTGGGGAATTCTTCGTGGATAAGCTGCACCTACTGCACAACAATCTAGGCTTTTTCATCGACCACATCTACGTAGTCCGTTACGCAGAGCAGGATTTCAAATTCACTTTGGATTTGGTGCATGAAGACCTGAGTAACTTTTCACCGCTGACTGCAGCAGTCAACGAAGCCATGTGCGAACAGGCGCGGCAACTGGGCGGAAAGCGTCCTTGGAACACGCTCACTGATCTTCGTGATTTGGGATATTACGAAGTGAGTAAAAAGAAAAGTGCCCATGTAGATTGGCGGTACTTGTGGAGCGAGCATTGGACTTCATCATCGCGAGTGCGTGAGTACAAAGGAAAGAGAAAATGAGTAAATGGACACCCGATGATTTCGACGCACCGGCTCGTGTGGCCATAGACCACATGGTCCGCTTACAGAAAAAGGCGCAAAACAGGGAACCGATTACGGTGGAGGATATCAAGGTATTGATAGCCGACGTAACCAATGCCTATGAAGGGGTGCTAGAGAAAGAGGACGAAGGGAAGAAAACCAGTACCAGTAGCGGACGAACAATTACTATTCCGATCACGCACTGCGCTAGCACCATGGATGGCTAACTACGAACTCGAACAGCGGTGGGTTATGAGGAAAGAAGAATTTTTACACCGTTACGCGGCACGAAGCAATCTAAGCTTAACTACCTTAGCTGAGCACAACTTTTACGTTTGTTCTTGTGATTGCGGCGCACCAAACTGTCGTGGTTGGGCCATGTTAACTGTCCACGAAATAGAAGCCAAGAAAGAAGTTGGAGTGCCGCTACCAAACGAAGTGTACCTGGTACGGGATATGCTCGATGATTGTGATGGCAATATTGAGCAAAGGAGTGAGCGAAAATGAAGTGGCAATCATTTGTCAATGCGTTGTTAAAGAAAATGGAGGCATGATAATGGCCAGAGAAGTCGAAAATAGAGAACCTGTATCTTTTCATGTTTTGGTTGGGCATAGAGTTTGGATAGATGATTTAGTAGACCATCACTACTTTATACATAAGGCAACAGAATCTCACTTTTATGTAGTTGAATCTGGGGATTCGTTGTACGTATGTACATATCATAGAAGCATAATAGTAAATACGAATGGCAATATCCAAAACGACGGACCACTCGTTATAAACTGGGATCCAGAACAGCATCGAAAAACCAAACTTAAAAAGTTTTTGGACAATTGGAGATTGTGGAATGAACATTTGTTTGGGTGCTGGACGTTTACAACATCTTAGCTATAGCCTAAGAGGATGGAAACAAAATGAGCAAGAACGGCAAAAACACTTTATTCGACGGCAGGGCGCTTGGAGTATCGGCAAACCGCATGAAAGATATAGATCCGGAATACGCTCGACTCTGCGAAGACCACTTCTGGGACTTAGAAGATGAAACAGATGCGCCAAAGAAGGTAGAGCGGCAACCAAAATCGAGTAAGTTATGCGAAGAACAAAAGCTGGATGACGTTCATTTTACAGCTCGTGACCTGGACACCAACGATCTGATCGTTATAAATGGAGAACTAACCTAGAACAGTTTAGGAAGTTTTTGTTGATTTTGTGCCGTCAATTTTCGGTAGTATTTGGTGTTGAAAAGTGCAAAGAGACCATGAAGAGTTTCGGGGTGGAGTACTACCCGGCTAGTGAAAAGGAGTAACGATCATGAAATGGCAAGCATTCGTAAATGCGCTATTTTTCGGCAGTCTAACCATGCTCACGCAGTGTAGTCGCATTGACTGCATTGGTGGTACGCGAGAAACCAAAACTAAAGATTATTTTGGCGACAAAACCGCAACCGAGCCCTACACCGACAAGACCAAACTGAGCATGGGTAGTGGCTGCAACACGTCTGGTTGCGACTATACGTTAGTAGCGCGTGTGTGCCTCCACAACCCGCTTGACAAAGACAAGACAGCTAACGTACACTGCGACTACTACGCTGGCAATTGGAAGGCCAAGGACAACGAGCGCAAGGGCGTGGAGGTCGAACGGCACAGTAGTAAATGCGTAGAGTTGCAGCAAATGATTACAGGTATTAGCCGCAGCCTGGAAGTGGGTGTTACCTGTATCACTACTTGGAGATAACCGCTTATGGATAAAGTGTACGTAGTGTATAGTGGAAGTGTGTATGAGCCAAACGTAGACAACATATTTTCGTCTAAAGAAAAAGCGCTGGACTATTGCCTTATCCACAATCCGAACAAAGAATCAGGCGAGGAGAAATATCAAGAATACCCGTACCGGCCAGAGTATTGGGTCGGGGAACATGAGCTAGATCCGGAAGTACCCGACGTACCAGAAGAACGTGGATACGAGGTAACTATCTCCCAGGATGGAAGCGTAAACTACGTACGCCCAATTAGTATCAACTCTGTGTGGAATGGAGACAACACCATTTTATTGAGCGGCCCACAAAATGGTGTCCTAGTAGGTAGTGAAAAAGCTCTGGCATCACCTGAAGAGCTGTGTATTGAGCAGTTACTTAGGCAACATAATATGCAGGTTGATGTGTTCGCAAAAGACGAACAGCATGCTGTTCAATTGGCCAACGAAACGCGTCTCCTCTTGTTGGAAGACAATAAATGGCCAACTGAATACGATGAAGACGGGATGGCCGTCCTAGACTTAGAAGAGGAGTAGATTCGATGCTGTGGCCTATTTTAACATTTTGGGTGATCATATTTTCTGTGGTTGTAGTTTTCTTCACAATGTGGTATCTCACAACCAAAAATAGTTTGAAGTTGAGCGATAGAGCTAGGAGCAGTATTTTGTACGTCCATGTTTTGATCTTGGCGTCTCTAGTAATAGGCGTATCGTTCAAGGTGCCGGATTGTAACACGTGGGGAGATGGGTGCGGTGAAAACGATAAACGGGTGCCGGTGCCAACTCGAACAAACGGCGTAGATGAAGACGAGCGCCGACTTGGTAATTTTATGTACATGTTCAGAGACGGCAACAGAAAACGGAATAAGTAGTAATAGCATGCGCCCATCTCCATCCGTTCATATTGCTTCTCCTGTTTGTGAAAAATGCGGTAGCCCTAACATACAGTCAGATGCTAATTGCTTCACTTATTTGTACGTCGAGAGCAAGCAGTTAGTCAACGCCGATGAAGTTGTCTGTTGCGGCGCCCGACCAGGGTACCGAAACGTGACTAAGCAGGAGCGAGCCGATTATCACTTAGTAGAGTGCCAGAACTGTGGATGGTACGTAACACGCCCACTCACACCTAACATTGTAGGAAGTGCGGGTTACGTTACCGAAAGGAATAGCACCGATGAGTAATCAAGTAGTTGATATAGATGCCGAACAGCCTGTAGACATGCCACCCTACGCTAGGAAAGCACTTGTTTACTACGACGTAAACCAAGCAAAAGTCGATATTGCCGTTATAGAAAAACTTGACTCTCGTCCTACTTGGCTGTTATTGATTGCTATAAGCTCAATGTGCGGACTCATTGGATTTATTTTGGGGGTGCTGTCATGACTGAAGAAGCCGCGTGCAGATTATTCGAACTCTATTCCGGGATTAAGTATGCGTTAGTCCTATTTACTGTACTCTGGTTTTTGGCTTGGGTGATAGTTGGGCCCGATGCCGAATTGGATTTGTACACTTGGACAACAATGTTACTTAGAAAAAGGTGCGTTAAATATCCACTAATTTTACTGGCGGTTACTGGAGTGGCGGCTGCGCTCCACGCAGGTTGGTGGTATGTTTGGTATGGGTGGCCTTGCTCTGGAAGCTAAAGGGATTGCGCATGAAGAACACACTAATTCTACTCGTAGCAATTGTAGTGGTGGCCGCACTCCACGTGGGATGGTGGTATGTTTGGTACGGACAACCACGTTCCAGAGACTGAGACAACGCTATGTCCAATTACACCAAAGAAGAGACTTACCAAGCCCTACTCGATCCCCAAGTAGGGGACTACTTCACTGAAATGTTCACGTACCGAGCAATTGTGGTGAAGGTTGAATCAGATCGTGTGTGGTGGGTCAGTGGCACACCGCCTTCGTACAGCGAAAACAAACCAGACATGGTGCTTCCCGACGACGGTAAGCTGGGAACTATGTCGAGGGGTGATTTTATCGAACACTTCACCTATTCTCACAACTCGACTAGGCCCTGGGTGCGGTTGGTTGATCGTGGTGTGGACGTGACTGGTTGGTTTGACTACTTAGTAGAATCAAAGGAGAAGACCTCATGACTGACGATCAAGTTAGAGAATGGGTAGAGCGGTACATTGCAAGTATCTGCTGGTCTGAAGATACTCCCGACGAGCACAAGACCTCGGTAGCTGGAAACATCAGGACAGCTATATCACGGTTTCACGACTCCACCAAACTTAAAGAGAACGAAAAACCGAGTCACATGGGCCAGGCGGAGTTCAATGTTGCAACTGAGGTTTGGAAATCTTGTGACCATATCTTAAATCACCTTACGAAACTTGGACAAGAGATCAGTGACGTAAAAGAATCGACCCAGTTGGCTTTCCCAGAACCACTGCCGTGCCCAGACTGCGGCAGCTTGCCTGTTGCAATATTCCCAGAGGAGGGCCTGTTGGCAGTACAATGTCCACGTAAGTGTGAAGACTATTTAATTTATTTTTCCGTTACATCTACTCAAGATCGTCGAATGGCGCTTAGTGTGTGGTGGAAAAGATGGAACAATCTGATACACGAATACACGAAAAAGCATCCTGACAAAAAAGATTCCTAAACCGCTTCCTTGTGTAAACTGCCGCGAACGGCCTGTCGTTGAACCACAAAGTGGGTACTTCGAGTTTGTGCTCAAACACCCCAAACCAACTTTGTGTCCGGCAATGTTCCATCTGGAATCACATCAGCACACGAAGCAAGCATGTATTGAGGATTGGAATAGCTGGGTTCGCGCATTGGAGAGCAAGTACCATGAGTAAAGAAAACCAAAAAGACTTTCATCGACATACCGCAGAAAAGATCTACGAGTTTACTCTAGACCAGCGCTATGCCGTGGAACAAATGCGGATCAATGTTTTGTATGCGTTGGCGTACGACCCCAACAAAACCGTAGAAGACTTGGCAGAGCGCGGTGGGCTAGACGTAGACTGGCTCCGTCTTTTTTGTCGCGGTAAAGTATCTATTACCTACACAGAAATCACTCAGTTAGTACGCGCGTTATTTCACCCGAACCCACCACAATTGATGGTAACAGTTGCCTGGCAGGAGATCGACGTACCCCCATTAGGATTGAGTAGACCAGAAGCACAAGCCGAGATAGACAGCCTGCTAACCAAGGCGGTAGAGGACGATAAGCTATGAGCAGCGAACCAGAGCAATTCATTGTACAGTGCGTACCTCACCAGTACATTGGTAAGCCCTCACGTTGTGGTCGTTGTGGTGAGTATGAACCACAGTGGCAGGGAATGAACTTTGATTCTCTAGTACAAGCATACCAGGACTTAGAGCAGTCACATCAGGAATTGATCCAGAAGAGCCGAATTGCTAATGACGATTCCGCGCGTTCCCGCATGGCATTGCAAGCAAGCGAGGCCGAAGTAGAGCGGTTGCGTACCCTGGTCGCTGACCGCGAACAGGAGATACAGGCGTTGGAAGAGGAAGCTGATCTACTCCACGAAGTAGGCTCGATAGAAACAGTGCAAGCGCTTCGCAGTCGTCTTGATAAACTATCTTCGTTGGCAGAACAAATGCACTCCTTGACTATGGCCGATGTATCTCGGGAGTTACGAACACAGCCTACTAACCAGAAGGCACAGGCCACGAACCAGAGTCAGACTGACACAAATAAATGTACGTGGTGTGGGCACGTTAAGAACTCAGGACCATGCCAGAGGAGCCATCCATGATAGACTCGAACGAGCTTCCGTTCCGCGCAAATAATCATCCTGATTACGACGGGCAAATCTTTCTGCGAAAGAAGGAAATCAGTATCGCAGAGGATGGACCAGAACCACTAGTCGAGGTGTATGTTGACCTATGCCAAGGTATGCTACTTCCTTCTGAAAACGGTCCGCCACTTCGGTGGATGCTCCGAGCAGCTCGGATCCAGCTTCCCGTAGATTCAATGTGGATACTAGGTTCGAGAGATGCCCAACCACCACTACTTAAGGTGTACGTCGATGGCAAACAAAAATAACGACTCGTTCCCGGTAGGCGAGATCTCTTCGTGGGAACTAAACAACCAGAAAACTTATTCACACGTAGACAAAAGTGTTCCAGAACGAACGTACAAGATCGACTACAAAAATATGAATCCCTACAAAAAGTGGCAATGCCATAGTTGTGGACGCATTGATCCACCTATGCACTCTGAAGTGAAAGGAACTACTACTTACCTGGTGTGCTCTAACTGTGAAGCTTACTTGGATGAGCACGAAGAAGCAAACGCTATGCAAGACACTACTAGAGAAATGGAAAGAGAATCGGCTGCAAGAGGACCAAAACTGGTCACTATAAACTGCCCGAGATGTGGCAGTGATCTAATCGAAACTAGGTGTGACGCTTTTGTCTGTCTAGATTGTGATGCTTATATTGGTGGCCCTGATGGCCTAAAGGCGCGTCCACGCCCAGCCGTTGTCAAAGAACACCCAAGCGGGCTAGTTCATCGTAAGATGTTTGAGCAAGTAAAGGATGACCTAGAAGAAGCACAAGATTTCGACTACCGCGGGATCCCATGTAGGTGGTGTGGTCAGACGGGCCATGTTGAAGTGTGCTTAAATTGTTTTGAGGACGAGCGAAAACGTGTTGCAACACTGGCAGGCAGTAAAGACGAGAATAATGAGGAGTGAGTACTATGCAAGTAAATCTGGCGCCCGAAGAGTTGAATATGATATTATTCACCTTGCGAACAGAAAAGAATTTCTGTGGGAAAATGTTAGCTACGGTCCCTCCAAGTTATGATGTGTACATAAAGCGCAACGAGACCAAGATAGCGAAGTACAATGAGTTGATCAATAAGCTATCTGAATTGTATGAATAGGCTGTCATGAAGGAGCAAGAAAGTGAATAAACTGCTTCCAAGGCTAATCCCACACGTGCGCAATGGCGAGGTAACGCTTAAAACTTGTATGGGACTTATGAGAGGAATCATAAACAACTTGGTAATATATTCCAAAGCTGGAGACTTCTACGTGAAGTTCTCCAACCTGACAGCTACTCCAGAAGGATTAAAGAGCCACGAAGACGAACTACCTTGTTGGGAAATCATTGGCATCGAGGAGTGAGCACATGAGAACACGAGCACTGTTCGCTTTTTCATCTTTTGAGCATATTGGCTGTCGTGTACTTTACTCTTTTGGAGTGGCAGACAATGTAGTTGTTGAGGTAATCCAAGACTACGTAGAAGTACATGGAATTGGGTGCCATTCAGCAGTGGAAACCGGAGCTGTGAGGGTTCACGGCATACTTTGGGGAGCAGCCGTAGACAAGATACTAAGTGGGAAGGCGGTCGACGCGCCTCAACAAACCAGGCCATTCGATATAACCGTACACGCTTTTAGTCCACCTCATAATGCTGGTTACATATTGAACATCAAAGACTGTTGGACGGTGAAATGGGAGGATGATCAAATAGAATTTGATGCTGTTTATGTGGTTCCATGGCACCGTGCAGGCGTAGAAAAGCCAGAACCTATCCCACCGCAGGAGAATGATTGTATTGGTGAAGGATCTAAAATAAATGTTGGTGGAAGAGAAGCAGTAGTTAGGCAACCGCCAAATGAAGACAAGGACCAGTTTCTAGGAGTTGTGCCTAGTCCTGACCAAACCGAAACAGAACGCAGCGCCGATCGCGGCAGGCGCGCTGTTATTACAGCTTACATGGATATGTGCTGTAACGGCGTCACAGAGGATCCCGTCGTACGGCAGTTCGGTGAGGATACCATGCACATTGGTCCATGGACCACGGTTCGCGCGTGCCTTGATTGTGGTGTTCTTATCTCTGGTGGACCGACGCGCTGTAAATACTGTGTAGATAAGCTATAACGGGAGTGAGCACATGACGTTTGAAGACACCATATTTGAGTCCCTGTGGAGTTACCCCAACCTGTTCGGATTCGATGAACTCGACCGCTACCGAGTTATGGACCACCTGTTCTTCACCGTAGGTAATGGCTACAAGTGGAAGGATGGGGAATTGGTAGAGGGGTGTACAGAAAAAAGAATATCCTGGCGGCAGTACCTTTATCGTGCTCTAGGCGGAAGGTTTTACTTTGTAACTACCGACGTTATGGTACTAGAACAATTATCGGATAGACAAGAAAAAGGCGACTCTGCATTGCCTGACGATCCGCAGCAATGGGATATTCTGAAACGAAAAGCTCAGGAAGAATTCCTACACGAACGAGCTACAAAAGGTGACGGAAAAGTGGGATTCTATCCAGTGTGTGAAAAATATAGTCGTATTATGAATGTGCCAATTGATATTAAGCCAGACTGGTTAGATGGCGCCATTGACTTCTTGGAGTTTGCGTTGGACAGTCCGTTGGATTGGTGGCGTCCTGCATATGATGCGACTGTAAATGAACAAAGAGATATGTGCTCGGCGACGTTGCACCAATTGAAGAAGGTAAGAGCGGAGAGATAAAAATCATGAAACTCATTCACCAGTTTGATAATATCGGCGAGGCTCTTGAATGGGACGCTGAGATTAAAAGGTGGTTTGACGTGAGGCAAAACCTGGAACCAATTTGGGTGTGCATAGGCAAAGTCGATCCTGGCCAACCCCTGCCTCAGCCGATCGAAATTGACACAGAAGAAGCATGGGACTCGTTCGTGTCCAATCCTGAGTTGGCCGAACAATACGTAGACTGGCTGAACAAGTATTCAACAAAGGAGGGTACAGAAAAGATGTCTGATAAGCCTGCGGCGGAAACACAGATGGTGTCTATTCCTGACTTGGAATCCATCCTATCTAAACTGGAGACTGTTTGTGCGCGGAATGAGGACCAGGCCCCTTTGGAGGCGAACACTGACGTAGCGGTGATGCTAGAGGACCTACGCAGGTACGTCCGCGACATTATTGACTCGCAGCAGGATGATCAAAAAGACTCTAACCAACAGCCCAGCAAACCTACTGTGTGCGCTTGCGGAGAACTAGTCGAGCGCCCCCGCGACATCGAAGAAGAAAATAAACGCGTTATATACGAAATTGAACGCCTACGTAAAGAACGCGACGAACTTCTGGATGATTGTTGCGACCATGTTGTCGAGTGTAAGTGGTGCCGGGAGCATACACACTGTGATATTTGCAGTGATTGCTTTGACAGCGAGCGAAAGCGCATCGCTCGTATCGCTAGCGACAAAATTGTTGAGTGTAAGTACACCCATCAAACCCAACACGAAACGGAGGAAACTATGACAAATCAAGGATACACACCCAAGACAAATTCCGAGCCTGCAGGTAAACCGCCTTTTACGGGTAGTGCAGTGAGTCCACCCATTGCACAAACACAAGAGGTTTGGATCGCGCGGGAGAGTTGGGGCGAAAAGCGTATCTACGTAACAGACACGAAAGAGGGTGTCATCCGTCTTGCGAACACGCCGTTCGAGCTGCTTGGCCCCTTCCCTGTTCATACGACAGGTCAACGAGAAGAATGCGGTCACGGTCAGAGCGCCAAACCCGTTCCGCGTGATACGAGCGATCATGGCCTCTGGGTGATCGAGCACGACTTTCTGGAAAGGGTTGCAGATAAATCGGACTGCATGAAGGCTGATGCTGAAAAAGTGATTCTTGAACTGTGCGATCTAGGGTTCTGTAGATTGGAGGAAAACGAATGAATACGAACAACCTTAATCGTTTTTGTTATCCACATTTACCCGATGAATTCCAGTCTCGGGCGTTGAAGACATGGCAAAGCGTTGACGAGCTTCCAGGCGAACAACTACTCCACGCATCAATGGGACTTGCAGGTGAAGCTGGTGAGACCCTCGACCATATCAAAAAGGTATTGTGGAAACCGGGGCACGAACCGAACAAGGACAAGCTGATCGCCGAACTTGGGGACTGTCTTTACTATCTGTCCATCATGACCCACCTGGTTGGACTCTCGCTTGAAGATCTTGCACAGATGAACCGCGAAAAACTATCGGGTGGGAAGCACGGTTGGGATGAGAACGAGGACGCACGAAAATGAATAGTCGAGATAAATGGAGACTCCAAAGCGGCAAGATTGTTAACACATATTTTGGTGTAGTTGGATTGTCACCTGACCTCGATTTAACTGGTGGGTTCGACGATATGCTTGAACGAAGAGAAGATGCCACCAGATTTAGAGAAGGTATGTTGCCTGATTTTAGACCGGAAGAGTTTTTCACACCAGCAGAAAGGCTAGAGATCGCTGAAGAGATGATTCGCCGTTGGCAGAAATACGGAGATCTGGTAGCATCTGGGGAGTATGATAAAAGGAGTGAGAGGATGAGTAGCATTTATATTGTTGTATCTGGTGATTACTCAGACTACCGAATTAAAGCTGTCTTCGATGACATTGAGTTGGCGAAAAGTTACTGCCGTAAACGTAACGCTGATGGAAACGACGGCGTTCCGGTGCACAAATACGATGACGAAAACCATCCATACAGATTGACATCAATAGTAACAGCCGATTATTATATCGAGATTCATGATGTAAATCCAGAAAATCCAGAGTAAATTATGCCACACCCAGACGGTTTTAAGGGTTGTTGTTCGGATGCAGAATATTTCATTCGGTGGATGACCGCTAAAGATGCAGACAATGACACGGACGGCTATTACATATCACTCCACTGTGGTTATCCAGATCCGGTTTACGCTCTTGTGGTCTCGTGTCCATTTTGCGGCACTTCGATAGAAACAATTAAGTCTTCGGAGCAAGCTAAAGAGACAAGTTCGTGAGCTATAGAGATTGGTGGATGATGTTCATGTGCGACGGCACTGCGCATCCCACCACAAGCCGCCTTGGTGTAGCGGATCCAAATAGCACCCAGGTCGGTAGTTTAGAAGTAGTGAATCGAAACAGGTACCGTTCGTGAAACTGCTTCAGGTAGGAACGCTGGGCCAGTGTCCAGAGGTGTGGGTTCGAATCCCACCCGATCTGTTTTTTGTTGCTAGGAGAAATAACAATGACGATTGAACTTAAAACCAAGCGATACCTTCCGTGCCCCAACTGCGGTAAGTATGACTTTATCATGGAACACCTACTAGCGGTTGATCCCCATTAAGGAGAAAACGTTGGTAGAAACTGAGGACCTGCGAAACAGGATGCTGAACGTTACGTAAAAGATGGTGGCGATACCAAGGAGAAGTAATACGACAATGCAATTCAACAAAGGTAACCTAATTGACTACGTACAAGAACGACCAGACCCAGATCTGGACTGGAATAATCCCGAGTGCCCGTTTTGTGGCAGTGTCGACCTGGATAAATCGGAGGGGGTAATCTCTACCTGCATGGGCTGGTTTCCGCGAGTACCGGAGGATGATGTTCCTGACTGCCCAGGTAATCCGAATACTACATTTGCTGTCTACGTATGTAATGACTGCAAGAAGGAATTTTATTATAGTGTACACTTTGGGTGCGTATATGTGTGCTATGACGATCCACTCAAAGACGATCCACTCAAACACCGGAGAGTTATTTTAAGAGGCATCCCTTACGATATTAGCGTTCAGTGCGATTATACGTGCACTGCCTGTTCTGGACCCATGTATGTAAAACAAGAGTACAAGCCAAAGGGGGAGATATATACAAGTCCCGAAGATCCTAATCACGGGTACCGACTTACGTGTTCAGATTGCGGTGCGAATGTATTACTGCATCCGAACGCTACCTATCAACCTAAGACAGACTACAAAAACTATTTTGCGGACGTAGACGGTCCGGTCTACTTACGTGAGAGATCTGATGGAGTCTGTGTGATTAACTCGAAAGCGTTGCAGAAAGGAAAACTAAAGTGATAACCAGTTTATAGACCATCAACTTGAGAGACAGCAAACGACAGAACTAGTTAACGTCCGTGAAGAGTAACACGATAAGAGGCAAGTGATGCAGAGCGAACAACTTATACAGGATGCACTAGACGAATTTAAAAAGGTAGAACTCCTACCAAAAGCCATCCGAGTCGCAAAAAACGACGTAAACAAAAAACCAATATTTCGCATACTAGGACCATTTCAATGGATGGAATACTCTGAACTACCAAATGGAGAGATCAATAGTATATACCATGAGTACATTATCAACAACCTGGTTGGTACTATTTCAAATTACGCTGAACGTGCCTTTTTTGACTTTGCCTATGAAAGTTTTGATAGAAGCACGATGGATGGGTTCTCGCTAGAGACGCTAAGGAGCATGCTAGGCGGCTCACTGCTCGATCATAATATTATTGTACCAGCCAGCATTCTAAATGATCTACGGCAGTTGTCGGCAATTGGGATGGTCTATTCACCAGTGGTAGAAAGAGGAATGTTGGAAGAAGGCTACGCCGGTACGCTTCTAGAAAACCGGCACACAGACAAAGATCGGGCTGTAAATATTTTGACAGATTGTTTTCGTTACGATACACTACGGGTGGTACCAGAGAACAACATAATAGTACTTCCACATGAGCTAGAGCTTAACCACAAGATTAATGCTGACTACAGCGAACTACGTAAAACAGAGACCTCAGTAGAAGTAGAAGCGCAAATAAGTGTAGACATTCAAATATACGGTAGCGTGGAAGGCTGTAAGTACATCGCCGTAGAAAAGTAAAAGATGGGGCTTGCTTTTTGAGGTAAACCGACTAGTATTACACCCGTTAGGTCTAGCACTGGCTGTGTATACAACAGAAGCCACTAAACGAGGAAAGCAGCAGTGAAGATTAAGAAACGTAGCATTTGGAAAGACAAACAGGACAACAAAGTAAGAGTAAGTAGACTACGCAAGAAAGACGTCTGCTTTTATCCAATAGAAGGAGGAGGAAAGGAACTTGTACTAGACCGTAAAGTATTTCTAGATATGTACATACCAGTACACGCAGAGCACAGGAGCTAACCGATGGGGGCATGCGGCTGTATCGGAGGTAATATAGGTGCCAGAATCGCAGGGCCAGATGGCAGTTGGTATGTATTAGAATTATATCCCGGGTGCGAGTATTGCATGGAACTGCCCGGCGTGATTTTAGGACGGTATGATCCCGACCACCCTATGTGGGACGAGATTATGGAGTTGCCTGTTGTAGACCCAGGGATAATGTATCTTCTACCATTGATGGACTACGACGATGCTGTAAAACAAGCTAGGGAGCGCTACGATGCAGACAGCGGTGAAGCCGTGTTTGTAGAGGAGGAGCTAATCCCCTTCTTGAGCACATGCGTCCATAAAATGGGAACTAAGTGGCGCACGCATCTGAGGAGAGATAAATGAGCCTAGCTGATTTTCAGGATTTGCCTGAAGCTGGAGTTGGGGGTATTACTAACGAAGAAAGGGAAAAAATACGGTCGATGAAGCTACCGGGTGAGAACATTGACTACAAACGCAATCAACTGTTCTACCCAAGACGCCCAAGAGAAGACGTCAATAAATGGATGAACGACTACTACGCAAAACTAAGAAGCCTTGAAAAAGCAGAGGGGATGTAGAGGTTGGCCCCTGCCGGCGCAGCTAAGACCTGGAGGATACCCTTTGACAAAGACGGAAATTTACTACCGTCGCAGAAACGTACTGTAACCAGCATAGAGTGGCGTGACAACTACAAATTCCACGCAACCCTCCAATACATAGGTTTTAAGAAACATGGAAGGTCTTTACCACGACTACTGTTCAAAGATTGCCATGAAAGATGTACCTACTGTATGTTTCTCTCTGAACTGCAAGATACGCTTAAAAAAGCTCTAGTATTAGAAGATAAGTTCTATGGAGAATGGACATTCAGAAAACAGGGTACCGGATACTCCATAAAGCATGTTTAACAGAACTGTAAATACTAAATGCCCTTGGTGTGGCAAACACCCGTCACAAAAATGGTCCAAACGCGGTGATGGCAGACTATACCATAAGTGCACAAAAAACCCTTACGGAATACGGACATTTCGGGGCACAGTACAAGAATGGGAAATAGAGGCTAGGCTACAATTAGACACAAAAATGAGAGTAGATCCGTTAAAGGGATACGAATCAAAGTTGGAAATGGCAAGGGCAATAGAAGCAGCAAAATATGTCCGTACTGGTACCATCATTACGCTACCCAGTCGTTATATAGGCTCTATAGAATCTGTAGTAGAGCCTGCACTAGATGATAGTAACAACAGTGAATCCAGTGAAGAGCAACAAGGTAAAACGGAACGACCACTACCACGATGTCCATTCTGTAAAATCAGGCCAACAGCCGTAAATGACTACCCAACTGGGCTACGTTTATATGTATATAGCTACGGGTTTGCCACAGCTTTTGGCACAGCTACGTTACCGGTTGGTAGTCGCAGCAGGATGGTTGCACACTCTTGTTACTACCTTGGTTCTACTGGAGTACCTACACGCATACTGGATACATACTGGATATGGCTGCATAACCTAATCAAAAAGCATAGCTACGATACCGCTATGCATGGTGAGCATGGCAAAGAGGTAGGCTTGCCACTTTCATACCCACCAGATGTAATGAATATACTGAAGATGCTTACCCGCGCGCAATTGGAGCACCACAAAGTATTCGGTAAACCACTCATCGTAAAAGACGACCGCTTTAGTGACAAAGATGAAGAGCTGGTTCAAGCACCACTAGTAGAAAAATGCCCGTGTTGTAATGAGTACCCATTCTGGTACGAGGCCAATCGCAGTCTGTATCACTGGTACCCTGTACAAAAAGAAGGTTTCTTCGGAACTAAAGAGGGGTGGGATTGTACAGTAGACGACTTAGCAGTTCGACAGTACGAACAGAGCTGGATAGCACGGATAAACCGTATAGTGTAATCTGAAGACCCAAAATGCAGCGCGATGAGGGATACTAACTTGAGCAACGCAGACACCAAACACGACACTAGTAATGACGAGTCTTTTCCAAGCAGTGACGGTGGAGTTGAAACCGTTGATAATAGAATATATCTGTGCGCCGACATATCGTTCGAGGCGTCTCTTAGGGTAGAAAGAGCATTACACGAACTAGACGCCGTACTTGCAGCAAAGCGGATTCGTTACGGACTGCAAGATCCTATCCCAATCTATTTACATGTAGAGAGCCAAGGTGGATACCTATCAGCAGGGTTATCAATGCTGGACGCGGTATTACAAACAGAGGCACCTGTAATCACAGTGGTAAGCGGCAGGGTAGCAAGTGCCGCTACTTTCCCTGTTATTGGTGGCGATCGTAGAATTATAAGGCCCCATGCAACGATGATGATCCACCAATTGAAAACGGGGTTTTGGGGCAAAGCCAGTGAAGCCGAGGATTTTATAAAGGACGTACGTACTGATATGAACCTTATCAAAAAAGCATATGTTGAACACACAAGAGTACCTCCGGAGAAACTGGATGAAATACTCAAGCACGACGTAAACTGGACAGCAAAACAGTGTCTACGATATAAGTTGGTCGACGAGATAAACAATGTCGTCTGACTATAATCTGGTTAACTGGGACCGCAGAGGAGTAAACTGTAAACATTGTAGGGAGGAATAACAATGTCAAGCACTCCGCAACTAAAGCTAACCTCTATGAATGCTTTACGGCACTCCATAAGCAATATGCTAGGAAGATACACAGAAGAGAATAAAAAATTAACCGTACTACTTTATGGGATCCGGGTAATAGAAACGTACCTAAACCACAAGGCAGCAGTAGAGTTGACAGGTCTAGCTACCAGACTGCACAAGACTACCGAAAACAACAGCTTTGAATCCACCGTAAACAAGGTACTGGCGTACTATCAGGAATTTAAACAAGTAGTGGTCGACAAAAATGAGTAAAAAGAAAAACTGGATAGCTAAGAAAAAAGAAGCTACCCGGGATTCGCTAAAGTTCCAACTCCTCGAACATGGAGATTTGTACTGTGCAGCCTATGTAATTAAAATCGAGGGACTGCAAAAACCGTACAGGTTCAACAATACCGTATGGGCTACTAACGAAGATGAAGGTCTCACGCAAATAAAAGACAATGTTAGAGCTATCGCTGAGGACATCCGTCTGCAGCATAGGTTGCCGGAAATAGCACGAGTAAAGGCAACGATGGAAGCAGGCGGGCTAGTACGTAGAATGTGCCACTGTGAAGAAAAAGAAGACGGGAGTTGGCAAGCGATAAGCATTAACGGAACCGTAGCTTTTGGAGATAATGAAGAGGCAGCGCGGCTCGCACTGGTCTACATAACATTAAACAATATGATACAAAAGAGCCGTGTCAGAAAAGCACTGGAGGCTAGCCTGGAAAAGGCAAAAGGTATCAAATAGAGCAGTGATAACTTCCATGGTAGACAAACAGGATTTAATCTATTTTCTATCTGGGCTGGGGCTTATTCTACTTGGGATCGCTTGTATAAGGATAGGCCGCGGACATAAACGTACCAAACAGGATAATCGTAAAAATGACCGGTAAGATGGTTGTCCCGCCAGGAAAACTAGATACTGGCGAATTGATAAACGTAGAGAGCAACGAAGCACGAGTGTACCAAGATCATATACATATGGTCCAGCGGCGAATAAAAGGACTAAGTAAACGGATCAAAGAGTCGGAAGAAGAGCAGCAACGCTACGAGTACAAACTAGCTGCTACGTTATCCCCGTTGCAAGTAGGAGATATTGTTGCGTTCTCTAAAGACTGGGATTACGAGAGAGACTACAAAAGATACGTAGTTACGTCTATTCACCCAACCTCAGTACAAAATTTCAAGAAAGACCCCCTAGCTAGGCAGCTCCAGGAAAAAAGTCCTTTTGATATTGGTGTAATAGTTCGAATTATTGGTTTGAGAAAAAATACCCTAGAGATATCTCGACAGGGCTCAGAGATGATTTATGTAGGCCTAACACCGTACAAAAAAATTGGAGAGTACGTAGGTGATCTGTGGGAAAGTATTAAGAAAGCTGGTGTGTATAAACGTGCAGCCACACTGCAACGACATAAGGTAAAGACGAAAAAAGACTGCTTAATTTCGTAGTAGACCTTGCGCAAAAGCAAATAGTACTTACAAGTATAGCATCAACGTTCCCGAGAACGCATAAACCCGCTCGCTGGACAAGGAGTACCAAGATGAGCAAAGACAAGACACGTAAAATCAGAAGGACTTTCAAAGAAGAACTACAGAAACTAAGTGATCGAACGCAAGATGTACGTGCAGTCGCAAATCGACTTCTTGATTCATGGTCGTTCGATCTAGACAGCCGAAAGCCAGGCATTGCCTACGTAGACCCCGCTGGCGACCCCGTCACAAACCTGGATCTCGCCTGTCTGCTATCTCGACTCGTTGAACACCGAGTAGTCCTGAACATCCCGGAGTACAAGACGCGGCGCGCAGCTACACTAACCGAAGGAGAGTACATCCCCAGCAAGGACAATCGGCACGGACGGGCGATGGGCTTATCCGCTAATCAGGAAGTGTTTTCCTTCTCAATCCTCATCGAAGACATGAACATCATGAAATCTGACGGCACTATTGGTGCTCCTCGATATTTCATGATTCAAGACGTTACAGGAGAATGGTATGAAGGCTGGCACAGTCTCGAGCTGGTACAGACCGGTATCGAGCCGGAGCTGCTCAAAAAGTTGGCGAATGCTACGAATACGATTAAGTTCCAGCATTTCATCAACCCCAACAGGTGGCCCAGCTTTTACGGATCGCCCCATCTTCTCGCCCTGGCAGCAGACGCACGTCTAAAAGATCAGATGAGCTTCCTTCGAAAGGAAATCAAACGGCTCAGAGATACGTTAGAAATTGAATCAGCTCCATACCCCAAACGACACAAGGTAGGGAAAGAGAAAAAGATCTCTGTATGGGCTATGGAAACAGCACTGGATGGATTCGAGCTGACCGGGGAGTACGCCCCATTTGAGACCAGCCAGGAAGGCCATGACCAGGCAGTATCTCTAGATAAAAGACTACGGTTCCTCCAAAAAGCAATTCGTTTCCAATACCGTGCCACTCACTGGGCTTTCTTCAAGCACGCTCTCCAAAAGAATGTCCCCGAGAAAAAACTGCTGGATTGGCTATCCGGGAACGAGCCAGGTGAACCGCTCAAGGCATCTTGGGTCAAGGATAAAACCTGGGAAACTGGTTGGAAGGAGAGCAAGTCTAAGCAGAAGCTATGGGCCAGAATGCCCATGCGAGATGGACTGGCTTTACGCTTTAGGGTACGACAAAAGGATGAGAAAGTGGCAGCCTAGCACCTAATACTACGCACTAGGAGGGCCGTGCTTTTATTTTGTGGGTAGCACGGCCCTCTTAGTATAAAGTACAAGGAAGTTTGAATTTATGGATCACTTCAAACAACGCGTCCAGCTAATTATGAATGAAGGATTCATAGAAGACGGAAACCTACGTGAACCCGAAAAACCTACAAACAGTGTTGACGTAGGATTTGTATATCCTCCGGGGGTGTACGTTTATTATAGTTATGTAGATCACGGCGCAGATAAACTCCTAACGATGTACAAGTACCGTCCAACAAACAACCCGCCTACTGTAGACTTTCCTACTGTAGACTTTGTCGCATGTAAAGTAAGAGGGAGAACAGATGAGTGTTGATAGTGTGTGGACGGAGTTTCGTCTGATCGAACTGCTGGAAAAAAGGTATCCGAAAGGTCAGTATGCACTTTTCTCCAACGTACACAATACCACAGGCACAGCTCATACGCGGGCGGCCGATGCAATTGTATTGGGGCTATGGCCAAGTCGTGGTCTAGAGTTACACGGATTTGAAATAAAGGTTAGCCGAAATGACTGGCTAAAGGAACGCAGGACTCCAGAGAAAGCTGAGGAGATAGCACAGTACTGTGACTATTGGTGGCTTGTGATTTCGGATCCAGCCTACGTCAAGGAGGGTGAATTACCGGAGACATGGGGAATGCTATCGCCAAAAAAGGGACGTCTTAGCGTAGTCAAGAAGGCAAAATCACTGGACCCTATTCCATTAGATAGAAACTTTGTCGCTGCAATCCTACGTCGGGCACACGAACAAACCGAACAGAAGTTTAGAAACTACATACCAAAAAACGAGATAAAAAATGAGTTAACCAAAGCATACGAAAAGGGTAAAAAAGCAAGGACAGGAGAAAATGAGTTTAAATACAACTACGAAAGACTAAATAGAGCTGTCAATAAGTTCGAGCTTACAAGTGGAGTCAAAATCGAGACATATAATGGCGAAAGACTGGGTAAAGCAGTAAGGTACGTACTAAGATCAGGTAGCGCACACTATGCTATAAAAAGAACAAAAGCTACGATAGAGAACAGCCACAAAGTACTATCAAATATGAAAAAGGAGTTGGACGAACTAGAAAATGATTCAGAAGCTATGGATGGATGGAGCAGCTAACGAAACTGTAAAAGGAGAACAAAATGGACGGAAACAAAGAAGAGCCGAAGAGAATCAACCCACTAGCCCCGTTGACAGAGGAACAACTAGAAGGACTAAAAACTGCACTGGAACAGGATCCTGTCCTTGTTGAAGGGGCGGCTAAAGCACCCGAGCACATTCAGAACGCACTGGAAGGAGTAAATAAGGAATTTATTGCCGGATTCTTAGCGGGGGCCACATCAACTATAAGTATCATCAGTACCGCGAACAAAGCAGCGCAGCAAAATGACCTTACTACAGCACAGGCACTAAATAATAGACTAAACACGCTGAACTACATGATGTGCAAGTTTCTTCTAGAAGGACAAAGCCGAATTATTACCACAACCGACAAACTACACTAGCTAACAGTTAGGGAGACTACGCCAGATGGGCTACAGTTATACAAAAGAACACAACACATTAATATTTGAGGAAATACAAAAACAGCTAAACCAGTTGCGACTACCCCTTTCAGGAGACTTAACCAAAAAAGAGTGGACAAAAATAGCCAGACACCTGAACTGGTGCGGTTATTCTTTAAAACCAGGACGTGCATACTGCACAGGAAAGGGCGTAAGAAATTTCTATGCCGGTTACTTACAAAAACACAGGAATGCAGAAGACAGATCCAACACGTACCAAGCAGCTGAACCTCTGCCTAGAAAGGAAATCACTAAATTAATAGAAAAGTGGCGCACCGAAGATGGTTATTCTTTGGAGAAATGCGCAACGAGATTAAATCGACTACGTATGCCAATCGAAGGCAAGCCAATTACATGGGATGAACACAAGGTTGCGGAGCTGTTAGCTTATAATGATGCATTGACAGCCGACGCTGCTTTCAGGGTCCAAGTCAGATTACAAAACTACACTACAGACACTGAGTTGTCGGCAGAAGGGTATGTAACTGCTCGAACGTTGAAGATCCTAGAGAAAGCCATTTCTGTGATTAAAGCAGGAGAAAACTACGTAAACTCGGCTATTGAATACATCATAGTTGCGGACAACAAAACGAAATGACTGACGATTACAAGAAAGACCAGGAATTTATTGAGAACACATCGGACCAACTACGGAGTTTAATAAACAAACACCACGGAGAAGTCGGCGAATCGCTATTCTTCAATCTACTAGATGCGGTAGCCTATTATAGTTTTTGGCGTGGATTCCTTATAGGGACAGTACTGACCGTAATAGTAGCTATACTAACAACCCTGTTTGTTTAGAAGGGACAAACAATGACAACCCCAATTTTCGTTGTTTTTGAAGGTATAGATGGTTCCGGTCATACCACTCAGGCCAAGTTGCTAACCGAGAGATTAATCAAGTTAGGTAAAAAGGCTGAGTTCACTTTTGAACCTACTGACTCCCCAATCGGGAAGTTGATCCGGAAGTGCCTATCTGGCGAATTCGTGTGCACACAACCGGAAACACTAGCCGCGCAATTCTTACTGGACCGATACGAGCACTACTGGGGAAAGATCGTTCCCTGGATAGAGGAGGAGAAAATAGTGGTATGTGACCGCTATCATTTATCTTGGGAAGTATATCAAGGACAAAGCCTTACAAAAGAATGGTTGGCCGGTATATACCGTTACCTAGCAGCTGCACCTCCTCACCTTACCATACTGTTGGACATGGCTGGAAAGGAAGAGGAGGCTATGAACAGAGTTGATGCTAGGGGCGGAACAAAAGAGATATACGAAAAGATAGAGTTCCAGAAGAAAATAGCTGGTGAGTATCTAAAGCTCGCGCGTCATTTACGTACTAGTACAGTCTGTACTGCTGTTTTGGACGCAACGCTACCAATTGAAAAAATCGCCGATGAAGTATTGATATTAGCACAGTCTGTAATGGAATGCGTTAAAGAGCACAATGACTTGCTGAATGTCGAATCTCACAACAGCTCCTTTACACCCACAGGCATAAGTGCTATATACTGGAAGAGCGTATGGGCTAGAGATCACTACTATACTAGAAAACTTTTACACGATGAAACGATGGAACAAAAATACTAAGGTTATGTAAAATGCAGACGCTTTTGTTAAATCGAGGATATGAACCCATACGTCTCGTTCGCTGGCGAGATGCAGTAACGGCTTGGATACTAGAAAAGGTCGAGGTTGTTGCATGTTACGATATCCCTCTACGCTCTAAGTACATAGATGCAAAGATGCCGGCTGTTATACGGTTGACGTGTAACAATCATAAGTTCCTACAAAAGGTTCCTATGGATCGATGGCATATATATGCCAGAGATCAATGGCGATGCCAATACTGCGGAAAACGGTTCAAAGAAAAACTGCTTACCTACGACCACGTTGTGCCCCGATCGAGGGGTGGAAAAACTACATGGGGCAATATCGTAACTGCGTGCGAACCTTGCAATCAAAAGAAAAACAATAGGACCCCTAAAGAAGCAGGCATGCCTTTACTACACAAACCTGCACGGCCTAACTGGATGCCTACGCTACTGGTAGAAGCCATAAACAAAAATCAAGTTCCTGAACAGTGGCGATTCTGGATTGAGTGGCTGCATGAAGCCGTCCCACAAGATCGCCCACGGCAAGAAAAACTGCAATAGGAGAGGTTCGTATGATGGTCAACAATGAAAACATTTCCAGGCACCTCGACTTTATCGTAGCCTTCAAAGAGGCGCTGAAAGAGAACTTAGAAGGAAACACCGGCCTGGAAGAAGTATTGGATAGACTAAATAATTATAAAGATCTAAATAGAATGGACGTATGCAGCATTATATTCAAGTATGCCATGGACTTAGCAATGCGGCAGGTTGTACCTGTTTTTCTTCAATGTTTGAAAGAGGCAAATGATCCTGACTTCATCAACGAGCTGGCAGATACACTCGATATTGGGTGGGGGATAAATTTATCCTTCCCCAGCGCTGAGTCTAATAGCGGAAACATGGTGAACTAATGCAAGAACTCACGCTCCGCTTGGACTGTAAGTGCATCATGTCCAGTGTAGTGTTCGATGTATACGGATGGGAAATGCCGGAGGTTCCTACCGCATCTGTTGTATTACCATCTACACGACAGGCAGAAAAATTTATACAAAAAGTGTCACCCCAATATATCCAAATAAGACCGGATGTGAGTAGCAACGAGACATGTTTGGAGGTTCGATTCAGTCCTTCTTGCCAAGGTCTAGGTAAATTCCGGCTGGATTACTACCCGGAGTGGGTCAGGAGCAATGCGCTTAAAGTATGGTCCTTGCAGTTATATCTTGTAGCAGGTCAATACGGTATAGCAAGAGTATTCCACATTGACACCGCAGACAACGAGGTAATCCTGGACAGCGAACCCAGGCATGTAGACGTCGTCAGCAACTTCACAAAGATTCAGCAATCTTACAGTCCCCTACACTAACACACCTTGACACACACCGAATAAGAGGTTACCTTCGTAGTACACCAACGAACGGAGGTAATCATGCCTGACCTAAAAACATGTCCCATTTGTGAACACCGACACTCCCTGCAACACGGGAACTATATCAACACCAAGAGCAAAGGGGTCGGGGAGCGTATCCTGTGCACAGAATGTGGGAATATCTGGCATTCGATGGACGCATTCGAAATCGAGCTGGCCCTGTACCACCACAGAAAGCATGAAGCCAGAACTATCTGTCAGGTATGTACTGGAGAGGTTAGCCACCGAGCTGACAGTCCCTGGCACCACCTGGACAGGGCCCCTCACGTGTGCCAAACCTGTCAAGTGTGTCCATCCTGCGGAACGCGGCACTTCAAGGGGGAGGAAGGTAAGGTAACTTGCTTAGTATGTGGGGAAAGATGGAACAGGGCACAGACGTATGAGAATGATATTCAAAGGTTGGTCAAGGCTTTGCGGCTAGGCGACGATCCCAAAGCACAAATGTGGTAGTCAGCTCCCTACGCAGAAAAATTTCTTTGGACTCATTCGATTCAGATAATCTCGGCAAAGAGCGATATCGCCTGCAAACTCCTTCAAAACTTTCTTGCCTACCTCCTGGTAAGAATCCAGCGGTAGATCACCTGATACGTAGCTAAATCGCAAGAAGGACAAGGTAAGGACCAAAACGTCCAAACCAAGCTGGGCTTCTATGGGCGCTAGTTCTCCTTTTCGGAATGATTCCGATACATCAGAACGTTTGAAGGGCGGAAGGGCCATAGTCTGGGCCAGCTCGTTAAAATTAGGACCGTTTACTGCCCCACCATTGGACAGAATGAAGGCAAGATCTATATGCCCCTCAAACGGGTTATCGTAAAAAGCACGCTGTCGGAAAAAGTTGCTTGCCTCTGGAACAGCGTGGTATAGGGCACGGTAAATCAGCACCGGAATTGAATAGATAGAACTAAAAGCAGACACCAGTTTTCGTCCTTCTGTCACACTAGCGAAGAACGATCTGACGAGATCCCGCTCCTTGACCTTCTTTGGTACTAGTGTGTTGGCGTCAAAATGTACGTTTGCACTATTAGCAGGCCCTTCTTGTGTTAATAGACAAGACGCTACGCTGACAATTCTGTGGGCAGACACTGGAGGAAACCCGTCGCCCGCATAGTCTGGTGTTACGCTAGCAATGTGAAAAATCAGGTGGTTTAGCTGAGACATTGACTACTCCTACGTTTGCTGCGTCAACTGCCCTATTTGTTCCTGCGTCCAAATTGAGCATGGGGTGTCTAATAGGCCACTGCGCACTTTGTCTTTTGTAGTTCCCAAAAAAGAACAAACCAGTTTACCTAACTTCTTGCAACTACACGTACCGGGATCAACACCAACGGAAGCAGCATAGGACAGAAAGAAGGGATCATGTGGGTCACTGACTAATGTCGCGAATTCCCGAACAGTCACGTCGGCGGTACGTAGCAGATGCTCAAAGGAATCATCTGGCTCTACGCTAAATTCGCTAGACTCATCTGGAAGGCGTTCGACCAATGGTAGGGATTCACCATCCTCTCCCTCGACAGTTTTGTAAATAGATGTGGACGTCTTCCGAAATTCATCACGTTGACGGGGAGACAAGTCGATGTAGTGGTGACGTTTACTGTATTTACCAAGACGTCGCAGTTCTAAAGCGCTGTATGCTTCCTCCTCAGTCTCGTAAAGCCGTTTCAGGTGTATTAGTTGTTTATCCTTGCTGGGCATGGAAACCTTCACGCACATATTGCCATGTATGCGTACTCGATCCTCAATATCCGGTCGAACACGTACCGGAGTAATAGTCATGTCCTGAATATTCAAGTACCAAGCAATTCGGTAAAGATCTTTGTGCTTGACACGTTTTACAGCTGCTCGTTTTTCCCTGCCATATGACTCTGCCTGGTTCGCTGCAAAATGGCGAACGCTTCTGACTACCATTTTAGTCATATGGTCTTCGGTAAGGTTAGCCACTTCATACTCACGTATCACTTTCATGGCCTGCGTACGAAGATCCCCCGCCAGGTCTGCAATGTTCTCTTTGGATCTATCATGGGTAAGGACGTAGGTTAGGTATCTACGTGCAAAATTAGTGATGATGCGGTCCAAATACATCATCAGATCTGCAATTCGATTTAAGTCCCACTCACTTGGCGGTACTTCCAAATCGCGAATTTTAGTGTGCTCACCGGCATTCAGTATCCGGTAAAAGGCCAACAGTTCCTCTGGCTCTAGCCCATACTCGAGCGCCGTAGTAAGGATAAACTTATCGTGCAATTTGGTATGCTGAACAAGCTCGTAGATTGCACGGAAAAGGTCATTTCTAATAGTAGAATGTTCCAAGTAGTCCTTTAAATACAGAAGTTTAGCTTGCATACAAGTATTTTTGGGGAAGACCCGCTTAACAGCTTTACGATAATCTTTTGATGAGATAAGCCTGCACGAATATAGAGCTATTAATCTCAAGATCCGTTTTTTGGTGAGGTCAGGTACAGTAAACCCATTCGTCGCCTGCAGAACGCAAGCCCGCAGCCCTTCTGTCATAGGGAACCCCCGTCAAGTGATGTTGGGGACGAGATACTACTCGTCCCAGTTCAGCCCAGTGTTCCTATACGACTAGGAAAAGAGTAGTCCTGGTATCGCGCCAGTCTATGCGTAGATTTGTTCGCAAGGTAGATCCGATTGTACGAAAGGGTGCGACATTGTCAAGGATTTATCTAAAATAGATCCTTAACAAAAACAACACGTTAAGATAACGGGGTGAGAAAAGTTTGGAGGGTGACCGCAGATATACGATCTCGAAATGTGGGCGAAGCTACACTATGGGCTCCTCGACTTCGCCGCCGGCTTGCTCTTGCATCTGCTTGGCCTGTTGCGAAACGTAGTCCCGGACGTGATCCTCGAAGGACTTCTTCCTGTAACGCTTAGACTTTTTGGGATTCACTGCATTTTTATACGCCATTCCGAAAGTGACATCGTGCTTTAGTAGCTCTACTGCGTCAGCTGGGTCATCTACGCTGTAGTCATAGTCACAAAAACGCATTGATGCCCTAACCAGCTTGACGTTTCCGCCGGCCTGCCTCTCAAGGAAGTACACAAATCGGTAGGGGGCTTCGATTTGAGATGCAATTAAACCAGTATTCTTATCAATGTACGAATGTATTGGACCATTGTATCCAGCTTGACCAGCTAGATCTTTGACATACTCTTCGACGGTCTTAACTAGTCCTCCACCAGACTCCGCCGCTCCACCACCACTACCCTGAGCCCTGGCTACAGCGGCATCCATTATTGATCTAAAATCGGTGTCCAACCAATTCAGTATCTCGTCATACTGTTCTTTGCTTATAAACTTTTCGCCTCTATAAAATTTAAGTGTACTTAGTACACTACCCTCATTATTCCAATTGGTTCTCTCACCTTTACCGCGCTGGTTTTCCTCTTGAATAATTTCTTTCAGCCAGTCAAGTACTTGCTCTTGCCTCTCCTCAAGGGTACCGCCTACCGGCTCCAGTCTTCGAGAAGCATCAGTTTTTACTTTTGACGGATCTTGTACAAAACCAATGGCTGCAATCAGTTCGTCGAACAACGCACCCTTTTGCGCGGACACACCAAAGTTATGATTGCAAAACTGGAAAATAAATTCGACCAGCTCATGTCCACCGGGCGTGATCCGTCCTCGACCTAGAAGTCGATCCCTTACCTGACTCCAGATACTCTCTGGAAAGCGGTAATCAAAAATACAAGCGCTGCCATCAAAATGTGACAGATTACCCTTGTTAACTTTGAACCTTACCTCCACTCCCTCTTCACCTTCAACCACAAAACCCCTATCCTCGGAAAGTTCAGGAAAATTGACAGAGTAGATAATATCTGGGTCGTAATCTATGCCATTCGTTTGAAGTAGGCCTTCAGCATGTGCTCTGGCAGCTTGGGTTACCGCAGTGACTTCTTCCGTTGTTTCTTCTATATCTTTTGGTGTAAGCTCAGGGATATACTGCTCGCCGGTTTCTTCTGGACCCCTAAGGATCTCTTCAGGCAGGTCCAGCCCCTTTTCCTTTAGTTTCTTAAGGACGACCTCTTGAACGAACTCATCATCAGAATCCGCAATACAATAAAATGCACCACGGAATTCTATTATGGTCGGTGTGGGACTACGCATCGTTGGTGTAGTGCGTCCGAGTGGTCATACCAACGTCATCTGCTGCGAAGGTGTCTACAGTTGAATCGTATACACTTGGAGGAAAATACCCTACTTGCACCATGTAACGGAGTAAATCCAAAGCGTCATCTCTGGACATGTCCTTCAGAGACATAAAATCCTTTACAAACTGGTGTACGTCTTTGTTCAAGTGGGAACCAAAAGCCGGATTGTAACGTTGACGTGCCAACGTGTACTCTCTCCAGAAATCGGCCGCGGATTGCACCAATTCGTCTGTGGGTTCTATAAATTCTGGCGCATGCGGATGACGTTTGTCTTCCCTATACTCATACACTGGCTGCCCCGACTCATATGGCGCCATGTGATGCTCATGTGGCACAAAGTCCGGAGTAGGATAGTTAACCAAATCCTGTTGGTTTGCTTCCAAGTTTTCTTCATTTTCGGGAGCATGTTCAGGTTTAACTTCCAGTGCCCCCTCACGGGTGTTATAATAGCGGATCGGTGTCATACGAATCGTTGGCCTCCATAATGTAGTGGTTATGCTGGAAGGGTAATTCGGGTCATGCGGTAGATAGGTTTCCGGAAGTCTACGGATCGTATGCAACTCAGGACTGTTTAAACGCATGTCATCGTAGACGTGTGGCTCTACCCCCAGATCATCCCTGCCATCATATCCATCAAACTCTACGTCCTCGGGAACTGCGACCCATTTTAGCGAATCGCTGTCGGGTAGGAAAAGTAGTAGGCGAGTAAACCCCTCGTCGCCCTTCTTCTTTTTTAAGATGACCGCAGATTCATTGCCGCCGTCTGCCCCTACATCGACCACCATGCCTTCTTCGCTATCCCCGATACGGCCCCTTATTTTCTTAGATCCTCTAGAAAGATCAACATATTTTTTGTAAGCAACTAACTGGATATCCCGGAGAATTGAAGGGTCCAGCGAATCTGACTGTAGGGCACCTAGATACAATTTATGAAACTGTTTAATTTCGGTGTCTCTGGGAGTAGTCATGTTGGATGTCTCCGCAAATTCGTTTTGGACATCTACGATCATTCTGGAATCTTGGGGTATCTCATCCGTGATCGGTGGCCAAAGCCTACTGAATTCTTTTCGAATTATAGCTTCTTTTTTCTCGTCGCCAAGTCCAAGCTTACACATACAAACTTGTATAGTATTAGGAATACCTTCCTCAGGATCGTCGAGATCAACCATAATCTTAGGCTCCATCTCAACCTGGGTCCCATAGTCTGAAGCCACAAGACTAATATCACTAATACGGCCGTGGCCTAAAGGAGTCTCTACCTGTTGCCCGACCTCCAACAAAGGCATAACACCATCCGCAGCAACATCTACATCGTTTCCAGCTTCGTGATTAGTCATCGCTCGAGAGTCTTTCTGCTGCAGGACCAAAGTCCACAATCAATGTAGCAATGTCTGCCAGATCTGTGCTGAACTTGTCACGGAGCCGATCTGTTATAATGTCTGCTGGTTGACCGCCGAAAACAGCTTTCAGGTTCTTGAAATTAGATTCGTCACCTACCCAAAGTTCAAACAGCTTTGGTATAACCACACGGGCCTTCTCGGAGAATTTTTCTAACGCGGCGTCGGCGAGAACGTAAGTAGCACCCCTATAAATTATCTTTGTTGGACTGCTCATTTATCTTTACCGTAGGTTGCTAGCTCCCGTAGAGCCGATTTTCTATACATCCTCGGCCCCTTTCGTAGAAGAACACCGAGTTCAAGCATTAGTTCCTTTTTGTGTTCCTGGACTACAGTAAATATTGTAGGTATATGGCCATACAATATATGCACACAAGTTTGTTTTATAGAGGGCATGTACTTAAAATCGACCTTAGACAAGGAAAGGGAGAGACCTGTAACTAAGGCTACGACGTAAAAGCGCCCCACAGACTCTGGTTCAGAAATATCTAAGTCTGAGAGTGTCTTTTTTATATCGGATACACGTTCCATAGTAGTAAGGCTACCATAAGCTGTGGTTAATCAGAAGGCGACTGCTGCTTTGGAAGATTCTGCTTCAACGATTTGTGCACTTGAGACAGGTAAGTATCTATCTTTTTCAGCTGCTGATTGAGGGGCTGGGCCCACACTACAACGTAGTCGTTACCAGATTTAGGATCCTTTTTCGTAGCGTCAGCAATCATAGAATTGAGCTTGTCCATCTCTGATACAAGTTGCTCGAAGAACATGGCTGTCGCTTCTTGGGGCGACCACATAATAGCAGGATTGGCAGCTAAGACATATTTGACACCTTTGTAACGAATCGACCTAGGTGCCACCGAACCCGTAGCGTTCATACCAGCTGACCAACGGTCATCTAGCCAATCTTGCACAATCTGCTCAGCAGTGTCTTCTTTACCCGTCGTATACTGCGCTGAGGGAATGGGGCTTTCCTGCCAAGACTTGTTAAAACTGTTGTAGTACAAGCCACGTACCCCAACAAAGTCTGAGCCGGGAGCGTTCTCTACCAGATACTTACCAAGTTGGATAGTTGCATAGTCACGCTTAGTGTCCTGCAAGAACATGCGTATAGCTTCTACTATGTCGCCCGTTGCAGTAGTGGGGCCTATTTCTACTGCAAGAAAGCCGCTAGTACTTTTAACAAGAGGCGCCGCTGCCAAGACGTACGTAGCTCCCTTATACATAATACGTCTATTGGCAGACCCTGCATGAATTGCTTTTTCTTGATCCACAGCGTCTTCCTTAGTAGGATGCCTACCTAAAAGCTTATCCCCATCATGAGTATACAAACACCACTTCTGCTCGCTCTTCGGCTCATCAGGATCAAGATCCTTCTTGTCACATTTTTCTATGACCGCCCGCCTTTGAACAGAGCTACTTTTTGGATTTTTTGTCTTTGGACCCGTTATCTTTCTTGCCTTTAGACTTCGTGCTCTTGGATTTTTCGTCGCCATCTTCATCGTAAAGCCCCTCCAGGGTAGTACAAAACGCCTTAGGATCATCAACATCCTTGCATTTCTTGTCACCCTCCTTTTTGAGCTTTTTCACTTCACGGGCACATTTGGTAACAGTAGCACCTGCATCTTCGTAGAATTTTTTAGCAGATTTATTAGACCAACCTTTGGGCAGATCCGTTTTCTTTTCCTTCTTCTTGGCTGCCAGAATTCTACGTGCCTCTGCCTCGCTTACCTTAACGTAGCGATGTCCAGCGTAGTTGATGCTCTGCGGCTGAGAACTCGCTGCGGTCGGTATGCGGTCCTCATCACCGTCTAGGCGTGGCATACCCTTGGCCGTCTCTTTTGACTGCTCCTCGTTAGGCATGTTCTCGCCGCCGCCCTTTTCTGGACCGGGTTCACTGGAAGCCGGATCGATACCTTCGGATGCTTTATCGAAATCCACTTCGCTGTTGGGCATCCTTTCAGAATAGTCGGCTTTGCCGGAATCGCTGGGACTAAAATAGTCATCAAGCTTTTTACTTTTGCCCTTTTCCTCACCCGGCTTCCAAGTCGTCATGTCATCCGATTTGTACTCACCGGCATCCTCGTACCCAACTCGTACATACTCACGACCTGCGTATTTAATTCGCGGAGGTAAAGTTGTAGCTGCAGATTGCTTTTCTGGTTCTGCCTTCACGTACACCAAACCCGCATACTTGATCTTGTTTGGTGTATTGGAGTTCAGGTCAGATTGGTCGTTTGAGCCCTTCCCTTTAAGGGCATCCTCACGGCGTTTGTTCATTTCTTTAGTGTCCGTTACTGCGTCTGATTGGTTACCGCTCGGTCCGCTGACGGTGTCGAGGTATTTATACTCCTGCGCGGGGACATTGCCTCCAAACTGCGATTCCAGCTCTTTACGAATCTTCCCCTCATCAAGAGCACTCTTCTCTGGACGTGCAGGATTCTCAGCACGTACATACTTCAACCCGTTATATTTGATTTCCTTGGGTAATTCCATCTTTGTCTCTCCCTTTTCACTGCGGCTGGATTTTCTATTAAAAGGTCCCATATCACGAAATGGTGGTCTGTTGGGATAGCGCAGGGGCGGCTCTGGCTCTTCCCCTTCAGCATACTCTTTTGTTCCTAATATCCTTCGTATGGTTTCTAGTATTCTGCGAAAAACTTCCCTATAACCACGGTGTTTGTAGCTGAGTTTATCGCCAGAAGCTGCAAACCCTGCATCCAAAGCGTTATAGAAAGAAGTTAAATCCCTCTCTAACTGATCAACTAGCTTGTTTGAAGGATTTTCGCGTAGATCCCCCAGCCTGTATCTTACTCGACGGGCCGCCGATTCTAGCGTACCCGTGTCTTCCACCAAATACGTAGCATATGGACCAAAAAGGTTCTTATATAAATCGTCGAACGTGTTTACAAAAACCTGCCTGTAGTATTCGATAGGTGAGTCGGCTGCGGCAGAGATCTCTAGCAACTCGTTCTCAGGAACATCGAGTACCTTACTCAGTTTCTTGATGATCCCTCGGGCCACAACTTTATCATCTTCTGTAATGCCCTCTACCGCATCGGATATAGTCATTCCTGCCGCATCCAATACTTCATCTAGCTCACGTTCAGACGCTGTTGCACGACCTTGGTCACGGTATAAACGACTAACCAAAGCGTATAGAGGTCCCATACCAGAAGTCCAAGTAGATAACAGAGCCATCTCCGGTCCAGTCATCTCAATTTCGTATCGGTACTCAGGACCTAACTCCTGGTCGTAAGGCATTGCTTGCACCTTTGTAGGTTGTGAAAACCTGTCCACAATTTCATGAATCCTGTGTCGAAGTCTTTTCAGACGAGCTGGAACGCCATGCATGTAGTTACGACCATCAATAGAATCTTTTAGGTAGTTGAGGGCTTCCTCCACGTTTCCAGCTAATTTAGGTAGTTGGTTTGGATCCGCAGAATAGATAATTTCTTTCGATTCGTCGTAAAGACGGCGGGATTCATCACCGACTGTCGACTTGATACCGTTATCGGTATTAAACACCCAATCCGAGTACTTACCCTCGTTCACAAACTCTTTATAGAATTCTTCTACCCCTTTGCGAAGAGACTCTAGCACATAATCATAATCTGGATTGGATTCCAGCCACTCGGAAAAGGATTTATTGTCCAGAGAGAAGACAGACATTACTCTTCTTCGTCTTCTTTCTTTTCCTCAGTGTTAGTTGTCTTTGTAGTAGCAAAGTTTTCCATTGCGTACAGCAGCCGCCAAACTTGGTTGTAAGCAGACTCTGCTTCCTTCAAGATGTTGCTTAGTCGTTCGGTTGCAGTCTCGCTTTCCTCGCTAGAAACAGCATTCTCTAGTGACTGTTTAGCAACTGCTAACTTTTCGTTCAGTTCTTTTTGCGTGTTCTCTGCTTGGATAATAATTTTGTCCGCTAGCTGTCTCGGGTTCAGTTCCTGTCCTTGCACAGCTTGCTTGTATACTGCACCTTTGTAACTAATTTGATCTGGAGCCGCAGATTCCTCATCAAACTTTGTGGGTCCTTTCAATACGTCCACAGCTTTGTCTAGGAGCCCAGGAGCATTCATACCCATATACATTACAACGTCGTAAACCCCGGCCCCCACCTTCGACTTTGGATAGTTCTGCTCACGCCATTCGATGAATCCTTTATGTTCGTACGGTCCCTCGTTGAACAGCTCAGCGTGCAAAATAGCATGAACAAGTATGTCTGCCATAGCCATAGCATCATAATCGTCAAATTCAGGCTCCCCAGTTCCAATACCCGCAGACTGCATATACTTTTTAACTATAGGAATAACTTCTTGAATTTTCTGCTCTACGTTAATGTTACTGGTATCAGCCAGTCTGTAAACTTGACCTTTGTACATTATACGCTGACTAGGCATTACATCGCTCCTCGTTCACCTTGGCAACCTGCTAGGACGTACTTGGTACCATTAAAATGTATGTATTTTGGAAATTCTACGTAGCGTTCGTATTTGGCACCCCCGAAAGTAATGACTCTAGGCAGAGAAGATGCGGTAGGAATACTAGGATGCTCCACGTAGTGGTGCTTTGTCGCCGGATCTCTATGGAGAAACAGAGTAGGTTGGTCCCCTGCAATGTCGGCTGTATCTTGGGATAGTTCCTTGAACTTAGGTTTGATATTCTGTAATAGCTCACCGGGATAATCAATTCGCTTCAAATCTTCTAATTGTAGCAGATACTCCTGCTGTCCCGGAACAGGCCACCATTCGCCTCTATCGTCTTTTATCGCCTTGACTGGAATTACCGCCGCGCCCTTATCACCATACTTCACAAACCAAATGATCCTTCCCATCCCATGCTCGCCTGTCTCCGGAATGGTAAACTCAGCCCAGTCACCGGACTCCCATCCCTGCCGCATTTCCTTAGGCATGCGACCTTTACCTGCTAAATAGTAGTCAGCTCCCTTATATTTTACATGTGCAGGTAAAATACTAGTTTCTTTCATAGCCTCCTGCTCCATACGCTCTAGTCTTTCGTAGTAGTCAGCAAACTCGTACAAATGTGCCAAAGCAATTTTTGCCGTAGGCAGCATCTCGTCGTCGGTCACGTTAGCGTCGTCATACCGAGTGCCATGCTCCAACTCTACGTTCATTCCTTTCATGAGAGCTTCTGGTGTAAAATCTACAGCATCCCAGTCAATCTCTAGCTCTTCAGCGGCTTTTAACGCGTCATCTTTGGAAAACATGGCATCCTCTTGTCCTGCCAAATTGAGAGTATCGATCATCACACCGTCCTCGGTAGGCGGCATAGTACGAACAAGTTCATAGATATTGCGGCCGTCAGCTTCTTTTACTGTATCTTCGTGTTGGGACCAAAAATGGTTTGCGTTGTTCAGCGCGTCCTCCATTCTCTTGGCACCAACTGGGTTTGCGCTATGCACTGACCATTGAATACGAGGCAACTCACCTGTGTACGCTTTTTCCTCAATCCACCGAGCTACGTCATAACCGGTGCCAGGATCTACAGGAGAGCTAGCAGAAGATTTACCCAAATCGTGATCCAGAGAAACTGCTGTTATCTGACCAGAAGCAATCCACTTTATTGCTTCGTCGGCCGTACGTACTATTACGTCGACCCCTGAAGGTACGGCACGATTGGGGTCGTCGTCCAGCCAAAGTCGCATGAAACAGCTACCTAGTGCAGTTTCCTGTACAGTTCGCGCAGTTCGTTCGGTAGTTTATTCGCGGCGTCTTCAGGCCAATGTTTAATTATATACTCTAAATTTTTGCGGGTATTTTTGTCTATTTCTGTCTTCTTGTGTTTAGTTACGTCTTCTACAATGTCAGGATCAATCATGTTGCTCGTCTCTGTGTAAACGGCTGTCTCGAACAGTCGCCTGAATTCGAGGGCCTTCTGCAGTAAAGCTCTAGATTTAGCAATCCTATCACTCACATTATTGAGAATAGTTTGGACATAGTCAGGATCGGTAAGTAGATCACTGATGTGTTGGTCATAGTTGCCCCTCGTAATAGCTTTGAGTCCACCCTCAGTATCAAAAAACGCCTTTCTAGCAGCTTCTGCAGACTGCGCCAAAGCATTTTCGTAATTATCCAATGCCTGCCTAGCAGAATCAAGTATCCCCGTTACACGCGGCCACAAGTCAAGTAGTTGTTGCCCATGCTCATATTTCTCTACTACTTGCTTTTCTGCTTCACGGCGCTCTTCTTCCGTGAACTGTACCTTGGCTGCCAGTACATATTTGGCGCCTTTATAGGTGATCTCTTTTGGGGGAGCGCTGTCTACCAAGACGTAGGTTGCGCCTCTGTACTTTATCTTTTGTTGAGTATTTCCCATTTTACACCTCTTAAGGTTGATTCTTATACCTCTTAAGGCTGATTACGGCTGACTCAAGATTGGCTCTATTTCGTCCAGATTACCGGCCTGCAGAGCCTTCATAACCTGATTTATCAAAAGCACATCAGACTGTAGAGCAGAACTTAAATCTGCAGTTCTATACAAACCGGCACGCACGTAAGTATAGCCTTTATGCTTAATTTTGGTGGGGGGCATATTCGACATCAGCGACTCCTACTATCGTGAATGAACTTTTTGAGTTCGGACCGTTTAATCAGATCCCACGGAGAATCTCATTAAACAGCCTAAACTAGGGAGGAAAAGTTCCCGGGGGAGTTGTGGCTCCCCCGGGAACGAATCAGGTTTCCGAACTAGGAGAGACGGATACCCTTGGAAACGCCATTAGCGTTACCGATGATGGTTGCCTGCCGCAGGAAGATGAACCACCCGCGAGCAGCGCGTCCGAGCATGCGCTGGTCAACAACCGTGCTATTCAGCGCGATCATGTTGGCCTTCACACCCAGAGTTGCTGGAGAACTCAAGAAGTAAACCTCGCCAGGGTCGAGGACCTGCAAGGTGTCATAACGGAAGCCGTCGGTAATAATCTCGATGTCAGCAAGCCGACCGAGTTTACCCTCGACTGCCAGTTCGTGCTTCTCGATTGGCGAATACCAACGTGCCCAGTCCTGGTCAGCGAACAAGTCGTCCCACAAGTCGATAGCCATAAGGCAATGCGGGACGGGGAGGCTCCACTGCCAGATCTGGTTACGCAGGGTAACAAACACATTCGGAGTGAATGCGTTAAAAGCAATCACGTCATTCTGTGTGTCTGCCGCCTGGTCCAGCAGGAACTTAGTAATGTTGTCGTCACGGACCATCGTGGCTTCCAACGCATCGTTGTACTTTTCCTCGATGATCTGTGCACCAGCCTCGTGGATCTCATCCTCACCCATCATAACGAGGGTTTCGATGTTGTAGCCACGTGGATAGATGTACTTCTGACGGATGAGGGACTCAACGGTGTGACCGTCGGTCAGCATCAGCCAGGAAGTGACATCCTTCTGGCGGATGCGCACACGTGCCGTTCCACCCTCAGCCACGTCCTGCTGGGCTACCACCTTGTTGGTGAAGCCCATGCGGCCCATGGTTTCAGAAACGGAGTCGGTGAAAACTTCACCAAGCACCTGGAACGGACCTTCCTGCGAAGGCACGCGCTCTGCCAGGGCTGCCTGCACGAGATGGCCTTCCTGATTCCAGGCTGACACATCCTGTGCAGTGGTTTCAGTGCCCGCCTCGTAGTGAATCTCACCACGACGAGCCAATTTTACGATACCGTCAACAACCTCGGCCAGCTGACGGTCACTACCTGCATTGTACTCTCCATTGGATCCGACCAGCGGCGTGCTGTCAGAAAACGACATACTACCCGTACGGGGGTTAGCCTTGAAGGCCTTACCATGGGCGATATCGTTTCCCTGCCGATCCCGAAGAGATGGTTTCCGTGAGAAAGTCTTCATTAGAAAGTCTCCTTTGGATCAGCTATTAAGCAGCGTCGTATTCAACGCCCAGGTACGGATCGGAAGCGGTCGGAACCGAAATGACCACTCCAAAATTCGTAGCCCCAGACTTAGAGAACAGACCGTTGTTATCGAGAGTCAGCTGGTCCCCTACTAGGTACTTCTCTTGTGCATCATACATGGTCGTGTAAACCACGCAGTGCCCCTGAGCGACGGTCATGAGACCGAACTGATCCTCGGCTCCGCGGTTTACGTGCGACTGCCGCAGCAACTCATCCCGCTCAATAGCAGTCAAGTTGTAGCGGTAGATCATACGAACGCTGTGACCCGCTTCGGCCACGTTGAATGTGGTAAGACCAGTTAGAGGGACAACCTCAAACTGAGTACCAAGAGGAGCACCCGCTACTACATTCAGGTACGCAGATGCGTTGTAGTCCCACGCAGCGGCCTCAGCGATGCCACCACCAGAATCGATGATGTTGGTCTTGCTGAGCTGCACCGTGTATGGCGCACCACTAGGAACCACGACCTCCTCTACCCACGCGAAAGTGGTAGCAGAGATTCGAGATTGCAGGGAAATACCAGCCGGACGCAGGGAACCTGCATTCGTGCTGAGATCGACCACCTCTTTCAGACCGGCGGCGTCAGGAATGCGCTGCAGCAGAGACCCCTCTTCCACGATATTCGCGGTAGCGGCAACCTCAAACTGGCGCTTCCATTCAAACCGGCTGCGAGTGAAGTCTACCTTCGTCTTCACAGACGCGTTGGGAAGCAGTGCCATTTGGCTTTCCTCCAAAAACAGGTTAAACAGATACGACCTGAAACCAGGTCAATTGCTTTCAGGACGTGGAGAGGTACTAAGCAATGTTAATCTTGCCTCCCAGTTAGCTGTCGACCTGGACGAAACCTGCGCTCTGAAATGATGTTGCTGACCGCAGAGTCCGGACAGACCAACAGTGTCCGTCTCGATTAATGTTGCTTCCGTCTGATGTTGCGAGGTGAAGCCGTGATGATGTTGCAGGGTAATGTCGCTGGCTTCTACGTGACTACTATAATGTAAGTATATACTTTGTCGGATGGATGAAGTGAAGTAGCCAGCTACTTCTTACGCCAATATTTACCCTTAGGTTTATTCTTGCCCTTTCCCTTCTGCCAATACATGTTAATCAAAAATACTTTGTGCTGTAACGCGTCCTTCTTCTTTCTAAAACGACCGCGCAGTTTACCGTCGTAACTGTACGTACACCATTCTTGGTCGGCAGGATCACGCTTAGGATCAAAATCCTCGGGCTTACATTTTTCTACGCCTTTCATATCCTTAGGGAGGTCGTAAGCTACCTTCTTGTATACCGAACCTTGATAGACGATGTAAGGCGAAATCGGGTGCATTAGAAGACTCCTGGAATTACCTTGCTCTAACGGTCCGGACTCAACATTTTTCTCGAGGGACTCAGCGAAAGTGATTAAATCGTACAGGGCGCCACGGTTTGTGCCATGGCCAGTAGGGCCATAAATATACTCTCTAGCGGATTCTATGTTGCTGTCAAAACTCTTGAGCGCCAACCGTACGTCCTTAGTTTTGTCTGAAAGTCCACATATTTCGAGTATGTCTATTGCCTCATTGAGGTGCTGAGCATCTACCTCTGAAGCTCTGCCGAGGTCCGCGGACTTAATGTGGTCTACCGCTGAACGTACACATCGGAGCAGCTCAGCATTTTCTTGCTGTGTAGTAGCAACGTTTATCCTATCCTTCACCGACATTAGATCTTCTACCTCAGATGGGCCGGCATTGAACATAAGAGCTAGTTTTCTTCCATCCCATCCAACGGAGTAAACGCCCCCTACCCTTGTTACCTCACTGAGATTGTTAATAGGCCGAACTACTTTATTCATTACCTTAAACTCTAACGAGCTAATCAGATCGGCCACATCATCAAAATCTTCTTGCAGTTCCTCTACCGTACTAGGCAGATTCAAGTCGAATCTTTTAATGAGGAGTGCGATACCTGGGAAAGTGGGAGACCCACCCCAATCCTCAACAATCAAGTCTATACCACCATATTCTCCCTCATTTTTCTTACTGATTCCCTCAAGAACACGGCGATCGTATTCCTTGACGTAGTCAGAGAAATTGTCAGAGGAGACTACTAACACGTACTAATCCCTTTTACGGCCGCCAACAACTTTTGTGACGATCTCCGCATAGATTAAAGGATTGGTTCCTGGGCGGTCCCACTCGCGATACTTTTCAACGAGATCCAACGTCTGCTGGATCGGTACAGCGTTTTGTACACTCTTAGGATCATCCGCCCAAAACCAACCCTCATCTCGTACTAGTATGTGCCACAGATTGCTGTCTTTCTTTTTGCCACTATCTCCAATGGCTTTTTTCGCAGCTACGGTTTCCTGCTCATTAAGTGAGATACCTTCCGGGATTGTATTTACTCTAGTTGCAAATCTAGACGGCAAGTCGTTCCCTGTCTTACTTCGGCAGAGAACATTTATGTAAAACAAGATGCCATCGTGTCGGTAGCCACTGTCCTTAATAGTAGCAGATTTGCGCCCACGTTTACGCCCAGCTAATACGTAGCGGCACCCTTTATACTGTATCTCCTCTGGAATCTTGGGCATCACTTGCCTCCTGGATTAGTCGCGGTCCAACTCATCAAGGCAATTAGAAGCCGCTTCCAAAAGGCGATGGCGCCTACGAGAAGACGCAAAAACTTCCTTGACAACTGGCGTGGGTTTATATCTACGCTCACCACTGCTGGACGCTTCAGCTGCAGGGGTCTCCTCTCCACCTAGAAGGGAACCTAAGTCCAACTCCTCGCCACCCTCTGGAGCTGCTTCCGGTTCTTCCGGTTCTTCCACCTTCTCCTCTTCAACGACCTCTACCTCTTCGTCGCCAACTTCAGGGGTATCTACACTCAGTAGTGCATCACCCTCGGTTTCTTCTTCGCCCTCTGCGTAATCCGTTGACATCTGACTCAGCATATCCTCAAGGGCACCAGTTACCTCTCCCATTCCCTTTTCCTTGACATCATCGATTATCGAAGACATCCAGGGACGGAAATGATCTACCGACTCCTCGTACCCAAACTCACCAAGCTTTTTGTGGATAACAGAGCTGAGGTCTGAAATACCCTCGTCGAATATTTGTTTTAACTCTTTCTGTATAGCAGAAACGGCTTTTCCGTAGAGATCCATTCCCTTTTCTGAAAAAATATCGGCTAGTGGATCACTCATTCTACGGCGTATGTCGTCCGGAATTGATCCAGGTTGCCGCTCGTCCTTAACCTTATTTTTCTTGTCACCTTTAGCCGCAGAAACGGAAGTCAGGTTTAGAAGCTCGCTAAATGACAAATCACTATTTTTTGTCTTTTGTGTCATGATTCTGTATCTCCTACTGACCGTTCTCCGGACGAACTGCAGCTAGTACTTTGACTTTGAAAGAAGCCAACGCTCTTTGCTTTTCTCCAACAGGTATCTCTCCCTGCTGATACCTATTCCACACTTCCCGCCATACAGGTAACAAAACGTTCCCCTCTAAATGTACACGTAAGTTATTAAGTTCCTCTCTACCATTACCGAATACGTATATACCCCCATGCCCGTCTACAGGACCACAGGAGTCCGCTACATTTATGTCTACCGTAGCCTGTGTGTTGAATTGCTCTCTTAAATACTCGTTCATAGCGTTTGTAAGCGTCTCTGCAAACAGCTGAACTACATGTTCTGGAACATTGTAGCGCAAGCCCATTACGCTAAAAGGATCGGAGCAGAATCGACCTTCTATTTTACTTATACTTGCCAATTCTTCCCGAAGAAGACCCTCAAATGTGTATGCAGCTTCCCGCTTTATGTCAGCCGGAAGATCAGATACCTTTATGTAGTGCCCACTTACATCTATGACTTTTTTGGGATCCACACCCTCCGGCGTTTTTGGCACAGCTGGCCCCCACAATTGCCTAACTTGCTCGTCCGGTATCTTAGCGCTCAGCTTACCGTCACTTTCTGTTTTGAGGCTATCAAAAAACTCTTTCGCTCCTGCCGGAGAAAGATCAAATGTTAACTCGTCAAACACATTACTCTTGTGCCAATTGAGCTTTATTTTGGCAAAGAAATCACCATCGTTGTCGATATACAATGCCCGAGATTCCGTAGGGTATTGACGTTCAATCAATAATACCCCCTCCGGTCCCACTGGACTGCCCGGAGAGACCTGAACATCCCCTGCAGATCTAAGCTTGTAAATGGTGCCCTTATACTTTATCTGGGACGGAGGATTCATTTCGTTACACTCCCCATATTTCTCGAGAAAGAGCGATCGGATATGCTGGATCTTCTACTGAACTACATTCCACAAAATAGTAGTCCATCATGTTCTCATAGACTAGATGTCCCTTAATAATATCCCCCTTACCCTGACCTCCATTAATATGGTCACAAGTTATACGCCCATCTGAATGGAAGTTACACCATGGTAACCCGCATTCAGTCCGCTCAACCAACGCACCCATTGAATGGCCAATGCGTGATTTCTGGCGAACCAGTTTTGCAAGACGCGGATCCTTGGTACGGTCGAAGCCTTTTAGTATTTTTACATGCCAAACGCCGCGGAAGGGGGTAAGTGTTGCATCGAAAATAACCCCCTTTGCACGCGTCGGATCCATATTATCGTGATCCTGGTGTGCGGGCTTGCCATAGAACGTCTTGAACGCCGGCATGCCAATAATTGGACGGAAGGTAGTGAGTTCTTTGTAAGTAAAGCAGTCGCCGTTTCTATTAGGTACGTTCGCCAGTACAATTGGGATGTCTACCAAGACATAATCTTTAATATCGGGACTTATCTTGTACGCTTTCGCGGCCAAAGGTAACCATGACACGTCCAAAAAACCGCAAGCACAGTTTTGTGATACTTTGCCTAGTTCTGTTCCAGCTATACGTATGCTAGAACCGCCGTTTGCGCGAAGCGTTTCTAGCCGATGGCCCTCTATAAAATTAGGCTCATCGTAATATATGTCCCCATTCTGTGTTTGGGAAAAGAAAGTGTCACCAACATGTATCCCGCGACCGCTAGAAACTATTCTGTGAGAGCTTGTATATATATTGGGAAGAGTCAACATCCAAACTGCTCCTTGTGGCTCGCGCCCTCCAAAGGAGGCAGGGTTGGATTCAACCCTGCCTCCGCGTGCAGAGCACGACTAAAAATCAAAGACTACTGTTTGGGGTTACGGAGCTGATACTGAGCCAAAGAAGCGTTCGCTACACGACCGCTGAGGTTCAGCTGACGCTTCCAATACTCTTTATCCTGCTTGAATCCACCACCGGAGGGTGCTCGTGGGGCCGCGCTGCGCAAGGGAACGTTCTTGGGCACACTTGGGGCAGGTGCAGCCGCCTGTGCAGCATACTGACGAGGTTCCGGGGTGGGCTCGACTGCTTCGGGGATGTCGTCCTCGTTGTAACCCTGAACCATGTCGTATCCAGGATGTCTATGCGACATTTCCTGAATTTTCTGGACATGGTGCTCAAGGGCTTCCTTGGGGAGGCCGAGCCACTCGTCAGCTGTTTCAAGAACTGTGTTGAAGAAATCCTGGCCAGCTGAACGGAAGGCATCGTCAATTTCGTCAACCGCAGCACTGGGATCCACACCGGCACGATGGAACCGTGAGATCAGTGCATCACGCAGGGGGTTGTCCAACAGGTAATTTTTCATAGTTCCCTGCAGAACTACCGAGGCCACATTCAGCAGATCGTCTTTCAACCGACCGATCTCTACCTGCCGCGCCTCGTGCATCTCAGAGGCGACACGGGCCTTAACCGACTCGGCTACTTCACCCTCATTTGCACGGGCCGCGTAGAAACGGGCGTTAACCGTCTTCAAAGTCGCCTGGACACCAAACTGCTCCATGCCCTCAAGGACAAAGTTGGGATAGTTGTCATCGAGGAAGGTCTCTCGGTGCTCATCGGGGAGGTTTTGGTCTGAAAGTGCAATCTTAGCAACGGGATCGCCGTCCAAGAGGACGATATACATTGGATCGTCTGAGTTCTCGCCGTAGCGTGCCAACTCGATACGATCGATCGACTCGTCCGTTAAAGACGACGCAGGCACTACGACCTCATACACCACGTCAGTGCTCTCTTTTTCCGCAGGATCGATCGCAGGTACCTTGATGTCGCTTTGTGGGAGTGTAGGAGCCTCCGCATCTTCGGGCTCTAAGGTAGTCGGCGGGGAATCAGGGGTTGCACCGGCGTGTCCACGTCCCTCATCAACAACTTCAACATCATCTTCCTTTACAAGGACAGGCTGCTCAGAATTATACAGCTTCGCGCGATCCCCTCTCGATCCGCACGCCTCCTCCAGCTCATCTTCCTCCTCCATCTCGCCCAAATCTTCCTCAGGAGCCTCCATCTCCAGCTCGTACTCGACTTCCTCGTCGCTTACCTCTGGAATTTCTTCGTCACCGAGCAGGTCATCCTCCTCGTCCTCTACGGCTTCCATCTCATCCCCTTCACTCGGGACAGGCGACGCGTAATCATCCTCATCGTCCTCGCCAACTTCCAGGTCAACGGCTACGTTTAGCTCCTCAACCATACTTGGATCTACTTCAAAAATTTCTTCGGTTCCCTTGTGGATTTGCATCTGCGGATCCTCCATTGCTTCTGGCCCGTCGGGCACGTTCTGTGTCTCTTCTCCTGATGCCATATCTGCCCTTTGGGGAGGATTCGCAGATACGTCCTCCATGTCAACGGGCTCAACTTCTTCGGGATCGACTTCAGTAGGTGGGGTTTCTTCGATTTGGATGGCTTCTTCTACCGGTCCAGTTTCTTGGCGGAACTCGTTTTGAGCACGTCCAGGATCGAAGCCCATTTCATCGAGTGAATCAGCACTATACGGTCGTGAAGAGGTACTAGCAGCGCCTTTGCCTTTACCCCGCCACTCTTCAGTACCCTTCATCATATCCTTTAACGACGCACAGAAAGCATCGGGATCGTCTACGTTCCCTTCCATTTTCTTCCTGCACTCTGTGAACTTGTGCTCATGATCACCAGTCAGGGAACCCCAGAACTTCTCTACGGACTCTTTGGTCCATCCCTTAGGAAGATTATCCCAACCAACATAGGGGTTCTCTCCACCCGCCTTTTTGCCCTTTAGATCCATCTTCTTTCGGAGCTGGCGCATCAATTCCTCCTCGGTCTCGGCAACACTCGCAGCCGACCCACCATTTCCACCGCCCCCACCATCCCCTCCACCATCACCACCGGGTTGATAAGAGAAGGGTGAATCTTCGACCCCTCTCCAATACAAACCAGGTAGTCCGGGACTAGTTTTCTTGGTCTTCTTCTTAGGTTTCCCTAATTCGAAGAAGTCACGCAAAAACTTCTGGACGTTGGTTTCGTGGTCAGTCTTCTTTTTCTTTTTGGGTTTTTTATTCTTTTTCTTTGCCGCCGTATCAAGCAACTCAGAGGCGTATTTCTCCTCTGGAGTCATTGACGGTCCATCTCTCGTTTTACCCTCTGTTGCCATGAGACCTCCTGATGTTGCAGGTATACAACACACCAGTCTGGTAATTCAGATAATGTCGCGGCAGAGAGGTGTGTGAGTTGAAGCTAGAGCGTGACGCCTAGATCTTTGAGGAAGACCTTAAGCTCTTGATATGTACCGGCGACTCCGCTCTTTTTGCTAATCGAAGGACGATCCGACTTGACCGTGTTTAACATTTGAGACAAAAGTCTCTCTACCTGTTCCCACATTAAGTCTTCTCGTGTCTTAGCAAGAACGTAAGTACGCCCTTTATATACTAACTTTTTTGGTGGTGAATTGGACAAGACTTCCATTACCTTAAGCGGACGGCCAGCCATTCTACCACCTCAGCTATATCACCGAATTTAGCGGTACCAGAGTCATCCCTATAGTTATAAGTAACCTCTACTGGATAGTTTGCTTGGGCACCAAAACTAAAATTTATAGAAACCAAACTAGCTACATCCCTCGATAGACGCATGCTAACGTCATGTATACGCTCAGATTCGGACTTAACAACAATAGATTTTCCACCAACACGTTCAGCAATCCCCTCAGCTACAATCCGCATAGCTTGCGACATATTGTCTACAGTAGACGGAAACTGATCTAGTACTACGGACTGCTGCCGTAAAGCCGGATTAGTAAAATTTATACAAGATTGTGGACACTGATCATTGACATTGCGCCATACACGATTCCATTTAGGCATTTGAACCTGATCCCCGTCTCTTGTAAAAGACTCTTATATAGAGTTAACTACATCTTCTGCACTATAGAGTTCTACTGGATAATGGATGTCGTAATCTGGCGGCCCGATATAAACCTCAAACCGGATAGGGGAGTCCCCAAACTCCGACCTTACATCATCGGGTCTACCTTTAGGGAAATTGATATACCCTGTAATATTAAAACCAAACTGGGGGGAGACGTAGTCGTTAGAGATGTCCGGGTCCACCAAAGATACAGGTACACCACCTAACTGTGCCTTTATTGCACGAATAATTGGTTGTAAATATTCCCGCCATTTTGTACTCGGATGCTCAGAGATTTCCTTGACCATCTCTGATTCGTCGGGAGCAGGCACCGGCTCACCTGGTACCTCTTGCTCCTTAGCGATGTCTTCTAATTCTGCTAGTCCTGCATCTCCTAATTCTTCCAAAGGATCTTGGGCTATTCTCTTCTGCATCTTAGCTATCCTTTAATAAAAGGAGAAACACTGGTTGTAAGACCCGTGAGAATTTGTTTATCGGAAAGGGCCCGGTCAAACCGAGTGAGCACAGGATTGAAATCCGAATGTTTGATTTGATACGGGTGCTCCCTACCACATGCCTCTGAAATACGGGAGACGTAGTTCAGCTCTTTTGTAATTTCTTTACTCAATCCGTCCTCACGGACCTTGTCGAGTAAGTACTTATTCAGAGGCTCAAAATCATCTTCTGGAATTGGGACAGGGGGTACCAATCCCAAACGAAATGCCAGATATTGCACAACCTGTGCTTGCCTACGATCTAAGCCCTCGTTCCTCTTCAGCTTCGAAAACACTTTTCTGGCGAACTGTTTTCTGTGGTCTATATCTGGAGCACTTTTATCAATTCGGTCTAATATCTTAGCAATCTTACGCTGCGTCAATCCAAAAAGCTCTTTACGATCGTCCCAAATAGGAACTGAAGCAATTCGATCGAGTAGGCTGTTCACCACATGTGGTCTGGTATTACCAACAAACCTCTTGTGCTGGTTTTTAACTGGGAATCTAGATTTCTCAGTTCCTGCCCCAAAACCTTCAAGTCCACCCTCTGGTGCCGATGGGGGTACCTCTTCAACTCCTCCCCCACCTCCCAGTTCACCTCCACCAAGTTCGCCCCCACCCCCAAGTTCTCCACCTCCCAGTTCACCCCCACCAAGTCCACCAAGTCCCTCACCCAACCCACCTCCTAGCTCACCTAAACCACCGCCTAGCTCCCCGCCTCCGCCAGTGTACTGACCTGAATCATCAAAGCCGTACTGCTTTTTGAGTTCAGCAAGCGCAACTTTATGCTCGTATATTTCTTTGTGCGTCTCCAAATCGGACTCAAACGAATTCATAGCTTTGTCGATATCAAACCCCGCCACTTGAGCACGCATCCGAATCGGAATTGGTAATCCCTTCTCTTCCAACTCGTTCAGGATCGCCATATAATCTTGATCTGCAACTGGAGAAAGCGCCTTATCCCATTCAATGGATGGAAGCTTGAACTCGGGCTGGCTATCAATCCGGCTCTTTTTACCAGTACGGATACGATGGGCTAACTCCGCCTCGGAACGGTGACGGATATCATGCATCTGAGCTAACTGGTATATAATCTTCTCTAGAATAATTTTCTGAGTGAAATAGTTGCGTACAGCACGAACCTTCTCGAGGAACGTCGATAGGATAACCTCCATCGAGTTCCAGTTTGCTTCGCCTGTAAGAAACGTTTCAGAAATTCCCAACGCCCGCATTTTTGCTTCTGATAAAAAAGACCACTCGTCAGAAAGCTTCCAATATTCTCCAGAACCTCCGCCTAATGAGTTTACTATAACTCCTTCACGGGTCACCACCTTGCCCCCAATTGGGTCTTCTTCCGCCGCAAAAAACATATCTAAAATTTCAGACATTTCATCGTCTGATGCATCTGGCCATACCGTAATATGCCAAAGTGGCCCGGCCCGGCGACGGGCTCCAGCAATGGACGCGTCTAAAACAGCTTTCTCATATATCTTGAAAGGCATTACACGAGTAAGATAAGACGTTCCGTAGTAATCATTTGCAAATACCATCCTAGGGAGGAACATGGTATTCTCAGGGGCCAAAGGAATCGGCTGCCCAGACGCGAGAAGGTTTACCAAAACCGGGTCCATATCCCGCCGCTGTTCCACCACTCGATTATCGGAACTGGTTGCCCACTCACGCTGGTCCTCGCTAGGCTGGTAATCAATTAATGGAGGCATACTAGGTATTGGGGATACTTTGATACTCACATAATCTAGATCATGTGGAATGGTCTCATACCAATAACCTTTGCTCTCATCCATAAGCATGTGAAACACAAACTTACCAAACGTAAGGTAGTCAGAAAGCAAAGAAGGCATCATAGGCAAGATGCCACTAGCAGCTAACGCATCTTGGTAAAATTGCAGTACCTTATCATCATCCAGCCCGCTCAATATAACATTCGGTGAAAACGCCAGATCTTTCCAATACTCTGTTGCTGGTCCAGCAATGGCGTCAAACATTATTAAGTTACGAAATATTTTATTTTGAGTTTGACTATCGGCAGGCAGAAAATCTTCAGCTAGAGTTGGATCCTCTGCACGTTCCCATACTGGGGAGTATCTCTGATGTAATCCACCTCCTGCCAGCATGGGTGCTGTCAGGTTGGTCATAGCCGCCCCATGACGCATTTTCGATTTAGGCGAACCACTGTGTGATCGCATAAATCCGGCATGTCGATTTTGTATTCGGCGCAGCCGTCTACCCTCGGTCATATCATATCGAATTCGGAACATAGACATTCAGCAACCTCGGCGCACTGGTTAGGTAGAGAGCAGGAGCTACTTACCCCAATTCATCGGCAGTGTCGTGCGGCAGGCTTTGCAATACATACCACGCTCGTACGCTCGCGTGTCAGGGTTGTAACCACCCAATTTTACATCTACCATATGCGTTTTACAGCGTGGGCATTTACCCTCTGATATAAGGGCGTCTATCTCTATAAAATGGTCGTCAGTATTGGAAGATTGGACTACTGTGGCACTGTTTGTGCTGCCAGCGTCTGCAGTCCTTAGCTTCTTTTGTTGTCTACTAATAGCTTCTGAAAGTATACGCCGAGCTACTCTCTCACTTTTAGGATCCAAAGTGTCAGGTATACCCGCCACTCGGAGATTGCCCACAAGCCGATTGACGCTGTTTATACCAAATGGTTGAGAGGCTTCCTTTAACAATCCCCTCACTAAATCATAGCTAGTCATCACAATTTTCCTCCAGACGATCTCCTGGGCATTGCCGCACTACGCTGTCGTGTAACACCGACAGACCTGCCCGATTTAGGACCGCCGCTAGTATAGCCGCCACTATTGGGCCGACTGGCTCCTCTGAAGATAGCAACCGAACGGAAGTCGCCTCTACGTCGCGCGGAAATACTGTGTTCTGCATAAAGCTTCTTGTACTTCCGCATGAATCGATGCGCTAAAACGGCTACCCGGAAAAGGTCATCCTGCCCTTGATTAGGTTTCAGCACTTTTCGACCAAATTGCTCTACAGTTGTGAGTTGCAATAGCATATGTGCGCGTGGGGTTGCAGCCCTACGCGACAGATCTTTAATGGAAAGTAACTCATCTGGCACTGTTTCCGTAGACGGGAACGACAAGCGCATTCCTCGCAAATCCTCACGGAATGCATCAAAATCTGGCCACTTTAACGTGTATATTTCCGCGTCTTTTCCAGTAGTGGCATTGAAACCCTGGTTCGTCTTAAGATCATGGTAGGCATGCGAAGAATTCCACCGGTCAAAAGCCACATGCAGAAAATTGAAAGTGTTAACCAATGGAACAATGAAATTCTCATAACACCAATTAAGATCCACTACATGGCCCCGGTACGGAGCCACTTCTACAAACTCTTCAAAATAGTAATTGTCCAATGTCGCGTCATATTTTGCGACACACAAAGCAAAAGAGTTCTGCACTTCACCATTATCTACGGCTAAAATCCGGGCACCGTATGGGTCAGCGCGCACATTCGCCAGGTGCGGACGTAACCTTATAATAGACTCCCCCTCCATTTCATAATTTTCCACATAATAGTTGAATAGTGCTTCATCCTTATCTGATGGTCTTGACAGGCTCGCCACTAAATTAGAATCAGAGAAAAACGGACTTAATGCACGTGGAGGTATGGCCGCCCAGTTCCGCATGAACCGATCCATGTCACCGGCCATACGTTCTTTGATACGTTCTTCCTTTTCTTTAGGATTCACTTCCCACGTGGCATAATGCGTATAGAACATCCTCGGCGCTCTGGGGGCGAGCGCAGCTCTGGTCATAATTGGATCGCCAACTGTACACGGACTGGATATATTAAACATATGCCCATCTAGTACGTCGTAATCACGCAAGTCCTCACGCCGTATGTCTGCATGAGAACGCACGGTATTAAGGCTGTTGTCCAGGGCGTCAAAGACCGCATTCCCATCTTTGATTCCAGCACGCTTCTTACCATCCTCGTCGCTGTTAAACCAACCAAGCTCATCTAGTGAACAGAACAGCCGCGTTGCCCCACGTAGACCGGTACTGGACGCAGCTAGTATGTGAATGGCCAAATTTTTAGCAGGAAATATAATGAAGCGCTCTCCCTCACGGTAAAGCGTAGTACCTAATCGTTTACCCTCAGAAAGGAGTGATTCCCTTACTTCCTTAAACCAAGGAGAAGCAGCAAAAGCTTCTCTGAACGGCGTCCACACATATTTTGTAATCTGATGCAGGGTAGGGGCTACAAATGTGGCCTCTAGTACTTGATTCGATGGAACCATAAAATATTTGGTAGGATTGGGAAGAGCCAAATACCTATGTAAGATATAGGGAAAAGCGAACGTACCAACGGTATAACTCTTGCCAGATCGCTGTCCCCACACCCCAACAAACTCATTCGGAGGTACTGGGCGCAAGCTAGCAGCAACGTTAGGATCAAGATCGTTGTATTCTCCGAATCTTGGGTCATTTATCCAGTCAGAAAGTATTTCCGTCCGATTACGTTTACATTTGGGGCAAACGCCAAAGCGCAGAAGTGCAAATCGGTCTAAAACGTCGCCAACTGGGTCGTTTACGGGAACCTTATGGATATAATCAAGGTCACTGCAAAAATAGCAAACATCTTTAAAATAATGCGCTAGTATCTCTACCTGCCGTGGGTACAAATCTCCGGAAAAGCCTAAAAAGTCTGGATCCCTACAAAACTCTATGACATTAGAAGCAACGGGAAAACTGGAACCGGAGAATACGGAGGGGTCTAGGTCGGCAGAAATAGCGCGCTCAACTAAGCCCTTTACATCTGGCAGAAGCTCGTCTGAGTCATCTTCATCAGCGACATCCCCAAGTAACTCGAAATAGTTAGTTGACACGGCGTTATTGCTACTATTTTTACTGCTGTCTTGATCAGGGGACTCATTTTCCTTATCAGGAATAGGTAAAAGCCCCCCAGACTCTACCGTATCAATACTTGTTTTATCCTCCGAACCATTTAGCAGGTTGTCTAGCTCAGACCCAAGCTTACGGTATTCTTCCTGATCTGCTTTTCTCGGTTTAGAACCGCTGCTCTCTTTACGTGTACGGTTAGATTTTGCAATTTTAACATCATCGTTATCACCGAGAGAAAAGCCGAACTCCGTTAGCTTTCTCTTCTTAGCCTTAGGCTTACTCGACGAAGCGATGCTAGGCTGTCTACCTTTCTTGCCAGACTTAGGCATGACTTTTACTTAGATTCTTTATCATTAGTTTGAGTGCTCAGACGGGGGTAGCTACCAGTACGCCGTTTGTGCAATTCAGAGAGCCCATCCAGCACGTTTGATACATCATTAGTTAGACCACGTATTTCCTCTAGTAAATCTGCTGCTTCGTCGTCCCCGTTTGCGCGCATAATACGGATAACGCCTGTTGTAGTATGATTGCGTTTTTCTTCTTTTATTATTTTGTCATATGGATGTACTAATTCTGCTTCGACAATATTACTAACGTCAGCACAGCTCTCATCACATAAGTCATCGCAATGCTCACATAGGTCTAAAGAGGTTTGCGTACCAAAATGTTTACTGTACTCCGTGGAAGAACGCGGTCGCGGTAATGGTTTATCCGCAGAATCTTCTAAAATATCCGCTGTGGATGATGGCTCCAGCCCCAACTCATCATCTACCAGTTCATCTAGCTCAGACAAGTCAACTGCCGCGGGAAATGTAGAGTTCCCAGTGTTTCTAGCCTCATCCATTGCACCATTCTCCTTACCTTAACTTTTCGATTACATCCGATTGCTGGGTCAACATCTTCTTTATATCTTGCACTTCTTCACGTTGTGCGCGTAGAACCTCAGAATAGACGTCCTTCAATACGAATTTCTTCGAGCAGCCGCCATAATGACTTTTAAACTCGCTCTCGACAGATTTCAGTTGATCCTCCAGCCGTGCACAGGTATGGAGTACATTAGATATGTCCTTCTCTAACGCGCTAAATTGTGCCTTTCTCAGCTCCTCTTCTACTCTACTTTTCTTCTTAAGGATCAGTATTATAAAGGTCACAATTACCGAAACAAGTAAACTGAGCAGACTTAGACCAATTCCCCAGTCTATTGGCTGAGGGATCGACTTAGCCATTGTTATGAAGAAGTGGTACAACAAGGCTACGACCACGAATACCCGGTTTAATACAACAAACTACTACACCAGGTGGTGAGAATGGCACCACACTATAAAGTAACCTTAATTATCCGATTTGAAGAAAGAAAAAGAGGAAAAGGTGGGTGGGTACCTAACAGAGGACCGTCTACGACAGCTAGTAGTAATCCGTACTTATTTTGGGAATACTATAGCAACGACGGCAGCTTTTTTTTAACCGTGCCTTATTACGTGCACCATACTCGAAACAAGTGAGCTTCTTCCAATAGGCGGCCCTAGAAACACATCTACGAAGGGTACGAGTGCATTTCTTAGTCTCTGAGTACCAATCGGGTTTGCTCTGGTTGCGTACTCTGCGTAAGTACTTGCATGGGAATCGACGCTCTTTCCAAGAATCACCTAAAGCTCTAGAGGTATGGTAGTAATCCCACACCCGCTTACGGCAACGCCTAATAGTCTTATAGCGATACCCTTGGTTGTAGCGATTTAGCACACACCGTCGCAGGGGCAGATGCCATTTTTGGTGTTTTCGGGCCAGACACCACTTTACATGCCGGGCTATTTCTTGTGCGCTCTTCAAGAATGAGAGTCTGGGATTACGATTCAGTTTTTTGCAATAACGAATAACCTTACCCCTATCCCCGCGTACGTGGTGCTGCGTCATACCGCAATCAGCAAAGCACCCCTTAAACTGCAATCCTGCTTTACACCTGGTATTTAGCAACATCAGACCCCGGAAGTCAGACTCCATACGCCCAACCGCCAGCATCACCACAGCGTCAACCCCGGTCCTCTCCTCAGCATGCAGAGCAGCGTCCGCTATTTTAATACGATCTTTATCGCGCAACCGTACACCACGGTCCTCGATTGCTTTAAGAGAAACGACTAGGTCTGCAATTCGGGCTTTTCGAGTCTCTTTGTATTCTTCTGAAGAGACTACGTCTTCCGGGATCTTCTTTTTCAGGTTCAGCAACGGATCGGGTAAAGACAAAGTACGACCCGATTCTACATAAAACGACTTATGTAGTTTACTGTAGTTACTACTTTTCTGGGAAGCCCTATCCGCAAGTACACCAGACAGGCCTAAAAAAGAGATTAAGTAAAAAGCCAACAAGCTGAACACTGATTTTTTCATAGGTGTGCTCCTTTCCTGCAAACTAAAGGGTGTCTGCAACCCAGTTTACAGCATATACAACTATGTTTTCCCTGTGAGTTTCGGGTCGGCGCGGTTAAATGGAGGGAACTGTTGCTAGTTTAGTTTTGGATCCGCTGTGTCTTCTTGACTTGCCTCACCATCGAGCCCCAAATCCTTTACAGTAGACTCTTGCGCATTGAATATCTTCTGGAGGGTTGGAAGCAGTGCGTCACACTCCAACGCTAATCTCCTACCTGAATTGCGCAATGAGTCCTTCAGTGCTCGATCGATCTTCTTGTGTATCCGAGCGTCTGTAATAGAGAACAATGCGGTTCTAAGACGTTCAACCTCCTCCGTGTTGACTATTATTATTCGCTTTATCAGAGGTGACAGAATCTTAGTAGCTATCTCCTTGACAAACTCGTCAGATGGCCGTAAACGCTCTTTGGCCACAATAGCAGCACGTTTTTCTTTAGTAAGAGCTATGAAATGGTCCATAGCCTCGAAATTTTTACTATTCTCCTTATAAGTACGCATGCTACGAGATGCTGCAATATCTAGCTGCTTTATCATACGATCTAGTTCGTCGTACCCGTCATTGTCAGCGTATAGGCAATTCCGTTCGTGAACTTCGATAGCCTCAACAGTTGTATCATATCTCTCTGCTAGAACAGCAGCAGAATCATCCCCTTCGCGTAGATCATCGTTCAACTCCGCAACCAAGCTACGGGGGATACTCTCGCAGAAGTCACAAGCCATGAGTTTTTAGCACTCTCTGTTAAAATTGGCCAAGTGAGCCAAGTTTGGAGCCTGCCGAGCAAATGCCGGAACTAATTGCTCTAAAGGGGGTGAAATCATGCTGTACGCTGCGAAATCTTCGGTGGTAGCCGGACGCAGCCCTAAACGTGCTAGATCTCGTGCGTTATAGGTAAGAGACACAGGTGTAGAATCATTTGTCCCAAGTAGTTCTACTTCGAACATTTGTGCTTCTTCCGCCGCATCACCATTTCTGATGTTTTCAATGCTCATATTGCGTATGTATACCAAAGGATAAGAATCCTCAGCATACTCCGCAAAATACCATTTACCTGTTTGCAGACTGAGCCGCAGAGCTTTACGAACTTGTTTTCTTGATCGTACCAGATATTTCCTCGGACCATTTTTGCTTGCTATATACAAGCCGTTGCTCTCAGCAATATCTGATACTTCCTGTATATCAGGTTCTTTGACATCCTGCAAAATAAGGCTAGTTGGAGATGAATCTTGAATTGCCATACCTAGAGCCTTGTAAACGGCCTTTGCTGTCTTTACAGCGTTTGTGTCGCCACTCAGTACTACTGCTGCGTAACCGTTAACTTGGCTCGTCTTCCACTCACTTGACGGCATACTGAACCTCCAACTAGTCAATACGCAAGTAATACTTGCGATATAGACGATAGACTATCCTACGTCTCCGCGAATCAGTACCAACGTAACGACTCTTCTCTAAAATGTAAGAACATATTTTGAAAACGGTGTCTAGCGCCTGCCCATACCCCCCGTAGTGCCTAATAATCATATCGGCAACAAAATCAAGGCGCTGCCACATATATTTTTGCGTGGCGGTATCCGCAGTATGCACACTAGCGTCGATACCTACAGGATCGGGATTATGTGGGGTAGGGTTGTAAGAGGGTGCAGTGGTACGTAAAAAGTCTTCTTCGCTTCTCTGTATTTTACTATGGAGATCTTCCAACTTATCGACCACATCTTCATACCTATAATGATGTATAATAGCAGCCATAACTTTGGCAGGGAGTTCGCCGGACAAAGCAAAGTCGTCTACGACGTCTTGGCCGCCGTCCCGTAAAGAAGAAGCAAAGACTGAAGAATTTTTCCAAACAGCAGCATCATTAAAGCCTTTTAGCACTTTCCGTATATTTTTTTCTACCTTGCGTGCAGTATACTTCATGGTAGAAAGTACTTGCTCACGGTCGTCTTTAGCTAACTGAGAAAAAGCTTCAGATATAATTCTCCATTTATACGGATAGAGTTCGAGCGAGTTACGTTTCTTATACAATTTCCAGTTTACAGTACGCATTAGTGAATCGACATTAGTCATCTCAGTAAGACCCAACACGCGGCGCCCGACCCAAGTATTCGCGGTTACATTGAATAGAGGTCCGAACTTTTCCGCCAATGCTTCTGGTACGGTTTCCTCCCCAACAATATGAAAATTCACCAGATGGTCTGTATTGTCCAAGTAAAAACCACTGACCATCTCGGCTTCGTGTAAGTAATCTTTTACCTTACTCCTAGGTGCCACAATTAGTAAGTCCAAATCGGAAGTTGGTGAGTAATAATGGCCCGTGAGATCTCCAACCAAGTAAATACCTTTGTTCTCACTAAACCTACGAGAAAGCTGTTCCTGTAAAAAACGCTGAGTGTTAGCGTTCAAAGTCAGCTCATCGGACTTCCAAATGTCTGGACTCAAAGTCCGATAATGATAATCGTAAATAGGCACTAGACTGGCCTTGAACTCTGATCTAACTTATGAGGTGGCATGGGACCAGAGGGACTCTGACTAGGACTTTTGGGTTTTTCTACTTTTGTACCCTCTTCTGCACTAGGTCGTTCCGCACCTTCCTCCTCGTCTGTTACGTCATCTATCCCCTCAGGGGGGTGAATGTCTACCTCAGTGTCATGGTCTACAGCTTGGGGTCTCCAAGTACCAGATTCTATTATCTCTTTAGCGTTTACAAACACAGCAGAGTCCAACGCAGCTCTGGCAGCTGCATACACATCCCCATGCTTGTATTCCTTCAAAATCGGACCGATATTTGCGAAAGCTAAAGAGGGCTCATTACCAATTACGTCAGCCAATTCTTTTGGGTTGACATCTTTATTACTCGGTGGGTACTGTTTAAGCAAAGCAGCGGCGTCCGCTTCCGGATGCTCCTTCGTTAGTTCGGACAAGGTGTCCAAATAATTTCTCGTTAGTATCAGTACATCCTGCGAACTGTAAGGAAGCTGCGCCACATCTTCAGCTTTCACCAAACCAAAAACGTAATAAGGTATGTCGTCGTAATAAACGTAAAAATCGGTCGCTGCCGCTTTTTTGTCTTTTGCGTCACCAAACTCATGCTTGTACCATCTGGATGCAACCCGGAGCAAAAGACGGTCTACGGCTGATCCGATCACTTTTAGCAGAGAGATGTCATCTGGCATTGGGTCGGGTAGGATGCTGGATAACGGTGTCCGACCTATAATCGGATTTTGAGAAAACAGATCTAGCAAGAAGTCGACATCTGAATAGTAGTTCACTCGAGCAAGCGCAAGTTCATCTTGTATTTCTTCTACTGGATTCCTACTCTGTGGACCCACAGACTCAACTATACGAAGTAGAAATTTACCAATAAGTTCATGCAATTCTTTACTTATCTTCGGCTCGCCTTCCGCAGCAGTAGTGGTCGATATGCTCATCGCATACCTAGGTGCCTTACGTACAGGATAAAGTGTAGAAACCCTCATGTTTTATACCTCAAAAGTGCGCTGCTAGGCGGGGAAGACACTAGACCCCCCGCCTAGCAGCGCATATATAGTAAAAGGCAGCCGAACTGCAGAACTGGATTAGACGTCTGCACCAGTAGCGTCGACCCACCCAGTACCCGAGGTTGCATCAGCCCAATTAGGAATCAGAGTATCTGTATTCCAGATCATCGTCCCATCAGGCATCCCACCAACCCCAGGACGGTCAGCGTTGGCAAAAGTGAGCAGCCCAGAAAAAGGTGCTGCCGTAGGCTCTGCCAGTCCCTGGATGAACTCTACGCTCAACGGACCGTAACCCGACAGCGAGTAGACCTGGTTATCGATGGTGATAGAGATATACCCCTTGTTAACTAGCTCGGCTAGATCTTTGGCACGCCAGTAATTAATATACCGACGAGGAACGTCAGCAGAGGCTCCAGGTCCAAGCTTGCGGTTCATCGCTACAATGGACCAGCTGCTGAGATTCTGTACTGTGAGATAAACTGCACTGGTTTCTACAGTTACGGTTGCCATTTCGGAACTCCCTCTAAACAAGTTTGTTGACAGAACTGTACCCGTTAAGAGACTGGGTACTCCACACTATAGAATAACCAAGTTCACGGTAGTTCAACCAACCCAACTATACTCGGCTTGACAAGGAAGCAAGTTGGAATCACACTAGAAGAGTACACACAGAAGGAGCCGCATGTATTACGAAAGCCAACCGAGAAACATTCAGGAAGGGCTGAAGGAACTGGATCGGAGAACGCCTAAAGCTTATGTGGAAATAGTCGCCAACTACAAGCCCGCAGAACTATGGAAATGCTATAGAACTGTAGGGTCATTCGTAGAAAAAGTGTGGCTCAAAGAAGGGGCCCCACTCCGTATGCACCTGGAACAACAAGGCATCCGTTCAGTTGAAGACATGCGGGCCTTAATTGTAGTTGCTTTTTATCGGAGAGTACGTAAGAAGGAAATCCCGGAGGATAAACTGATTAAGGAACTGTACAACTTCTGGAAGACAAAACACAAGATAACTACGAAGAAGAGACAGAAGTAGCAAATCAACAAAGTTAGCTAGCTGTAGAATAGCTAAACCTATCACGTAACGCGTCGATTGTGGGCAATGTGCCCGGATTCTCGAACTGTGCGATCAGATGGAAGACCTTCTCGGACCATCCGCTCATCAAAAGTGTTCTGTCGTTTTTTGGATCCATCTGGGATTGGTTACCTCCAGAAATGTTCAAGCTGTAGAAAAACACATCCGGATTGACCGTATGACGATATTCTGCCAAAAGGCTTACCAAATCAGTACCGTTCCGTAAAAAGTTCTCTGAATAGCAGTTCATGTCACTTACGATGATAACTCGATCAAATTCCTCCGCGTTGAAGCCGGTATACTTCCCCAACGCCCACACAAGGCCTAAATGTGCGTGAGTAGCATGGCCGACCTGGATTCCTGCATCCTTAAGCTGGTTGACGATTGCCATGACAGAATTCGCTTCAGAAAAGCTGACGAGCTGGAAACGAGTCCCAAACACACCGAGCCGAGCCCTACGACCAACACGCTTAGCCAAGACCGCCGCCATCGCCATACCAACTTCTTTGCAGCTTATGGTGGAACGTTTTGAAACAAGCGCGTCCATCGAACCTGAGGCATCCACCATGATAAAAGTCTTACCGCCCAAATCCGGAATGTTCTGAACCGACTTATCCAGAGCTATATCTATAGCTGACCGTGCAGTTTGGTGGCTCACCTCTTTCCGAGCAGACAGAAACCGAAATGGCATCTGCCTATGATTTACATCAGAAGTAAGGTAAGAGTAAACACGCTCCCAATCACTATCAGACAGGCCCACTTTTTCTAAGTTCCGCAAGTTACGTAACATTGCCATGTAAGGCAATTTTCTATTTTGAATCAACCATCCCCATGTTGCCTTTGTAGAACCAAAGTGGCTTATCAAATTTTCCCAAGTAACATCACCCTCTAATGCCAGTTTTTTGGCAGTAGGGCACCACGTCTTCAACTTGAAAAGCTTCGCCCTAGCAGCCACTTTGGGAAGTGCTTTCGCGTTTATCTCACCATCAATCAAATATTTTGCCATGGCGTGCGAGAATGGACGCATATTAGATCGTCGAGGGCGTCCTTTTCCACGACCTTCGTACCGTGATAGAAAAATAGCCAAATCCTTGAAAGTGGGCGCCTCACGTGATGAGTCATATTTCAAGATCTGATACTCGTTAAACTGCTGTAGAGACTCAATCAAACCACGCGCAAATTGCTTCGGGAATGATCCTTTACGTCGACCGTCTGCCCCCTCCATGAAAAGGTGACGGTAGGCCGCAAAAGCCCGTTTCGGTTCGTCTGCCCGACGAAGAATCAACGGCGTATACTTACGAATCAACCCACTACCACGACCCAGTTCAAACTCTGCCCGTGCAGATATAACCAGAGCCATGATAGGCGTCTGCCTAAGATTCAAGTCCTCACGCGCCCACCTGGCTAGTATTAGTAAATCCTCGAAGTTCTTTTCTTCAGCAATCTCACGCATAGTCCGAACTAGATCCCGCGCAGACTCGTTAAACCCAAACCGATCCTTTATATTCTCAGGGTGAACTAAGGTTTCACCTTTATAGGTAGACAAACTCGCCTTTGCGGTTCGGTGACCCTGCACGTCCGTTGGCTGTAGACTGTCGTAAAACTTATCCTCACCAAAAAATCCAGACCCGATAGTAAATATAAGACGCTGGACCGGATCAGCTAGATCAAACGCCGGTCCACCTACATACCGCTGTTCAGTAGCCCGAGACAAGGCTTCGCGCACGGCGCGGTCAGTCACGCTCCTCTTTCCAGTCCCTACACGCATTTTGTCACCTCTAATGTTGTTTGTGTACTACACAGTCGTAGCACGGATTCGCAGGACGCGATAAACTCGGGGAAATAATCGCCAAAAGTCTTTTAGCTGAGCTGATACAAATCAGATGCGAAGTAACTTTTGGCAGCATCACCCAGATACCAGTAAAAATCGGGGAAATAGTCAAGATAAGTCAACAGCGCCCGCCCAGGGCCCACCTACTTTGCGTAGAATGGTTAGGAATCGAACCTAAACTCAATATGCCAAATATCGAAGTAACTTATCTCTGCATCACCCGGAAAGGTTCGGGGAAACAATCAAAACAGCTACCCGGTGCTCTGTCCTCTGAGCTACTCCCTAGGATTGATAACCCAAGGAGGCGGGGATCGAACCCGCGACAACCGACCAATTGCGAAGTAGGCCGTTTCTGCATCACCCGGACCTAAAGTCTACCAGTGCTGGACCAGGACGGTAGACATGATTTTAACCTCGGGGAAATGGACGACATCAGTCTTGACCCATTCGAAGTATCCGATGCCTGCATCACCCGATTGTCAACTCTTCTTCTTGGTCCCAGCTAAGTCTGCATTACGATACAACTCAGCTAGTCTGCTCGTTACCATACCAGATGGATCTGGGTCGTCAAGCCCTTTTTCAAGCTTTTTTCGGGTCTGACGAACAGAATCCTTGTAAATACACTCATCACATAAAAGCTGACCGTTAGGGTAGCCATAAGCAACAGCCGATAGAAATTTTCTACAGTGCTCTCTACCGTCCGAATCCAGCCAAGTCCCTACGGACCGACCACAACGAACACAGTATGGCCGATTGGCGCCTCCAATGGCATGTAAACTGTCTCTTGCAGTTATTGTGGCATTTTACAATTGCCGCAAATAGAATCCCCCGAAGAAATTGCGGCTCCGCAGTACTGGCAACGAGTCACCTCAATGTCGATAGTGCCTTCCGGCTCTGGGAGGGGGACACGGATCCTCGGACCCTCCTTTACAGTACCACCCTCCTCCTTCGGAGGAACAATGTAAAACGGTGGGGTTATACCCACACGTAGATCAGGCAACCGACCCAGATTTAGTATCGACCTGGCCATAATACACACCTAGGCTAACTGATCTCTTGGGATCTCTATGGTTGCCAAAAATACTTTGTAACGCTCATGCACTCCCAACAACCTGTTTAAGGCAGAAGCGGTCTCTTTCGCTTTGTCGAGTTCCGTGTACATCCTATCACCTACCGCACTTGCAAGCATGGGCACACGCCCCTCTTCATCGGGCTCTGCGATAAAGTATACCCGTTGTATGTAGTATCGAGACATCTCATACGAGATATAAGTATATTTTACAAATTAGCGCATAGCCAATTGAGAAAGGATTGTATAAGCGGAGTCTTCGGTTAGAGCATCCTCATTATCAAGATAGTAATTAGCTAATTTCTCGGACAGTTCTTTCTTACTAATGGATAGTGCGTTGGCGACAAGCTGTATAATTGCAGAGGCGTCAACTCTTGTGAGAACTAACCCTCCTGAGTTTACAGGACCAACACTGCGCAGTAAATCTGCAGCGAGCATGTAAGGATACCGTGAACCACTGGATCGATTGGGCATAATTGAACTGCTCCTCTTCTAACAAAGTCCTTTACAGTTGTGGCTCCCGTTGATCTGCTGTGCGCATATCATGGTACTCTATACCAAGGTCAGCGTACAAAATGTAAACTACCGGGCGGTATAGGTCAGGTAGAGATGGAACTGTCGAGTTTAAAAAGGAGAGAAAAATGACAGACTGGACAGAAGAAGCAGTTTACGTGTGCCCCTGCAAGGTCTATCTTGTTATGGAAGTGGAAGAAGATACTACCTGGCTTGCATTAAATATGCATGAACCAGATATACATGCTTACTTCGATACGGATGAGGAAGCGAAAACTTGGGTAACAACTAACCATGAATGCATTTAAGCCTTACGGCGGATTGAATTCAGAAACTCCTGAGTGATCTCAAAACGTTCGTCACACGCTTCCCAGAGTTCACGATGTACTGTTCCCGAATTACCGTTCAAACTCCGCGAAGGGCCGTGAAAAAGAGATAACAGCACCCCTTGCCGCTTCGCTTCCTCAACCGCTGGAACGAAATCACTGTCCCCAGCCACTAAAAGTGCCCGAGTAATCTGGCGTGTTGCGGCCAGCCGTACTAGGTCTACCCCGAGCATAATATCTACTAGCTTTTGTATGAAAATCGGCCGATCATTTTCGTCCTGACCGCGATACACCAACTTTCCCAAACGGACCTCGAATCTTGGCAGAGAAGACAAAGCAGAGAAAAACCGCTCTTTTGCTTCGTAACGTTTTTGTTCCTCTGGAGTAGGGTTTGTACTCATAAATGGACGACAGTGGTAATAGTATGTTCTGAAAACGTTGTCCTCTTTAAGCGCCTTATTTACGAAGGCGTTAAAGTCTACACGGAGCCGCCCGAATTCAAGTTCGAGCAACTTGTCGAAATATGCCCCATCGATGAAAATTGCGGTTCTGTCGTTGATCATGAATTATCTCGCTTTCTGGATGCTAGTGGGCCCACAATTGAGCCGATCGGTACGGTCATACGGGGATTGTAGTCCCCCATTCGTAAAAATCAACCCCCTGATCTGTTTTTCTTGGGATTTTTTTGGTGGGTCCTACTCTTCTTCGACAATCAAATCAAGTATAGCGTCATCCACATCATATTCAACAAACTTATCGCCCAGGAAAAACGTAGTGTTTCCTGTAAAAACTTTTGCGGTATGCCGTTCCTGTACTTTTTCCTGCATTTTGACAACAAACTCAACAGGATCAAACTTTAGTTTCAATCCCCTACCCTCACCAACCACCACATCCAACGCCTTGTCTAACCCCGCACCGCTTAAAAAGTTTAGTATTACCCTTGGATGGATATAGTACTCCAGGGTCGTCCCTACGTCTTCATGCGAAAGCATCTCCCGCGTCTCTTCCGCAGTTGACCACAGCGCGTTGTAAATTTCGCTGACGACGTGACCACGAAGGTCATCTATAGCTGCTTTTTTGATCTCCAGCAATTTCTTAGCAAGATGGGATTCCCTGGCTTTCAATCGGCTGAAAAAAGTCTCGGTAGCCTTTAAATGCCGGAAGCTGTGTGCACTAACTTCTGGGCCCAATATTCTCTGTATGTAAGCATTAACAAGATCGCCCGAAACCTTCCGACCATCTTTGGTACGGAAAAGAAGTTCCGACTTGTCTGCCTCCCCGGACAGCGTATCCTTAACATTAGACAATTGTTCTTTAATAGCAGCCACTATCTGTGGGTCGGACAATCCTGCGATATTGACCGTACCTGCTTTTCCCGGAAACTCGATCAGCATGTAGTCGTCACGGATAAATTTAATATGTTCCGGCTTTAGCGTGGTGGCCCCAAAAGTATCCATGTATACAGGATTACCTTCCTCGTCTTTTACCGCCTTACCAGACTCATCTTTTAGTTGTGTCCGCCCGCCACCCACTCTAATACCCGTCGCCATTATCAAAGAGGTAACAAGAGCCGTGAGCCTACGCTGAGGGTCTTCCGCCTGCAGATCCTTGTTGACCTGCTCGGTCAACCTATTCCAATTTTCTATAATTTTCAACATCGACCGACGTTTGCGCTCTAAGCTACGCTTCTCGCTTCCAAAAACCTCGAATTCTTGCACTATATTCCTGTCCGGATCTACATCTACAGCAAAAGACTTCGGAAAAAGTTTGCGGACTACATCTTCTGGTAGACCAGTTTGATATAAAGGCTCTTTGGCTTTCTCCTGCTTCCACGCTACGTAGCTCTCAAAAATAGTATTATGTAGTTTCTCCCAAACCTTAGACTGGTTCCCACCAAATACAGCATCCCGAATTCGCTGCAATATTACTGTTTGCTTTGACCCAGTAGGGTCAAACTTCCCCAGAAAACCTTTAACAGAATCCAAACCCCTAGCGTGCTTAATCCAATATTCGCGGGCAGCCTTCTCCTTTCCTGGATACTTCTCCAGCGCTGCTTTTGCTAGAGAAACCGCAGCCCCATCAGTAGCCAACAGTTTGATGAACGCCTTTTGTGCGCTTGCTAGAAACCGTTCCAGTTTTTGCTGTTCGTCCGCTAGAACATATCTAGCACCACGAAAAGAGATAAGCAACGGGAAGTTTGATAACCGCATTCTACATGTCCTCGCTTTATACTTTGTAAGTTCTGAAAGAATAGTTCCCAGAACCTAATTCCTGTATCAACTGCTCAAATACGGGATTACCACGTGCGTGAATCGACTCCATCTGTCGAAGATCTTCTGGAGATTGCAGGTACATCACGTGCTCCAAAAGCGGCTGCCAAGGCCAGAGAGCTACCTCCTTCTTACTTTGATCTACTGAAGCACGCACCCAATCTCGGATATGTGAAAAGGGATAATCCTTGAGCTGCGGGCGCATTTTTTTAAAAAGATCACTATGCGTTATAATAGACAGGTTTTTGTCTGATGACATCATCATTTCCGATGTAATAGGATTCCACATGACTAACATAGGCAGTCCATCGTCTTTAGTGCTTACAGAAGACAAGATCCCACCTTCACCCGGAACCCAGTCAGAAGAGTTCACCATTTTTGCCGTAGGCGGGCGCGCTACCGCACGCTGCAGTTGTCTTACTTTGACTTCGGCAGCCTTTGCTGGCATGACAGCTTCAACGAGCTGGTATACCGCACCCTTAAATCGCAAAAGTTTAGGTACAACCAATTGGTAAGTCGAACCTTCATACAGGACATAGCTGGGCACACGACGCATAGCGCTAGCCTCACCTTAGCAGTTGTTCACCAAAAGGTGCTCAAAATACACAATAAAGTAACTTGTATAGCCCCGAAATGTCTAGCACAAAGTAGTTACGTTCTCGTATCCAAATACTGTAAACGTAAAAGCATAGCAAGGAGGCGCAAATGCGAGTATTTTTAGTCCCCAAGGCAACAGGTAAAAACTACTCCATCGAAGCGGGATTGGCGGATAATGTAAAGCACTTCGACCATCATGGAGAATACTCCAGTTACCCAGCACCGTCCAACAACACAGAAATACCCAGGCTGGGACCAAATGACATCGTAGAGATCACACATGTCGACGCAGACACACTATTAGGGTTATTCAGAATGTCCGGATTACCCATGCCCGAACTCGACTACGACCTAATTGAGAAGGTGGACGTCAATGGTAGCTCCGTAGTAGAAAACCGAATGAACGACTCATATTCCTTTATGGTTGGTGTTAACAGTATAGCTAAAGACATAGGGTTCCCAAGAACGGAAAAAGAGCCCCAGGAAGTCACCGACAAAATCAAAAAGATGCTCCGCATTCCTGTGGCCAACTACATAAAGGTAGGAAAAGAGGCCACTAGACAAGCAGAGCAAACACTGAAGAACAATTTGGTAAGTAAAGAAGGTAAGGTAGGACTTTGGGCAGTAGGGAAAGAGGACAGCTTCGACCCCAGCAGACCGTATGACGACGGCTACGCTTGTGTAGTCGTATACAGAAAACATTTTAAGAGCATCTCCATTTATTGTGCCCCATCAAATGACTACCAATTTGGTAATAATAATGTCGCGGGCATCCACTTTGCAGGCCACCCCAAAGCTTGCGGCTCACCACGAGGAGAAGACTTCTCACTAGAAGACGCAAAAAAAGTGTTCGACGAAGTCGCCAACAGTGTAAACAGCAAAGATACAACCGCCAGTAGTAAAACTTTACCTGACAAGATAATGTATAAAGGTCATGTATATAATAAAGCGAAATAGTACTACATAGTACTACATGTGCGCGTAACCTAAAAGCCAACTAAGACAAGGGGTTGCAAGAAAAACAAAAATACTTCTTGACTTCTGTACAGCGAATGGTTACGTTTACTTTATCGAAAAATATAAATCGGCCAAAGGAAAAATCGATGCGACCGTGACTCAGTCCACACCTCCCGATCCCATCTGCCATTATTGCATCACCCGTACAGATCTACGGTTGGTGTAGCCTCAGCACAACTAATCCACGCTGCTGGGGAATCATCAAATGGCAACATTAAATCCGGTACACATGCCGTCGCGCTTGGCGTAGAGTCTGAGAGTCAGCTTAGTATGCTGGCAGACAAGCTTGAAGCCAAAGGCGTGCCCATTCACAGAGTGGAGGCGTCCCACGGTAGATTCGCGGGACAACTGATGGCCCTGGGCGTTGTCCCTGGCCATAAGTCTATACGGGGACAATACCTAAGTGAACTACCACTCATCCGCTTCATGCACTTCTTGGAATCCCAGAACATGATGAAACATTATATAAATAGTTATTTAAATAAAAGAAAACAGTACACCACGCAAATTGAAACCATGCAAAAGCAAATAAATAAATTGGAGTTAAATAAATCGGAGTCCAGCTGGTGGGTCAAGCTACGACGAAGGCTACGCGTAGCCAGAACCGCAGCAAGAAATGTAAAGCAATGATCGGATCGGCTGTATAGAGGGGGCACCTTGTTGACGTTGATCAACTACGAGGTACTCGGTCCGACTCCGCGCCGACCACTTCCATAGGTAAGGGTAGTGTTAGGGAGCAGTTTGACTCCTGGCCCCACAAAACCTCGCGGTAGCCCCAAAAAGATCACGCAACAAAAATTTTGCTTGACAGCAACAAAGAGGTACCGTATTGTTGCGGACACAGAACGAAACTGAACCTGAAAGGAATTAACCATGACAACCAAATTGCATCAGATCATCGCAGTAGAAAAGGGTGTCAAAACTCGAGTCATGCGTTTTGTCACGGACCAATACAAGGCCCTGCAAAAATCGGCGCTTTTTGAAGGCTTCTCCAAAACCTACTCCAAAAAGGATGAGGACGGGGAGGACTTCCCACCCGAACGGCATCTCGTTCAGATGCGTGTAGAAGACACGCTACAGGAAGTGGCAGAGCAGCTCACCGAATACATGGATACGGTGTACGCGAAGGATGCTGCAAACTGTCATGCGTACGCAGATGTAGTGGTGGATGGTAAAACGCTACTAACGCGCATACCAGCCACGCACCTGCTCTTCTTGGAGAAGCAACTAACCGACCTAAATACGGTTATTGACAGCTTACCAGTACTCGATCCAGCTTTTGCCTGGAGCAAGGATGCGGCTACGGGACTGTTCAAGTCGGCCCCGGTGGATACCACAAAAAAATCGAAGGTACACGAACCGATTGTATTGTTCCCGGCCACGCCGGAACATCCAGCACAGACACAATTGGTTCAGGTCGACAAAATCGTGGGAACCTGGACGACCATCAAACAGTCTGGCGCTGTGACAGCGGATAGGAAGAAAGAGCTACAGCAACGAGCACGGAAAATGCTCAAGGCGGTGAAGTTCGCCCGAGAACAGGCCAACTCTGTGGAGGTTGACGACAAACAATCCGTCGGTGATGCACTGTTCAGCTTCTTGCTTGGGTAACTGTAAACGGAGTAGTAGCAGAAGACAAAGCAGCTTAGCAGTGGAGACAAGCTGAAACTCAAATTCAAAATCAGGGCGATGTGAGCATATCGACATGCAGGTTCGAATCCTGCTCCCTACATTTTACGTAGGGATGGCGAAATGGCATACGCAACCGTACTCAACAGCACCGCCTGGAATACGGCCGTCGGTAGTTTACGAGCCACTAAAGTTGAAGCTATTCTCCAAAGCTGAGCATTGGCCGGTTTCGTCGAATCGAATGTTGCTGACAATATAGCCCAAGGCGTGGGTTTGAATCCCATCAGGTCCTCTATATGGACCTGTAGCTCAGCGATAGAGCGTGGGCGGTTAGAACTGAAGCGGCAACTTAAACGTCGTCGGCGATAGGAAGCCCTTTTTGTGGGCAACCGTTACTATGTACCGGCAAAGCAGGCCCGGAGTTGTTGGGTATACACCTTCGGGCCACCTGGGAGCGTGGTGTAAAGGCAGCACACTGTGGAGTACGGTCCCCAGAAGAGCAGGTTCGATTCCTGTCGCTCCCATCAAAAAGAACTACCTATTTCCGACGTAAGTAAGTGTTGAGCACTGATTGGTCATCCACCCCCTCTCCCCATTCCCAACGCCAATCTGGTTTATTATCAATACGTAGGAAATACTGTTCACCTGCGGGTAACTGTTGCCGCATGGCATCCGGTGGATCTACCTCAGCCCACTTACGTCCCCGTATGTCAGCCCACATTGGATGCCAACCGCCGCGCGGGCAGTAAGCATCGCCGGATTCCATTATTCCGTACGGCATAAGTTTAGAGTGCAATACGACTTCATCAATAGAAAAGTCACCCATCTGACTTTTCTCATATGCTCTCTTGTAAATAGCACCCCTGTAAAGGAGCCGACGCGGCCTTCTTGTCATCTGCATGGTCTACTTATCCCCTCATAGCACTTGATGCTATAACTACCACAGCATGTAAGTAGACAATAACTATGTCCTCAACCGAAAAGGAGCAATAACATGACGAACTATAATTCTGATTTGTGGAAAGGCGAGTGTATGGTAGTTAAACACGGCAAAAAAGCAATGCTTATTAGACACGAAAACGAGGAAGGATGGATCCCATACTCACAAGTACATGACGACTCAACATTATATGAATATAGCCAAGTTAATGAAGAAGACGAACTAGTAATACCGTATTGGTTAGCAGCAAAACAAGGATGGGCATAATTAACAGAGTATTTAGACGATAAAGTACTAATGTGTGCGACTCAAAGTGAAATCAGCCTCCTGGAATATCTCCAACACTTGTCGCTTGAACTCCTCGAGTTCGCGGACGAATTCACGTAGCTCCAAAAGAATTCTATGTCGTTCTACTGCGAATCGGATAGATCGGTCTAGTACCCCTGGAGAAGATACCTCCAATTTGTCCAGACAATCCTGCGCCCCACACGCAACTGCTTTGGCACGGATCTCCAAACTGGGCTCCCCAGTCAGTACTACGACAGGGGTGTAAGGATACTGGGAGTAAAGATCAGCAAATGTATTATTGGGGTTACTATCCGGCAGTGTAAGATCCAGCAAAACAAGGTCCCAAACGTCCGATTTAAGACGGTCTAATCCATCTTCAAGGGTAGGCACGCGCTCAAGCTGCACGTCAAGGGGGGAAGGGGCAAGAATACGCTCTACCAAAACACCCATATTCTTGTCGTCTTCAATGTGCAGGATGCGCAATCTTATATATTGCTGCCCTGATGACATCCTACACAAAAGTAACTAATTACCTGTCGTTATAGTAATGATTGTACTCAGGAAAATTTCATATATAACGTAACGACGTAATAACCTACATACGCTTCGCCATACAAGCTTCCTAAATATTGGAGCCCACTTACAACCTAACCATCCTTAGATGTAGTATCACCACAGAGGCCCCACCTGTATCGATCCAATAATTCTGGATCATCCTTTTACCACAGCAAGAGGATGAAGTTTAACTTCCATATCAACTAAATCCTGCTGATTTTGCATAACGTCCCTGATGTTTTTGTAGGCGCCAGGAGCCTCGTCCAAATCTTTATTGCTACGAATTGAATGCAGCACATTTCTGTCTTTCAGAAGTTGGAGCTGCTGCTTGAGACTAAGCTCGCGCTGCGCAGCTTTCCTACTCATTTTGCGCCCGGCACCGTGCGAACATGACTCAAAGCTGTCCTTACAGCCAAGACCACGTACAATATAACTCTTCGTGCCCTGACTGCCGGGAACAATTCCTAACTCGTCGGTACGTGCGCGAGTTGCACCTTTACGGTGAACCCACACATTCTGGCCAAAATGGTTTTCAAGAGCAGCGTAGTTATGATGAACGTCGACCGACGGCTCTGGTGAAAAATCACCAACTGCGTCCCCCACACATCCCAACACGCAACGTAGCATTAAATCTCGACTGCACTTGGCAAACTCGAGACAGTATCCCATCTCTGCAAGGTACTGCTGCGCTTTTATAGTGTTTACAGGCAAAAAGGCTAATTGTTTTTCCTTTGTCACCGAAGAGTACCACTTTGAATTCAGATCGGAAGCCAGTTTGTTATAGTGATCTGCAACCTTCTTGCCGAGGTTCCTGGAACCGGAGTGGATCATTACCCAGATAGTGCCGTTGCCCCGTTGAATCTCGATAAAGTGGTTGCCGCCACCAAGTGTACCCAGTTGTTTCCGTGTACTCCTGTATTCTTGGGATACCACAGGCATTGCCTCTGCGCCAGATACACAAGCTGCTTTCGGCATGTCATCTACCGACTGCATTTCCTTTTGGTGGGAAAAACCCACCGGAATCACTTTTCGGATATCTGCTACAATCTTTTCTAGCTTAGCTTGGGAGATATCAATTATACCCGTGTCGCAAGCTACGACACCGCACCCAATATCCACACCAACTGCATTTGGCACTACTGCCCCACGCGTGGCCAAAACACAACCAATAGGCACACCATAGCCCTGGTGGCAATCCGGCATGAGGGCTACGTGCTTAAAAGCAAAGGGCAGATCTGCTGCATTGCTCGCCTGCTGCATCGCGCCATTTTCGATATCATCCAACCAAGCCTTGATTGGTACTTTACCTGTAGTGATTACTTGTCTCATAACAACCTCTAAACATCATCCCATCCTTCCCATTTTTTACTTTCCCGCTCTTTCTCTTTTTGGCAAACGGCGGACTTCCTTGGGTATGGAGGAAAGGGCCCCCTTTTTACATCACGCACCCAACGGTAAACAGTAGGAATAGAAACAGAAAGACTATCAGCAATATCTGCCACCTTCCAACCCTCTTCCGTGTACAGTCGGATTGCCTCACGGTATTCTCTTGGATAATGTACCCCTTTTACTTTGCTAACGCCTAACCACTTGGAAATGGTCCGAACGTTAACCCCAAAGTACCTGGCCAGCTGCCCTCTGTTCCAACCTTGTTCCCGCAGCTCTTTTGCTTTGTAATACCGCCGTTCGTATTTACGTTCTTCGGGAGGTACGTCTTTACTCCACTTCAATACAGTACGGTAGGCTACACCCACCATTGTAGCAATATCGTGTGGGGGCCATCCCTCACGTATAAGACGGAGTGCTTCAGCATACTCCTTTTTCTTTTTAGGAACTCCCATGTCTGATCTGGTAGATTTGGCCAATTAAAAGCGGTCCTTTGTATAGCAACAGCTTGGACTTCGGCTCGGCTGCACAAAAGCCTGCATGATTAAACATGCGTAAGAGCATCGTGCCAAATTCATCACCCCAACTTGTGAATCGCTGGGTTTGTAACTAGATAGGACGGTGGCCTCAGTTTATGCCCTACTGGCTTATGTGTATATACTATACCAGTTTACAGTTCACATGTAAAACTAGGTCTTTTTCCTCGGTCGACTAGGAGGTACTGGAATGCGCCCATCAAACGACCTCCGTCTGGTACGACCAACTTCGGGTTTCACTTCATGCGTATCGATGTGGCTATTTTCACGTATAGAAGCAAGTTCGTCGGGCCAATGCACCTCTGACAATTGTACCACCTCTTCCGCAAAAGCCTTGTCGGGCCAGTAGGTATTGTGAACGGCGGCTGAAATTAAAGAGACACGCGCGTCAGTTTCTTCTTCCAACACACGCGAGAGTTCACGCTCTGTTTCACGTAAATCGTCCTCCAAAGAGCGAATTCGTTCTATTATCGAATTCCATACGTCATAAGCATCCTTTACCCGCATAATTGATGACCCCGGCATCTCAGCTCTAATACCGCTGAGCTGGTATTGGTACATAACTGCACAAAAGATGTCTCCTACAGAGGCATCTCAGCTTGTAAACTGCTGAGCAAGATTGAGTCTGTGCAGTACGACGCGTCTCAATTTATACCCCATTGAGCAGGTACTAATCCAGTATAGCATAGCATATGATTACGTGCAAACACCGTCCGTACTCGCGTTACAACTTGAAAAACCGTTGTACTGGTACGACTTCGCAAAAAACATACAAAACCAGATCCGTCTCAATTTATACACCATTGAGCAGGCGTTGTTGCAGGGCCGCGTACACTTTGGCGACGACCCTCTGCAAAGTCTCAACTTCTACGCCGTTGAGCAGGCGTTGTTGTATGTGGTTTGGATCTGGGGGATCGGTACCTACAAAGTCTCAACTTCTACGCCGTTGAGCAGGCGTTATTGATCGATTATGCCACGCAGATCCGATACGTCTCAACTTATACGCCGTTGAGCGGGCGTTGTTGTGTAGAGCACGACCAGGTCGGAATCGGACGCACAGAGTCTCAACTTCTACGCCGTTGAGCGGGCGTTGTTACTTGCAGTGGGATTGCATGAGCGGCTCGCTGACCTGGTCTCAACTTCTACGCCGTTGAGCGGGCGTTGTTACGGCCGCTACACGGGGGACGAACCGCTTATGGACTGGTCTCATCTTCTACGCCGGTGAGCAGGCATTGTTACCGCGCTTTCATCCTGTCTCTCGACGACCGAACAGAGTCTCAACTTATACGCCGTTGAGCAGGCGTTGTTACATAGTATGGGATAAAAACCCCAAACAGACGAGAGGTGTCTCAACTTCTACGCCGTTGAGCAGGCGTTGTTACCAGCCATTACAAGCTCAAATAGTTTTGCTATCGTGTCTCAACTTCTACGCCGTTGAGCAGGCGTTGTTACAGCGGGCACAAAAAACAGTGTAAGTACGACTAACTGTGCTACCAACTGCGAGCGGCCGACTCTCGGCGCCGGCGGTGCAGCTCCTGGTAGCTCCGGGAGGGCCGCTTTCTCGGCGCCTTCCTGGTATAATCGTTACCACTTTTACTCCCGCGAGCGGTTCCGGCCCCGTCGCCACCCCCAAACCCCGCACCACGACGCCGCAAAATTAGAGCCGCGTTGTCGTCTTGGTCCCAAATAGTACCACATGCTACGCACCTGTGTTCAAGCTCGGCAGCCTGGTCCCAATCGTTAACCACCCCACAAACATGGCATGTACGAGTACTATCCCTCGGGTCAACTATAACTACTGCACCGCAACGGTTGAAAGCGTTGATTAAACTATCCCGCAGTTCGTACAACGCCACCATATGTCGGTTTGCGCGAGCTGTCTCGTTTTCAGATTCAGCACCGACATCGTTGCGCCGTACCAACCGGTCTAATTTAAAGTCCTCTAGAACCAATGTTTCGTATGTGCGGGACAACTCCGCAGCAAAATTACGGTACAGATCTTTACGGCGCCGCTGAGATTTCTTTGCTTGGTCTGATTCCCAACTATACAAATGAAAATCGTGGTACCGCCACTCCTCCAACCGCTGGTACATATAAGCGTGCTTTTCGGTGACTCCCTCCTCGGCCCAACGTCTAGTCAGGTATGCAAGTCGATCCATAGATCGAAGCTGCGCTAGAACCGCCCGGGCTTTCTCAGGCGTTAGTTTCTCTTTCCTACCCAGCTCCTCGCATAGCCAGCTGGGCACGTGCGCATGCTTGAAGTGCTCTACCAACTGAGAAATGATCTCGTTGAAATTATTGTTCCGAATAGAACGTAACTGCCTGTTGTACTGCAGAGCACTGATTAGCTCTGGCGAAACTTCCAGGTAACCAGACTTACCATCAGAAGCGTCCCAAGCAGCTACCCGAATGGCCCCGCTATCCAGCTTGCGCCATCCTACATCAATAGCCACCATGCCACTGACAGGACGACTCTCTGGAATTACGGCGTCTGTATTCACCGTGAAGTGCGCGGACCACTCTACCCGCGTCCCGATACGTTTTTTATGGATCGTTACCCTCTTTACCCGCCCACCCTCAGGCAGAGGCCGGTGCATAATCATCGGGAACTCCGTCCAAACAGGTTTCCTATTTTCGTCAGAGTCAATTCGAAAGTGCAACTTGGTTCGACTGAACCGACGACGTACTCCACGTACCGGATCACACCACGCCCGCTCGTCAACTGGATCAACCCACACAAGGTTATTTTCTTGGAAGACTGCCTCCGACGCCAACCCAGGCTTTTTATCCTGTGGACTTTTTTGGACCTGTACAGAAAGACGGCCTTCGCCCCTCCACCGCTTGAACTCAGGGTCTGAAGGTGAAAACCAATCTCGTCGATCCCACAGCATCTTGTCGTTAGCAGAAGCTTTGAGAGCATCCTCCACAATCGTATAGGTACCCCAGTAAGTAGGAGTATTTTTGCGCGCTTCACGCAAACGATTGCCGTGCCGTTGATTGATGGACCGGATTGTTTCCTTGTGTTCCTTGAAAGCTTTGCTTCGGGCTTTCTTGAGAGTTGCTAGCGCCTTCTTCCTCTTTTTACTAGCATCCTTAAGAGCTTTCTGCAGCTTCGGGTCAGCTTTTTTGCGACTTCGCTTTTCTGCATTTTCGCGCGCTAAGGCTTTACGTGCAGACTGACGTTCCGCGTCGGCCTGCTTAGCTGCCCCCAAGACATCACCGGTTTCAGTATCAATAATACCACGGATCTGATCCCGGCGCCTACGCTCTAACTCTACCAGCTTGTTATAGTAGCTATGGGCGTGCCGTATCTGGTCTGCAACTACATCAGCGTTTTCGGTAGGTGCAAGCAGTCCGTAACGATATACCTTTGTAGACATCCTGTTGCTGCTCCTATTTTAAGTTCTGCCGTACACCACTACAAGGTGCTGCCTTTGGTGCCAAAGTCAAGAGCAGGGAGTGACGTACCCACTCTACGGACACAGTCCCCTCAACAGTAAGTTAGGGGCGTTATTGGTTGCTGCCCAACCCACCATATCACCTACGAAGCCAAGTGGAGGCTCGAGTTACAGTCGATTTTCAAACTGCAACCGGCTAACCAGACGATCTAGGTCGCGTAAATGCTGAGAATACAGCAAAAACCCATGATTCTTGAGGTTGATCGCTCCGGAGGAGGGCCCATCGTTAATTAGATCCCAAAGGGGGAGTACCTCCCGCAGGTCGCCACAGGGAAAGTACTCCCACGTAGTAGGCGCCCCTTTAACGAACGCGTGCCCATGAATCATAAAACAGATATCGGACCTGGAGTACAGCTCTAACTGCACCGCAGTGTCTACACTAGGCTTAACTCGATAATCGGGATGAAAGTACACAACCTTCCCATCTTCAAGCCATGCCCTTACCATATCCGCGGGTTCTAAGCTGCGCTTGTCCGAATTCCGGGGTGACACATACACACCCGCAACGTCGCTCATTGATGGAAACAACTTCATGCAGCGCGTAGACAGATTTCCAAAGTATCGCTCTCCAACCCTCTTTGTTACCTGACTCTGGACTTTCCGGTTAATAGTCAAAAATCGATGTAAGTACTTTACTGTCGCCTTGTCCTCTGGCCAGTTGATTGACCGAACAGACCCAATTCTCTTCTGTTTTCGTGACCACACATGAAGATCTTTAATGCCGCTGGCAACGTCTTTAATACTAGACGATTCCGTCCAGGTGTTATTCAACGCATCTGCCAGTCGAAATTTGTACTGCCCATCTTCGCTAGTATAGATTTCGATAACGGCGTTGCCGTGCATAGCAAAGATACGTTTGGCAGCGTCAGCTGAGGTGTACCCTTCACGCATTACCTTGGAGACGACCAAGGTAGCACCTCTGCGTTTTTCGGGGTACACTTTGGCTACCGCATTAGGTACGTTAGGCATCCACACAATGAGTTTGTGCCCCAATATACGACTAATAGAAACGAGGTCGGGCACCCCAACTCCGCCGTGAATTAGCCCGCCGTTGAACAAATCCGCGCTCATATTATCTGCCAAGCTCTTGGCCAATTTAGATGGACGCCCATAACGCGGATCCCAGTTACCACCCACTACAACACACTCCGGAATACTCTCACACTCGTGGTGCAGCATGAATACTAACATTTTAGAAAAGTACTTGTACGAAATTTCGTGGTCGTTTTTGAATCCAGAGTCAAATGGTTTACTACATGATCGGAAGATGTAACACTCACCGCATTTATTAAGTTCCTTAGTAGAACCCACATCCCCACAAATAGGGCAGATATCGTACCTGTATGACACCTTTCCTGTTTTTTGGGCTGCGGCCAATTTGGCGACCAGTCCGTTTAGCACGATACGGCGCTGACGTGAAGTCAAGTTTGAGAGTTCCTGCTTAATTTCATCCGACAGCTCTGTCAATTTGTACATTTTTCCTCCAGCTACTCTTGGTCGCTGTTTTTGAGGTAGCCTTCAACAACAAAGTACTCGTCTGAAATAGTACCGTCTGTAAAGTAATTGAAGCTGTTCACACTCGTTTTTACAGTACGCCAGAAAACAGTATCGTTTCCGTGAATCTGTAGACGTCTGCATCGCCCCAGAGAGTCTCTACGGGTGGACCGAAACAGTAGTCCACATGCTTCCACACACGCTCGTAGGCTTCGATATCTGGACGCAGTTCGAAAAATCTGGTGTCCGTCGAAACCCGGCGCACTTGCACATAACGCAGGTGGTCGAATTGCTCGAGGTAACGCAGAATACCCATCACCTCGAATTCGTTGTAGCGGTTGACTACGATCTGCACTCGTGGGTTGGCAGTCTTTCCGATGATCTCTACCCAATCCGGAACGTGCTTCCTGCCAAGAATGGCGACGTTGGTACGCCAGTTCAGAGAATGGATGGAGTAACCAACGCTGAGGTCACATTGATTAATCTCGTTCAGCTTGTCCGCGGCACGATAACCGTTAGTGCGCAACCCGACTTGGAAACCCGATTTTTGTAGAAACGAAATCAGGTTACTAAGATACTTGTATAACAAACTGTCAGTGTTTTGGCCAGTTACGTACAGTTTTTTGATCCCGGCAGTATCACATCGATTGAGGAAGGACGAAAAATTCTTCCATTTCGTGAAATGCTCGTTAAGCTGATTGTGCGGCGCTAACTCTTCTTCGATGTCCTTTCCAAGACAGAAAAAGCAGTCGACGTTACACTTGCCTAGTAGATTGATATTGGCAAAAATAGGCGCTTCCCGTTGACGGTTTTTCGCGGCACTCACAGTTTCAGTATTATAGACAGTCATACTCTTTTAGCTCCTCTTTCATACTAAATCTACCAAGTATCGGGACCATCTAAGTATTGCTTCGCAACGGGACCGTAGGGCGTCTCGGTCCTCATAGTGTACAGAACCACAATCAAAGCAACTATACTGTTTGCTGCATATCCAATCTAACCCGGCGCAGTCATCTCATCGAGAACCGCATCCACGCATCTCTGCGCGGCGCCGGGACCATTGTCCCTGTCGTACAAATCTGCCCTCATGTAATCGCCGGCGACCGAGAGCTTCATCACCCTGCCCCGTACATAGTCCAAGTGAGATGCCTTGGACAGCTCCAGCGCCTCCTCGTCACTCAGCCCGCCATCCCGATACTGAAGGAATCCCATTCCACGCGGGGATGAATTCTCATACAACTTCTTCACCAACTGCACCTTGTCGATACCTCGGATGTCGATATCCATGATGTCCCTCCTCGTTACAAGAACTTGACAAACCGCGCTTTTCCGGCACTACCAGGAATTCGGGGCAAAACTAAGACCATAGCCTTTCGATTCTCATCTCGAGAAACCTCAACTCCATCGGCACCACTCACTGGCTGTCCCATTTCATTAACCAACCAACACTGCTCTCCGCCAAGCAACTCGACTGACCAACGGTCATCGTGGAAAATAATACCGTCCTCGTACGGAAGAAACTCTCCGTTTTTATCAAAAGTACCGGTGACTGTCATGTAAAACCCTCCAGATCCGTAAAGTCGGACTGCTGTACACGCTACAGAACAGTACAGTAAATAGCTCAGACTCAACAGAGTCTAAGCACACAACTGTGTAAGGTCAAGAGAAAAAGAGGGGAGGCAGAAAGGAGCTACTTGCGACGGTTGCGCAGTAGATGGGTTAAATTCATGCAGATAGCTAGCAAACTCAAACCGATTGCTATTAAAGCAAGCATGTCATCAGACATATTCAGCTTCTCCTTGCCATTGGTTGTCCGCCTGCCAGATGCTACCAAATATGTCAACACATTGGCACCCCTCGGAATTGAACCGAGAACAACGCAATTTTCAATCGCGCGCTCTACCAGTTGAGCTAAGGTGCCGTATAACAAAAACACGAAACAGAAAGTAAATCTGGGCTCGCACCATACCGGTTTCGGAGTCCGGCTATGCGACTTCGTGCCTGCTGCCACAGTACACTGGCCCTTATCCACAAATGGCAGTTTACAGATAAAGGAACCCAGATGGTGCGGCCAGGACTCGAACCTGGAACGGGAATCATCCCAGCGGGGTTACAGCCCGCCGCCTTTCCAATTAGGACTACCGCACCGAACTTGGGCCTACCCAGGGTCGAACTGGGGACCTCACGCTTATCAGGCGTGCGCTCTAACCGAACTGAGCTATAGGCCCAAAATAAGACGTAACAAAAAGAGTCGATCTGTCAAGCTGTATCTTCAGAATACACAACCATATCCTGATCTCCTATGACTACAGGAGATGAATTCAACAGGGCGATTGCAGTTGGCACGTCAACAACTTCGGGATACTTAAGAGGTACGTCACTGTCCCAGACGACCTCCTCTACATAGCCATAATTAGGGGGTAACGTTGTACGGAATACAACTGCAACCTGCGCTGCCTCTTCACCTAAATGCGAGGTCTGTACGCCCGGTGTGTAAGACCCATACAAAGCAGAAACAGCGTTCACTGTGTCCGTCCCAAACTTCTTGTATGGAGGGCGCATTAACAACAACCCCCTTTTAAGAATCTCCTGTGCCCTACTCGGGGTGGTAAAATGGACAAACAGATCGAGCGCAACTGACAGTTTATATACCTTGCCGCCCATAAACGTAGTTTCACCAGTCCATTCCAAATTAGGAATACCTGCCAACTTGTAATGACTACCTTTATATTTTATCAGATAAGCCGGCATCTTACCACCGTGGGTATGTCTCTGCCAGTAGAGATGCCGCCGCAAGGTCTGGCGCACAGGTGCAACAAAGATAGAGATCGGTACCACCTTCGTGCACTATTGTAATTCCCCGGTGTACGAACAATACCTTAAATTTCCATCCCCACTCTCTACGAAAATCATCCCCACATTTTTCACATGTATGCCAGAAAAACAGTGGAAAGATCCGGTAAACAGTTCGCGTTGTTACTGTTTGGTGCAGAGATATCATTGCCATAGCTCGAACCTTGCTGCTTTGAGTTCAAGTTCCGTTTCCTTATACGGAGAGAGACTCGGCATTAAATCTATTCCCGCCATCACTTCAATCAAATCAATTGCTACAACCTGATTTTCCCAATCATATGGACTCTTATACTCCGACTTAATATCAAATAAAAACCCGATAGCATGATACTCTTTGGTCCCGCGTTTAGAGACCAGAATCTTGTAGAAATGCGACGGCACAACCAACTCTTTCTTGATAACCACTGGATCAGCGTCCACGTTGAAAGATCCTGTAATTACATATGCGTCTTCGTGGGTTTTTGCCCACCCCCTAATCCAGCCCTCAAATACGCGCCAGACACCTCGGTTAAAGCTCCTTGGCATAGGGGCTATATTACTTACATAAAATAATTTGTCCGATAATTCCTGATCCCACCGCTGGTTGGCTGCTGGAATCATATGTCCCCGGTCATAGCCAGAATTCGTGTATACAGATGACGCAGACTGATATTTCCGTGGAATTAAAGGATCTAAGGAAATACTGTTCTTACGTTCTGCAGACCCACCTAATTCGTTGGACGATACTGTTTCACAAGCCCAAATAGGTACACGGCTGTCGGGATCATAGGCTAGCGTATACTGCTCACGAGTAACTAAAATTGGAGCTATCTTACGCTCGGCATTTTTATAAATTGTGACCGGCCTACCAAATGGGCACTGCGGACTCCGTACAGTAACCTTTGGACACGTATTAAAAGTCGGGGTGGTACAAGAAAAGAATAGACAGTATATAAACACCAGCAAACATAACTTTAGACGCATTGGAACCTCCTTACAAGTCAGACAGCAACTTTGATATAAGAAACACGGCTACCAAGGTCCATTCCATGGGCATACCATTACTACCCTGACTTTATTTCACTACTGGAATAGCCGCTAAGAGCCCAACCTCCCCCGACCAGCGTAAAGGTGCACTTTGAAATCTGCTGTTCAGTTTTTAGGGAACCGCAGTCAGGACAAGTGTATGGATCCGTACGTTTTGTAATCGCACGTTCAATCTCGGTAACGGATCCGCATTCATTACATTTGAACTCGTAAATAGGCATCACTAATACTCCCCAATAATTTGTACAGTTATCCCACTATCACCAAAACGCTCATACCAACTAGCACACTAACTATCGTTCAATTTGTTTATGACCGCACGAACAAAAGCTGCTAATGGATGACTTTCATCGTTCAGGCCGACTACATCATCATCATGTTCAGATGATAAGATTGCCGAAGGTTTCTTTTCATTTTCCTCTTCGGACAACAGCACCGTAAGAACTTCATCAAACATCTTCTTAGGCAGCACTGTACCCATCGGTATTGACATGAGATACATCTGACGTTTATTCATTTAAAAACCTTTTCGCGATTAAAGAAAGAGTTGAACATAAAACGCAGGTCTACTTCATCCCCGAGTTCGACCTTAGTAACCTTGGGGTGATCAGCTAGAGCCTCACAAAAAGATGCCTTTTCTTCCTCAGAAAAAGAGGCAGATGACATTCTTGGATTTGTTGGATTAAACTCATTCTTGCCATTATAGATAAAGTATTGACAAAATCCCTCAAACATGAAACCGTAGCCAAATCCGCCAGCATTATAAATTTCCAAGGTTGTACAAATAAGGTCGGAAACTTCTGTTACCTCGTCAGAATAAACACGGACCAAAAAACCAAGCGAAAGGTACTTGTACAGATCGTCAACGCTCGCCAATTTTGCGCTGGGCATCAATCTGCTCCTTTTCTGCTATATCTGCAGCACATTCTTGCCGGGTAGTTTTATTGAACTCCCTACGCTCGAAATTACCACTGCACATACAGCAAGAACATGGCGTTGGAGTGTCAACAATTCTGCGGAGCATTTTTGGCTGGTGCTTTGCAACACCGGACCAGTAGTTCTTACGTTTTTGCATAAGTCGGCGCCGGTGGTGCCGTCTTAACGCACGCTTACTCATTCCCCTTCTCCCTACCTAGACACGAAGTACAGCTATACCGATTGGCATTTAACAGATCGTCCCCATCATACACAAGCCATTCCGGTGCAATAGAAGGATCTACTGACGTGATAGTTTCAGATCTCCCACAAGTGTCGCAAGTATAAGTGGTTATATGCTCAACTTTTAGATTATTAGGCGCCATCGACTTCTCTACCTTCTCCTCCACATCTCGATAACCCTGTTCTATCGCCGCTGCCTGGATACGCGCCCAACTTTGAAATTCCTTGGATGCAACCAGGCGCCTAAACGCAATCTTTTTGTTTGCATGCTGATACCGCTCCTCTCTAGATTCGGCAACCGCACCAGAAGCAACGTGGCGAATGCGACATCCAGAAGAGGTCTTGTTAACTTTCTGACCTCCCTTACCACCACATCTAAAGTAGTCTATTTGCAGATCCTTCTTAGTAACACTGAATACTATGTCTTTTTTACCCATCAGTCAACCTCAAGGAAGAAAATAATGACGCCAACAGGATTTGTCTGAGGAAGATGACCCGGACGGGAGTTGAACCCGCGATGTCGGCTTGAAAGGCCGATGGCTTAACCGCTTGCCTACCGGGCCGGAAACGATTCTCTAAACGAGAGACATAAAACCAACAGAAACGATTCTCTAAACGAGAGACATAAAACCAACAACTGCTCACGAACCCGCTTCCAGACGAAAACACAAGCAGCTGTTGGTATGTAACGGGGATGACGGGACTTGAACCCGCGTTCTCTGCCGTGACAGGGCAGCGTCTTTAGCCAACTGGACCACATCCCCTAGTTATCTTGAGACACAGCTCTACGGTTCGGGAAGACCATTCTACCTTCCAAGTGGGCCTTATCTAGCATATCACCACTCGTAAGAACTGCACCAAGCTCGCACTCAATGTAAAAATGATCCCGTTCAGTACAATACTTTAGCGCTTCTTCTTTGGTGCCTACTATTCCTAACTGCCCCCAACCAAAACCACCGGAGAGCATACTACGTGGAAATGAGTACCCAACAATGTAAACTTGCATTTCAATACCCTTGATAGCGGGAGCAGGGATTGAACCTGCGATCTCCTGGGCATGAACCAGGCGTGATGCCACTTCACCATCCCGCAACACGGGCAGTAATATGCCCGCTTTTACTAATTACTTACAGTTACCGTAACCCTTAAACCACATACGTACAGGGTCTGTATATTTGTTGTAGGGCTTCGGTACGAAAGCTAGCGCGTAGTAAACCGTACACGCACGGCCACTAAGCAAAGCAACCCAGTCAAGACGCTTAAGAGGTTTACCTTGTAGGCACTTCTCATACTCATCCCCAGCTTTAGCTGGATAAACAGTACCACAAAAGCTCTTTAGCTTCTCTGGATCCTCGGCTTTCTTTGCTGCCTCTTTGGCGACTTCGTAGTCTACCGCCAACTCCAGCACCTCCTTCACATCATTAAGAAGTGATAGCGCCAAAGGGACAGACTTGTCAATAATCTTCTCTACATCCCCCAATTTTCCGTAGCATACTTTGAATTCAGACACCCCCGAGTGATCCTCAGCCATACACGACTTATATGCTTCGGACTCTTTATTTGGGTGCAGCTTCGCGCAGACAACATCATTGCACTCGTTCTGCTTTACAGAAACGTAGCTCTTGAACCCAGTATAAGCTGTCTGTACAACAAGCTTACCCATCGTTACTGTGGTAAAACCGGGAGCATACTTGTCTTTAGGGTTATCCGGATTGGGCGGTGGACACCCCAACAAAAACAAAGACAGAACAGCAGAAAGAAAAGTCAACTTCCGCATCTCGAACTCCTTTCCATGAAGGTATGTGTACACTATAGTTTACAGTACTTCTTCACGTTCTGGACAAACGGAAATCTCGGCAAAATTGCATGCCATTCACACTACATCCAGCTTTTTTGTTATGCTTAATGCAACCAGAGTAATGGTAGGCGTAAACACATGTTTTACCTTCTCTTTTACAAGGATGATGTAGAACATAAACTGCCCTTTTACCCGACCGACCCCAGTAAATCGGTCTTCGCGCCGCAGACTGCGGTACTCTTGTGTATACGTAAATCTCGTCAACTGTCAGTTGCTGGTTATCGTATACAACCCACTCAGCGTGTCGCAAGTTGGAAACCCACGAACCGACCAATTGCGCACCGGCGTTGGCCACGACAGAGTCGTATGGTAGTCCTTCACCACAAAACTGCCGCTTATTACCCGTTGAAGTTGGATACAATGGAGTGCCTAAAGATACCAAACAACGTAGTAAGAATTTGAAGCCGGAAGAAACTGCGTGCGTGGAAGCTTTTGCAATTGAAGGTGACACGTAGATCCCGGGTCCGAACATGCTGCCCAACACCCGCTTGGCCTTTAACCCTCGCCTGCGTATAGATACGGGACGCAGCAATCCGTCCCTGGCTATACTTTTAAGGTCGTCTGCGCTAGTACCATGCCAACCATATTCTATATTTCCGATTCTCTCCATCAGAGGAGTGATATAACCGGGTACTCTATTACGATAAATGCCAACCAGTGTACACCCAGATATCGAGGGGCCAGAGTCGCCTATGTACCGATAACGCCTGGATTTACCGAACAACTCTTGTTCGGTTGGGGTTCTGTTAGGTTGATGTCTTCTCTTTGATTTCTTGAATGATTTCGTCCCCATGGTTCAAGACCTCTTCCGGCACGGGAAAGAACAGCAACGGCCCTTCCGGTACCGGATAGGACCCATACGCACGAAAGGCAGGGTCTCGGGCATTAAACAGCTCACGGACGTGAAAACTGACATGTAACCTAGTTCTGTTCGCCGGCACGTTCCCGGAAGCCCGTAACTCCTTGTAAATCTCGTAGCCAGTAAACGTCCGCCTCTCCCCGGTAAATGCGGAAACTACAACCTTAACATCAGACCGTAATTGTTGATCTTGTATCAGCAGACACATGGCGCGCTGTCCTTTTGCAATTGTATTAAGTGAAAATACATCGATAGGCACAGTACAACCAACACCACATAAAAGTCAAGCACTTTTCTACAACGTTCGCACAAAAACGAGATCCGCGTCATATTTTGCCTTTAGTTTATCAAATGTATTTTTGGATACGTAGGAACCGCCGAAACCTTTGTTAAGCTTGGTCGACCATAGAGCTACATATACGGGCTTGCTCTCGACTGGGTTTTTACACGAATATTTTACGGTATCTATCTGTTCTATACAATTTATGGTCTCCACAAAATCTTCAAAAGTGGAAAGACGGTGGTAACCATCCTGCGTTGATTTGGACATAAAATCAACCTCCTTGTTTCCATAATTTCGCCATATGTAACTAGCAAATGGAAGCTGCACTGGAAGGGTACATAATAACAATAGTATTTTACTATTACAGAATAGGCAGGAAAACAGGTAGTGATATGTGCAGCCTCCGGATACACAGACTTTACTACCGTGCATAAAGTACGGTCTTTGTGTTCAAGACCCGATTTTATAATAGTACCGTCAGACCCTATCTTCACCAGACCGCATTCTTTTGATACCTAATCAGTACCTACGAATAGCTACGGTATATTCACACCCCACCCCACCAAAGATACGCCGCAACGCACGGAGTCTAGCAGTTCAAGAGTCAGCCAAGAAAGTACTCCTCGTATTTACGACACAGACAGTCATACACGTATTGATTATAAAATCTTGCGTGGCGCTCGTCCATCTTCAGATCATACAAATTTGCAATGAACAATGCTACAGCCGCTGACCTAGACTGCCCCTGCGCACAATGCACGTAAACAGCACGCAGTATATCCTCATAACGGGCTAACCAGGATAAAATTTCACCAGATTGTTCATCAGTTATAGGATGGTAGTTCTGCCAATGACGATCTATATCGTCAAACTGCAAACGCAGTACAGAAGCCCATCCATCATCCAACGGAGCTGGTGCACTGTCTAGCCCTGTAATAGATATCATGCCTGTGAATACACTGCCTACTAGTTCACATGCTTCCTCTTGAGAAAAGAAGCGTACCTGTTGTATTGTACTACCCTTTAAAGTTAATCCGCTTAACCGGCCACCTAACTGGGACAGCACTATCAAACCTCACAACTTCACCACAGCTTTCGCACGTGGTTTTGGCATTACGTATGTAGGCATGCAACATCACATCCCTGTTCCAGCACCGCCCACACATTTTTGGTATAGACTCGTTACCTGTCTCATCCTCCAGTTTAGTAACCCAACCGCAAACCGGGCAAAGTATCTCCCGGTTGACTAAACTGCCATGAAAGCTAAAACGTCCTCCTTTTTTCTTACAAGAAGGACAAACGGATAATTGTTTGTCATCACTCAATTTGTTGATCCCTTACAGCAGAATATCCGGCAACACGCGACATGTAACTACCGATGTCCTTTATAATCTGAGTCTTGGTCCGTGAAAGTAGTCTATCCCACTCCGCCAATGGAACGCCTGCCTGATCAGCATAATGAATACTGCCGCAAGAAACCGAGTTGAATTTGGAGAATTGGTCGTACAGATGCAAAAGAGTTAGAAACTCTTGGTAATCAGGATTCCCAGACATCGTCGTCATCCTCAAGTGGGTTTACCTCTCCAAATGGATCATACGGGCTCGTTTCCTCCACAGGAATATCTTCAAGAACAAGGTAACGTGGAGCCGAGTATGGATTTTTGGTTGTTTTATCTGCGGGTAGTGGGTTTTTAATTTCCTTGGGGCTCCTCTCAACACCAAGGACGTCTTGAAGATCCTCCTCTAAAGGATCAGTAATCAGGTAAAGAAAATAGTCTGGCTGCTTGTCCTTCTCCTTGTACGCGTTCTGAAACAGCATAACAGGACTCTGACCAAGACGCCCAGACAGATATACTTGCCCGTTCTTATCGTTGTTACCCCAAAAAGCGCCAAGCTTTATCAAGCGGCCTCTACGACCGTTCAGTTTTACAGTACGCTTGTATGGCTTGCGCTTGAATGGGGTCCTTTTTGGAAAATTGCTGGTGTCATCGGAAGGTGGCATCAGTACCCTCTTGTCGTTGTACTCGTGTAGTTTACAGTATAGGGAAGTGTAACGTTATAAGAAGTTGGACCCGCCCGGAATCGAACCGGGGTCCAGAAATGATCCACTGTAGCGTCTACAACCATAGTTACCACTTTCTGACATTTCGCCTTTGCACGAGGTAGGGTAACGACCTAGCATCGGCGTAGTAGCTAAAGGTGTTCGCTCTCTTCGTCCGCTACAAGATTCCCAGAAAGCTAGCCTACTTTAACGACGCCCTCGCTGAATGCCATAGGCAGGGCTCCCAGCAGGACGATGGAGTTATGCCGCCTCAGCGACCTCCATGGGAACGTTGTTGTCGTTCGCGTTTCTGTTTTCTAGGAGTTTGAGGAGGTTCCTAGAATCCTCCGGTTGCAGCTAGAGCTTCATTCATCCCTGTCGAAACCATTTCGGGCCCGTGAAGACACTAAATGGATGGGCAGGGCCCATTTAGTGTTGGTCTTAGCTATCCCTGCTTACTATCGGGAAGACAGGATTTGAACCTGCAACTTCGGCGACCCAAACGCCGCGTCCTACCAGATTGGACTACTTCCCGGCATCGTCAAGAATCAGCCTGGCACGCTCTGCATAAGGTTTGAGGTTTACCACATCACAAGTATCTGCACCCCCAGTAAACGAAAGGTGCAGATTTGACAATGAACCGCCAGACTCTAGAAATCCTACAATCTGCTTATGACATTCCTCCGCTTCTTCCCAGGTTGAGTAGCGATAGCAATTGCACTCGTTGTACGTACCTTTAAAGAAAACCATTGTCTCAAACAGCATAGGAGGACCAGAACTAAAATAGTCATGATCTATACCCAAAAATACTGTAGAGACATCGTAGTCACCCACACCTTTGTCTAAGGCGACCCTGCGATCCTCTATGTTGACGAAGAAATCAGAAGGCAAATCTGACACCTTGACAGCGTTTTTATTTTGGTCTAAAACATAAAACATCACCGCAGTACTCCTGTGCAGTTAACTGCCTCAAACCATAATGCACCCAGAGGTATGTGTCAACAGTAAAAGCGCGGACACAAACAAATCAAAGTCTTATACCGTAGGTTTTTCGTTCCCGGACATCAGATGGGGTACCTGTGGGTCTGTTTCTTGCAGATCTTCGTCATCAAAGTCCGTTGCATCTAGCTGCCCAGGTATCACTTGCTGCTTGCCAAGAACATCTGCAAGCTCCAGCAGGTCTGCTGTGGACAGATTGCCCTCATCCATTACACCAACTAGCTTACGGAGTATATGTGGGGTCACCGTTCCCAGGCCGTAACTGACAGCATAACGCGACAATATGCATAAGAGTTGCTCGCTATATTGTATCTTTACCAGTGCCCGCTGACCCTCAGGAAACAGCTCTACTAGCTCGTCGAGAGCTTGGTACAGACTCTCATCTTCCTTCGGTATCGGTATTTTTGAAAAGTACCTGATTACCATAGATAACATATGTGACATCACAGCTCCTAAAGGAAAACAGGCCGCCAGGGAATCGAACCCCGCAAGGAAAGATTTGGAGTCTTTCCTGTGCCCAGCACGCGACCTACACTACCAAGAGCAAGAATCAAGCCCACGTACGAATGATATGAACCTTCTCTGCTCAACCACTGAGCTATCCCGGTCTAAGGCATACAAATGAATAACTTAACATCACCAGAAACAAAAACACAAGAGAGACGCAAGAGCTACACAGAAAAGTGATGTTCTCAACCACCCATTCAGCAATTTTACGTAGAATGGCAATCATCTTCTGGCTCCTTAAAAACCGAAAGTACGATCCCAAAAACCCCTACAATCAGTAGAACAGACAACGGAATGTTCGATTGTACCGTACAACGGTCAATTAGCTCAAATGGAACAAGTAACCCAACGATACGTAACCAATTCTCATGGATCCACCGCATTATCTCACCTCAGTAGTATCAGCAGTAGCAACAGCGGTTGTTATTCATCTATGTCAAGTTCATCGGCCTGTATAGACTTGATTGAACCTCCTCTAGCCGACTTGTGGTAAGCCTGCTTAACTTCCAATCGATTATAATACACAGCTAACACTGCGCTGCCATCACCTGACGTAGTATAAAACTGCCCAGTTAACTGCAGTGTCAGCTCCCCGTCATTGTAGTAAATATTCCCATTAGATATATAACCCCACCTACGAGGCAAAATACTACCCTGACCATCGTCCTCACCGATTAAAAGAGGTTCAGTAGAAAAGGGCTGCTTTGCATAGAGCTTAATAGAGCTAGGTGCAACTGGGTTAACCTCCAATCTGAGGGTAAAAGGCGCATCGTACGAAAGAGAAGGAACTTCTTGTATATATTGCACATAAGGAACTAGTACATATTCATAACTGCTAGGAGTAACCGTGCGTACGGTGTAGTCCGCGGTGCCCTTTAGAATATCAGATTGCTTACGATATATACGTCCTTTATACCGGATACTTTCCGGAGCCTCTACCTCTGCAATTGAGGCTGATAGGCTAGCCTCAGTAACCTGCAAAATCCTATTTAGCCACTGGTCAACCATACTACTGGGGCTACCCTATCGTATATTCAGTCCGTAGAAGTCTAGCGGCCTCTTCAGGGGACATCTCTTTTCCCTCATCGGCGTAGCCGTCCACTTTTTCCTGTAGCCAGTTCATAGCCCTCCCTACCTCTGGTCCAGGAGTAATGCCGAGGATGTCCATTACAGTATTACCATCAAGTATAGGCTGCGTGCGTACTGGTATCTCCTGTACTTGCTTGAGCTTCTCTCGTACAATCGGACCGCTTGACTTGGCTGGTGTACCCTCTGGGGTAATAGACCCAGCGGAATCAGCATCATGCAAATCTAACAAGTCTTCAAGCTCTTCACCAATTTCGCGAATGAATTTGCGCGCCGCCTTAGGGCCCCATCGATCCGCGTCGATCATACGCATATGATTCTCAACCAGAAAACGTATTTTCTTGATAGTCTTGTTATCAAACTTAAGTCGGCGCAGCATAGCTTCGGCGATCTCACCGGAAACTGCATCGTGTCCTAAAAATTGTATCTTATCCCCAATAAACTCTTGTGTAGTAGGCTTGCCCGCATCGTGCAGCAGTGCAGCCAACTGCGCAGTTAATGTAGGTTTAGCATTCTCCAAAACAAGCATGGTATGCTCAAATACATCACCCTCAGAATGATGCTCCTTTGCCTGCTCTATACCTCTAAGAGCGTCAATCTCAGGCAACACATACTTCAAAAGTCCCGTGTCGCGCATAAAACGAACAGCTTGAGCCGTCTTGCCTAAGTTCATAATCTTGACTAGCTCACCCTGAATGCGCTCACCAGAAATTATCTCAATACGGTCCGCATTTCTCTTTACAGCTTCAGTGACTTCAGGCGCTGCCTTCCATCCATATTTGGCAATGAAACGGACTAAACGCATCATCCGCAAGGGATCATCCTGAAAAACCTTGTCAGGTTTCACTTTGGGGTGCGTACGCAAAACACCTTTCTTAATATCACTAACCCCCTGCCCAGATAAATCTATTATCTTTCCCGTCGCCATATCCTTCATCAACTGGTTTACGGTAAAGTCCCTCCGTTCCATATCTTCAAAAATTGTCCCAAACTCAACCTCGCGCTGCCTGGAGTTTGGGTCCGGAAATCCCTCTTTCTGAGACTCAGCTACGTCAATCCCGGCACCACTAGTTTTGAATGTTTTCCCACCGTAGTTCACGTCATCCTTGAATGCAATAAACCATAAACACATGACCGGCAAAACCAGTTTCAGGCAAGATCTCCTTGAAAAGCTTCTCCACCTCTTTCTCCGCGAGGCTGGCAAGCTTGTAGATCGCGTTATGGTACGAAATGTACTCCTCCACCAGACGATAGTAACCGCCAGCATACTTTATTATTTCTGAAGGTTTATACATACTGCTAGCTCCTGAAAGCGGGAAACGGGACTCGAACCCGCAACGTTCAGCTTGGAAGGCTGACACTCTACCAATTGAGTTACTCCCGCTCACGGTAGGTGGGGGACTCGAACCCCCAGTACGTTACACCGTACACGGCATTTCCAGTGCCGCGCCTTCACCAGTTCGGCCAACCTACCATAAGATAACAATGATTAGAAGCTAAAACTGCAAGAGTCCGCTGGGCAGTCAGCGTAACACTGCTCGTCACCATCAATGTCTTTCCAATAACTAATAACAGTACCACAACGTGGACATCGTATATTCTTGGTGTTCTGAAGACCCGACTCAAATATCTCGTTAATCTGTCTGATTACCTGTCTAATCTCCGGTTTCTCACTCTCTGTTAATATATCCATAGACGCGCTCCTTGGTTACTGCAATGGTGACAAAACTACGGCAGCGTAGATCCCGAACACTACAATCCAAGCGTAGACCACATGAAAATCTGGAGTTATGTAACCTAAAGCTGAAGCAGAGACAACCAGAAAAATGCCAGGGAGGGATTCTCGAAGAGCTTTCAGAAACATGGAATATCCAATTTCAGAACCGAATTAGTTAGTTGAAAACTCCAATCCTTGAACTCGGTTGCTGTCAACGAGTGTAGTCGATATCGTCTCCCAAAAGTAGTAGCCAATCTCATCCTGATTAAAGATGGTCTTATTTACAGAATGAGATGTAAGTGGCGAGTAAGTAGCTCGTAAACCAAGATGCTCAGAGCCACCACAAAGAAAGACTCTGGGTGCTGCAAGTCCGGCAAACAGTGGATCCACAATAGATCCCAAACATAAGACCCGAAGCCCGTTCATAAAGCCTAAGTCTCCGTACACTAGTAGATTCTTCCGCCCAGCTGGATCGTAACACTCGCTACCAAAAAGCTCTGGATCAAAAAACCGTATAAAGGTGTCCACGTTACCCACTAAAACCCTTGGTTTGTGGCGCTCTACCTCCAACGAACTACACACCCTATTCAGTTCAGTGTGAGTTAGTTTGGGCACCAAACCAAAGTTTCCAGTCTGCTGGACAGCGGTTTCCAATAGATACGATACGATTCCGTTCACAGTTGCCGGCTAGGAGACTCGAACTCCTACGGCCTTTCGGCCACTGGTACCTAAAACCAGCGTGTCTACCAATTCCACCAAACCGGCACTACGTAATTCATTTACCTTTGAGGTACCCTAAGCGAATCAACTAATCAAAGGTCAGCCATCCTTTGCAAACTGGGCACTGATGCAGAATAAATATGGGTGGAGCTCCCCAAAGGTAAAATCTGGACATGAGCAAACAGGTCGGGGCTTGCTCCACTCCTGATCTAACCTGCTGCGCAACTGTGCAATATGGTGCCTCATTCCCATCGGCATCTACCTCCATAAAATGGATTGCATAACAAAGCAAATTGTTCTCCCGACAGTTTTTAGGCCTATAACCCATCAGAACCAGCTATATCTTTTATATATCCCAACTTTTCACCCCACCCAACCACCCTACCATTGAATACGGCTACGCGATCAGGCACACGAATCTCGTTTCGCACGAACTGTATACCACGTTCAGTCGGCCGAAACAAGTACGCTTTGTATTTTTGGGTCATTTCGATAAGTTTCCATAACTGAAGATCTTTCCCCAACGAAGCATCAGCGGGCTTGGCAGAGACCAATTCCGAGTTGAATTCGTCTGCCTCATACCTACGGACCAGGTACGTTAGAAAAGCCGCCATCTCCAAGGTAAAACGTACATCTTTGACCTTAGCCGGCGTGCCGCAACAAGGGCATCTCGTGCCACCTATAGCTCCTTGCTTCAAGTATGCTTGAGCTTGCGCTATACTAGTATCTGGAGGCAGTACATCAGGTAATGCCGCATAAAATAGGTTCTGTCCACGCTCGTCAGGTCGCTGACCATAAGAACCGCTCAGCAGACTATCGATTGTACGCCGGGCCTCTCTAGCCGAGAGTTGATCTAAACGCACCGTCGGTATTTTAAGAGACTCTGCAATACGCAGTCCTTGTGCGGTACCCCCACCGCGAGGAGAAGGAATAGCAACTACAAACTGTACCGGCTCTGGCGACCCTTTAGGAAAAAGAATTCTATAGTTCCGGGCGTGTAAACTTATTGCACCACGTTTTAATCTCTCGGGAGCTGGATGCAGATCAAACACCGAATCGTACGCCTCTTTATCAAATACACCACCCCGCCGATCAATCTCTAAAATGTCGACCGAGATGCTCCTAGAATACTGAGATGGTATTTTACTAAACCAGTTCTCCTCATAGGACGGCCACGGAAGATGCAAAACAAGTTCGCCGCCACCTATTAGAGCCCCTTTAGCAAAAGACTGATCCGCACCCTCTGCCGCACCGGTATGCAAAATCCAACCCTTTTTGGCAAGGTAAGACCCTATTGTACCACACAGCTTTTGCTGAGCAGGAGCCAGTCTACGGGTGCCAATTCCGGCGTAGTGGTTTTGTGCCATATATACCTTTTACAGTACTACGGAAGCAGTGGGATTCGAACCCACGGGTCCTTTCGGACCACCGGTGTTCGAGACCGGCGCCTTAACCCGCTCAGCCATGCTTCCAACTATACCACGCTCGTTGGTGATTTGGTAGTTACTATATAGTGTCTTGAATTTACTGGACAATCACAACAAGCGCCCACGGAGAGTAAACAATGTCACAACCAGAAAAGATCAAATTCAAAGGTCACGTGTACGTTCGGGCAGATGCACAGCCAGCAGTTATCAAAATTGCAGGCAAAGAGTATGTGCTCGCTCAGATGACCTCAGAAGACGCCGCCAAGGCCGCACTCGACATCTCCAGGGATATTGATAGTCTTGCGCTGTTTTTAAAAAATCAAGGATTAGGCAAAGACTACGAAAACTTGCGAAAAATCTCTCAACTGTTCAGCAAAACTTCCGACGATCTGTTAGATTACAAAGCAAAGTAATCTGAGATTGACCTCAAAATCTGGGGGTAGAGATGCCAATACGTATAACATCTGGGCTAGAAGAAAATGCTCAAATATTGCAGGAGGCCAAATCCAATATTGCAACAGCGTACAAAAAACTCGGTAAGTCCGGCCAGCAAATTGTTAACGAACTAACTGCTAAAGACAACGAACTGAAAGAATGGATTCAAGACAGAAAAGAACTAGAGTCTAAAACCGACGAATTAGCAAAGAGCGCTGCTGCAGGACCCAAAGAGTATAAAGACGCCGTAGAAGAGCTGAAAGAAGTTATCAATAGTACTCAGAAAGTACAGGCCCAGATTTTTCGGAGGGTAGAGGAGTATTTGAAAAGAGCGGTCCAGGAAAAACCCGCCGAGGCTAGTGCTACCCCAACAAAAGTAAAATACAAAGGTACCACGTACATCAGGGCTGAAGGGGCCACAAAAGTCGACTACATGATCGAGTCGATAGGCCAGAAAATTCAGTCTGAAAACCTGGAGCAGCTCGCCTATGATGCTGTAGAAGCCGCGAAGGCCGAAGGCGATGAACGTCTTGCTAAAAAAGCGGAGATATTACGGTTAGCCTTGGCCGTTGCGGATGGGATAGCCAATTTCAGATATTCAGGAGTTCCACAAACTGCAGAAAACCTTAGTACTTTGGTCAAAGAATACTGGCACAAATAACAACAATGGAGGAGGGCGTGTAACTATTGCGCCCTCCTCCAAAAACCTACCATCGATAACTATTCTGTTATCAAAGTGCCCAAACAATTACCGAGCTGACTTTATATTGCCAGGCCAAAAGGTCAGGAATAGGTCCCGTATGCACCGAAGTGCCCCTTTAGGATACAAGGCTCAGTCCAGCCTTAAGCCCTCTGCTCAACGCCTCACAATCACCGTTGCTTAATGCTGCACAGTCAGCTCAATAAAAAAGCCGCTTAGGTCTCCCTAGCGGCTTTGTGGTCCATGATATGGATAATACACTAGCCGCCAGGGTCTCCGAGATCGATAGAGTACCAAGAAGCACTGAACTCAAAGGTACACGAATAAACGGGTGGCATCAACATACCACCAGGTAGCTGTCCGCACCGAAAAATTGCTGTATGTTTACAGTCTGATTGCATACCTGGCTCACCTACCACACATTACCATATCACACAAAAACACGGGGAAGTCAAGAGAAAACTGTATCTGACTGATTATACAATGAAATTAAACCTACCCTACAAGATGGCGAAGGTCACCAGCTTCATACGCCGCCTCGAAATGATCCCGCATACGACGAGCAATTTCCTCTCTTAGTCTAGGAGGAAATGCTTCGAACCACTCGTTACCTGGGAAAAATTCCTGCACATACTTAGGAGCCGCGTACATCTTAATGAAATATTTGAACAGCTTAGGGGCTTGCTCGCTGTCGTATACTCCCCGACTAATTTTCTGCAGTAGGTTCTTGTAGTACGTCTCCCAAAGAATCTCATGCAACTCGGAATCGTTGTCGATGTACATCATAAAGTCGTCGATTAGGTGTTCATCTACTTGTGGCTGAGCTGCGGTGCGCGCTGCAGCTGCGTATTTCTGCTGCAATCGTTGTTCTAGTTCGGCGTTCAAAGGGTTGGTGTGCCGCATTTTCATATGCCTTTCTTGGCTTCTTTTGAATTTGCCCCTAAAGCCATGGCCAGTTTTTTCGCTTCGCGCATGTCGTACGCGTAATGGATAGTAACTGAAGTGCTATCCGCCGAAACCACCGCGAGTATTCTATTTGCGCCACGGTAACTGATAGGAGCTGACGTGGACCTAACGGTCCTGTCACTATAAGTTAAAAACCTCAGTTTCTTCAAAGCTTCCGCACCATAGTGTCTATACTCGTCAATATACTCAGAAGGATCTAGGTCACCACCAAGTACTGCTTCATCCATCTCAAGTAGCTTTTTCTCTATATCATCAATATGGTCGCCAAGTAACTCTGCCATAAACCTGGATTCTATAGCCTTGGCAAATGAAGGTAAAGCATATATTAGTTCTTGCTTCGAAAAATCGTGCTTTGGAAAATAATATTCCAGAAAGGAACGACCTAGTGCTATAAAATCTATTTCCCCGTCGTCAATCGCGATGAACTGCTCAGCTGCATCACCAGGTATACTACTATCTAAAAACCTAATGAGGGGTGCACCAAACAATGTGTCTTCGTCTAAAGTAACTCCTGGAGATCTAGTTTCAACTTGCGAAGATACCAACAATGGATTACCACCGAATTCCAAAACCGCGTTCTTAGCATACTTTTCTGCCATCCCTACTTTTTCAGTAGTGTATACACCACCAAAAGACTCATCTAGCATAATGACGTAACGGGTATGTGGATCAATAGCGGAGACATCAACGCTATCATCGCCATAAAGAGAATCGTACGCCCGCTTAGGCGGCTCTGGGATAAGGCCATTCTTTAGGATACTTCGAAGGATCTCACCGTCTTCACCAGTAGAGGTACCATGATACATCACGGTTTTACGAGCTAATTTGTACACTGCCCCGTTGTACTCTACATAGTTGGCCGGGTGCTTATGTAGAGTACAAGGGAAATCCACCCTGGATTCAAAATCCGGACCTGTCCTCAAATTCTGGTCTAAGGCGTCTACATACGCGTTAGGATCCGACGGGTAAAGATCATCTGGGTAATCACCAGACAACGCTGGCAGTTCCTTAACGTAGATCACCGCGTAGTCATTCTGTACAAAATACCTGCCACTGTCCAAAGCGTGCGGATCACGAACGTAGTCTTTTAATCTACCCGCTGCACTGGGAGTTACAATCACGATACCGCTATTGCCACGTGGAAGGGCGATTGCCGCTTTAGGATAGTAAGAAAAGAAAGCATCCCCCATAGCGTCAAGCGCGGCAGGCACGCTGTCACCTGCTGAACCCCAAACTTGCTGAGAAAAATGCCACAGATCAGATTTACGAATAACGCCACGACCTTTGTAATCGTGTATCCCTGTAACTGTCACTTGGTAAGCAGCAGACATTTGCAGTCTCGCCTAACTACTTTCTTTGGCTCATACTTCGCAAGGCGTTAGATGCACGTTCCAACGCCATTAAATGCTTTATAGTAGCCCGTAGTTTAGTAAAAACAGGACCTGGATTGCCTTCTTTGCTAGAAAGTTGAAGTGCGGCGGCATCGTAATCCTCACTCTCCATAGCATCCCCAGCTTTTTCCACCGCCTGAGTAAGCTCAAGCAAAGTATGTATTGTACTCGACAGAAGGCTACCTTCACCAACTAAAGTGTGATCACGTACGGTCGTGTATTCAAAATCTTCTAACGCTGCCAAGTGGTAAACGGCACCGTTAAATCGGATTGCTTTTGGAGGATTACTGCTCGACTTCGACATATAAAGTCCCCTCTCCGCTCATCCGGCGGATCTCTTTTTCGATTCTATCTATTGCCAGATCGAAACTAGAAAGGAATGTGTGTATATCGCTAAAATCAAAAAACTCGTTCGACCGTTCCATAAATTTGGATATTATTTGCTCATGTGACCGAGTTGGCACTTCTGACATGTACGCGGATATTCCGTCGGAAGCAGCATAACCCAAAAGTAGACAGTGAAAAAGGCGATACAAAGAATCGTGGTCTCTACGCAATAGCTGTAAAAGCTGCGTGAAGGTCTGGTTTACTTTACGGTCGTCTTGTATAACGACGGTAAAATGCTTCTGACTTTCCACATCAGAAGGGTACACAGCTGTCATTATTCTGGCCACAAAAGACAGGAAACCTGTCTGATCTGCCACGATCGGCTCAGCATTATCCCCGCGATGCATACGATCAGTGACTTCTACAACCTGGTCCTTATCAATAGTAAATGACCAACGATCGTCTGTGTATGTCGTCCCTTGATGCGCGTCTTGCGGGGTAGGCAAACGTACCTGCTTGCCATCCGGTATCATCAATTGATCCCTAGAAACATCCATTACCCTCCCTCCTAATACGACGTGTGTCCGCTTTGCTGTCCCCCCTCAGTTTGTTTTTGCTCCCAGACCGCAAGCCAGTCGCCGGGCGTTGTTAGATAAAATAGTTGATCATTAAAATCCCACACGATTGTGCCGTTGTACATATCGCCTCTGTTCACATAAATTGCAGGGGTGTCCATATCTCCAGGATTAGATGGAAGAGACTCAACACCAAACCCTTGAAGTACATCATTAGCCTCAGTTGCTAACTTGTACGCAACAGATTCTGGTATGTTGCTACCATTTTTAGAAGCAGCATTAATATCACTCAATTGTGACGCTAGACCGGCGACATCAGCAGGGTCCAAACTCATGTCAATTTCCAGCAGGCCATCCGTACTTATCTCCGTATCGCCTTTACTAGGAGAATAAATATCAGCACGGATATAGTGAGCCCCATGAAACTTTATCTGATCTGGTGCTTTAGGCATCATCAAACAGCCTTTCTTAGAAGTTGAAGTAACGAGCGATATTCCGGAACTTGACCATTCACTATTTCCGGAAGCGTATACTCGTCATTGAACTTAATACTACGAATGGATCGCATATGATATTGATCACTTGGTTTGAGCGGGCGTGGCTCAGCCAACCCGTCCAGCTTTACAGCAGACAGGTGAAAATAACCAGTGTCACCAGCCATTTTCTTACATAGAGAGTTAAGAGTGATCCCAACACCTTCTGCGGACACATGTGGAACTACGATAAACCCACCGTACTCCCTAATTCCAGTAGAGCGGTTGGTTTTGCTGTAAAATATAGCACCATTATTTTGAATAAATTCACGTAAACGTCGGTTTGCACTGGAACGTGTGTTTGGGGTAGCCCACCAAACCCCGATCAACACACGCCCAATGAACCTCTTACCACGTACAGGAAATTCCTCACGTGATCGCGCTGTCTTGCGGACTAGGTATTCTTGCCCACTCTGAGTGATCCACTCATAGCCCTGTGGTGGGTTATCCAGGGCCCGGGTAAGCTCCATCACGAAGTCGCCCCAAAGCACCCCCTCAGAGGATAACTCCGAGAAAACTTGTGCGATCTGATCCACCAAATCCTTAGGTAGTAGAGAAGAGGAATCATGGTACCGGTTTTTTCGATACTCTTGCAACTTCTCAGTACGAAATAAATTGCCCAGCCACGTCAGTATCCGCTGCTTAGATATACCAGCGTCGGAAATCCAACGGAAGAGCAAAGACGCTACTATTTGTGCTAGATCCCTAACTCCAGCAACACGGTAGTAAGCGTCCGCATAGCGGATTAAATATGGAGCACGTAAGCTCCCCATGGCACTACCTACCTGTGAATGGGAAGCTTACTCTTTTACCAACTCTTTGGCAAAGTCGGCATCACCGTAGGCTTGGGTAAAGAAATCGATCAAGAACTGCTTGCGGTCCTTTTGCGCCTTTGGCGATTTTTCAAAGATGTCTACCACATTCTCTCGCGGAATCTTGAGAACGTCCTTGGCGGCCTTGCGAACATGAACCAAACCGTCGTCACCTACATGGGTAACTTCACCACGTTGTAGAATACCACGGTGCATGTAGGAAATACGATCCCCTACGTCCAAAGGCATCTCACTTGCGGCTTCCCTAAGATCGTCTAGGCGAAGACGCTTATGCACGGAAGCAGTTCGCTCGTACCGCTGGCGCTCACGGAGAATTTCCTCCATGTCATCATCTGCTACACGCACTAAGAACCGCTCCCCTGAAGAGTCTTGCTGGACCTCCCAGATAGAACGGTCTTTGTCCATGTATTGGTTTGCCGCACCCTTCATCATGCTCGCAGTGTGACGCACAGGACGCTTCAGCTCGTTCATGCGGACCATAGCCACGATAGCATTGTAGTCTGCATAATGACGCGGAGATTCAAGCTCCATCACGAGACGCCCGTTCGTCGAAGCAGTTACCCACTCGTCCAACTGCTTACGACTAGGGATGCCCAGGTTCTTTTCGTAGGTCACCAAAACCCGAGCCTCGCGATTGCTATTGAAGATCTTGAAGTCAGATAGTCGCAAGTCGAAACGCCCACTACGCACGCTTGCAGTGCGCTCACGCAGCTTCTGGCCTAACCGCTGTTCAATCGTATTGCCGATGTCTGTCATAGTGAATCTCTCCCAAAAGGAATTTTGGATCAGAAAACACACCAACCTATCCGGCTGGATGCCACTTACAAATAGAATATAACTTAGAAAGCTGGAATTGGGACGGGCTACGCCAGTATGCAGGAAGGTATGTCTATATTGTACTTTTGGCACAAATTGGTAAATACAGGCTGACCAACACCAATGGCATTCGCCATAGATTTAAGATTTGAAAATTTTTTGATGCATAGCTGTAGCACATTAGGAATTGGTAAACCAAAATCTCGTTCTATTTTAAGTACTACTGGTGGTTTATACTTATAGCATAAATCACTACAATAGCAAAAACCCCCCTTAATCAAAGGATATTTGTCAATTGGAATTGATTTTTCACACACACCGCACACTCTGTCTACATCCAAATGTGTGATCAGCTGATCGGCACCATCCTGTATGATTGTTTCTTTTAATGCGCCATGGCTTAAACCCTTTATAGTTTTATTTATTTGCGTGCGCAACGAAACCGCATCGCGCTTTAACAAAACCGACAAGTCGTTAAGGCTGAGATTTTCGTGCCTATAACGTAAACGGTAGCACAATATACAGTTCTTAGTCCAAGAATTATCTGTATAAAACGCACAGGTAGTTACAGAACACGGTTGGTGTATGTCGACTCCTAGTTCTGGGCACGAAAACTCAGCATCTTTCGTAAGTTCCTGCATATCCTTATTATACAAGGAACTCTTGTCAGTAAAGAGCCTAGAAACAAACCTTAGTACTTCCTTAAAGTTTTCTGGGGAAACAACTGAGTACAACAACCTTGCATTCGATACCATCCCGTCACAAGGCCACGCTTTAGACGAACCAGCGCCGTCACATAAAGGTGTTAACTGATCAGAGTAACCGTGATTTTCGAGCAGTTGCACTAACTCAGAGCAGATGGGGTAAGCTTGGCAGGCATCGGACATTACACAACCTCATGTAGCGATTAAACAACATCGGCTTGGTAATGTCGCGGATTATTGGCTGGAATGATAAGAACGGCGGCTCTTATCTAGAAGTCCTCAAACAACGAGGAACCTCGGCCCTTCGCCGGGCTAGTGTCTTTCTTCGAGGTCTTCTTGGCCTTCTTGGTGCTGCCCTTGGGCCGTCCGGGTCCGCGATTCTTCGTCGTCTTCGACTTGGTGGCCTTCTTCTTGTT